TTCGCCTTCTGCGTCTTCTGCGCCTTCCTCGCCGGGTTCGCCTTCTGCGCCGGCGGGGGCTATATCTTCCGCCCCTTCAGGGGGAGCTTCGCCCGGCGCGGTACCGAGCATTGCGCTGAGATCTCTGAGGGGTTCAATGTACTTATCGCCTAGTTTTTTCAACTCTTCCATTCCGGGCTTGTCGGCAACCTTGTCATACAGTTCGAGCGCCTTGTTAACACCCTCTTGTACATCTTCGACCGATGCCTCGATGCCTGCTGCCTCTAGAGCATTTATGATAGCATCCTTGGCACCTTGGGCGCCGCGGACTTTGTCCATAGCTTTAACTAGAGGTATTAACTTAAGGACCAATGGTCCAAACTTGCCAGCTTTCGCGGCGATCTTTCCAAAGGGAATGAGGGAAAACAGTGCCAATGCCGCCGATTTCAAATCCCCTTGTGCTATATTAATGAGAGATTCTGCGATAGACGCCGGTATATTGGCGCCGGGCACCAGTGACAATACGCTAGCCAAACCTTCGACCGCTTTAACAGCGGGCGTGTTTGCTAAATCTTGAACTTTATCTATAACACTTTCGTCTTCTCCATCCGTATCGGTGGTGCCCTCTGGGTCGATTGCTGGCTCTTCAACACCGGTACCGATGTCCCAACCGCCTTCGCGCAATTGAGTCTTGCAACAATCATAAATGGCTTGTGCAACTTCTTGGTCGGCAAAGATCTTAAAGATGCCAGAAAAGTCAACTGCATGCGACTTAGCCGGCTTTGAGTCACTTCCCTTAACTTTGCGCCCTTTGCGTGGAGATTTTTCAGGGGTAGTTACGCCGGCGATGTATTCTCGGATAGTGCTGTCTGCATCCATTTGTTTAATGATGCCGGCACTGACGCTTTGCTTGACCATATAGTCACGCAGTTCTTTATACTTCTCCGGTGCTATTTGATACTCATTCTTTATCGCCGATAAAAAGTATGCTAGTGTGTAGCCGGGATTGCTGGGCTTTGGCTTGAATTTGATTTTGCTACAGTCGCCGACCACTGCGTCCGGATATTCTTCCACGTCGACGGGGGTCGGCGCCTGAGTCCCATCTTCTGGCTCTTCCTCTTGACCGGGTGTGCCACCCTGCGGTTGTGGCTGTTGTGGCTCTTGGGGCGCTTGTGGTTCTTGGGGCTTTTGGGGTTCTTGCTGCTTGGGCTTTGATTTTTTAAACCAGTTGGGAAGGTCGTTCCCTTCTTTGCCGAAGAAGCCGGCACGTGCAAGAATCTTATAGAGATGGTCTTTGGTCTTTTGTGTAGTGAGCGCAGCGTTGAATACTTTAGCAAGATTTGGGTATTTATTTACGTCCAACTCGCCGTTGGGACCCAACTTGGGCATCCGGCTAAGAATTACAGATGCCTTGTGAATTGATTGTTCCTCGATTGTATAATTATTTCCTTGAGGGTTTGTAATAAGGTCTTCAAGTTCGTTATATAATACATCGCGCTTAACTTCTACGTTTAAAATTCGACGGATGTCGTCAATTGCCTTATAAAGAGCAGCTACGTCGTCGGCGTTATAAGTTTCAGGCTCGTTGCCTGCGCCCTCTTCCTCTCCATCGCCGCCGGCACATTTGTCGCCCGGCTTGCATACCAGATCGCCTGTATATTGATGCTTGTCATAGCTAAGTCCGTGTTTTCCTCCGGTCTTTCCCCACTTAAGTTTTCCGAAAAACTCATCAAGAGGAACATCTTCTTTGATCTTAGGCTCAACACTCTCGGCTAAAAAGCCTTTCCATGCGTCGCTGCGCTTTTTAGCGTCTTTAAAACTACTCCAGTCACTCATCTTCAAGTACCTCGTTTAATAATCTGTTGATGCGGTCCGCTTTGGTGAACACTCTGTTGGTGTATCCTTTAGCTTCTTTCATCATAAAGGCGCCGGGCGTGGAAGGTTCAGATACAAAATCAAAGCAGATAAGCTGGAAATCGTCTTCAACAACTGTGTTGCCGGCGGATTCCGATACAGAACCCATTCCCCGAGACGAAATGCCGATGCTTACGCCGGCTTTCACTAGGGAATTTAAGACCTGACCGGACGGAGTATCGAGCACTTTGGCTTTGCCCATCACATTTTTGCCGTCCCACCAAACTTTGGTCATCATGTGGGACGCGTTCTTAAGGTTGATCACAGAGTCGTCAGGGTGGTCCAACTCTCCCAAAGCTCGGCGCTCGCTAACTAATTTTTCATAGTTCTTTATCTCGCGCATGAGGACCTTGTGAGGATAAACTCGACCGTTGCCGTTAACTGTGTCTGCTTTCTGAATAATTCCAGTAAGGTACATGCCGCCATCAGCGACATATGCCTTCTCTTCTTCAGTCAGCAAGTCTTGACAAATGCCGCCTTCGCAGAGTTCATAATATTCTCTAAGTAACTTCTGACCCACAGTTAGGATCCTTTGCAGCAACGCCTAACGGGCTGCAGCATCCATTTATTTGTCCAAGTATTTGTGTTCATGTTTAACTCCGTTGTCTCCAAAGACCATGTTTAATATATAGGATGTTCCCGAAGATAACCATCCAAGAAGGAAGAAATTGAATACGGAAACGTCAAAACTAAATAGTTCTGTGTATGGGGAAAGCAGCATCAAAAGCCATCCGACGTGAAATCCCATGCACATAGGGCAGTGAAATACCTTGCCATAGCCGCCGGCGGCGTCCTTTGGGGGGCGTAATTTTTGTAAAGCGGGTAGATCGCTATATACTAAAATTTGAGTGAGCCCGTAGGCACACAAGACAAATGTCAATAATTCCATTTTGTTTCCTAATGTTTAAGTTGTAGCAGCAGTGTACTTGCTAAGGTTTATCTTTTTTCCACCGCCCGTGTAGCGCGAGAATCTCGATAAAGAAGTGCCGAGGGCTTTGATAACCAACTGGACGCCGCCGACTGCAGAGACTGCTGCATCCCACCATCCCTTGACGCCCGTAGATACTGAAATGAGTTTTTCTACCATTCCAACAAACTGAGTCTTTAAAACATTTAAAAAGGTGCTGTTGACTGCGGCTTTGAGCCAAGTCTTAAACTGTTCTGCCATTCCTTCACTCTCATCCGATTCAAGCTTTTTACTCCACGTTCTATAGCCTTCTATAAAATCTTTAACCTTTTCCCATATCCACGTAAACCCTATGGATAATCCAGCAGTGGCGATTGCCTTCTTCCATCCTGACAGGGATTTAACCGACTCGATTACTTTATTTATAGTGTCTAAGGCTCTTTGTGCGATAGAAGCAAAGTTGGGCATATCCCACGTCGGCAATCTTTGTATTAAATCTTCCAATATGGGCTTTAGACCGGTGCGCCACTTGTGTCTTAAATTTACTTTCCATATGGCGCCCGTGAAATTGGGAATTAGATCTGGGTTTGTTGCAACTCGATACAGTTGTTTTACGATAGCCCAACCTTCTTTGCCAAACTTTTTAATCCCCTCGGCAGCGTCGATAAACTTGCCGGCAACTTTTCCGGCGGCGTCCTTAACCGTTTGGACCGCGTCATCCCAAAAGGATTCAAACAACATTTGCTCATGCAGAATTTGTTTTTTAAGTTCTTCGCTTAGAGGGGCAATATTGCCCGACTCAGTAAGAGGGAGTACGATCCCAAGTACGCCCGCAATATATGCTGTGTCTTCAAAAAGCGTTTGGTTCTTATACTCTTGGAGGAGGTAACCTCGCCACCCATTCATAATTAAATGCATTTCTGACATTGCTCTCTCCTAGATTGTATATAGATAGTTTAAGGAATAGGGATCTCGGGTAAAGCCGGGTCGAATCGAGCCCTTCTCAGTTGATTGAGGTACCTCGCCTAACTCGGTGGAGTCTGTGTTGTCTGGGTGCGTCAGTTCGTCGTCCGTCATCGAGACAATCGCTTCTGTGGCTTCAAAGTACGGACGTTCTTCGTTAATAAAGTTCGAGATATTGATAAGTGTGAACTTAGCCGCATTCAGGCTCTCTTTAAACGGCTCTTCCATTGTCGCCTCAAACGAGCCGTAAAAGGCTCCGGCTTGAATTGACTCTGGGATCACTAGTCCCTTTTTGCGCAAGTGGGCAAATAGACGATTTTGTGCACCATATACCATATCATTCATCGTCTCTTTGGGAAATGCTACAATTTTATTTTTAGAGGGAGACAACACAATGTCGATATCTCCATGATCAAAAATCATGAGATCTCCGTTGAGACTCTTTCGCAAATCCATTTCCAATCGGACGACTGCCGACTGGTGTCCTCTTCCGATCTTAATCGTCAGCGCCATCGTTATAGATCTCCCCTACTAATTCTTGTGCTTTAAGCACGGTGAACAACACTGCATCAGAGGGAGGCTCTTGCGCAAACTTGTTCAGCTTTTCGACTACTTGATTAGCCTTCTGTACCATTACTTCGTCATCTTTAAAGCACTCGGTCGCGGAGGCGCCCTCTAATTCTTGCTTAAGCCGCGCAATCTCTTCGTTAAGATACATTTTAAGCGCAAGAGAATTATCAACAAAAGACGAGATATAGGTGCTTAAAAGCTGCTGTTGCTCTTCGCGGAGACTCTCTCCGTACTTGTCATTAAACTTTGTGACAAACGTATTAAGGAGTAATTTATCAACTGGTTCGGGCTCTGTGTTGTCTGGTGCTGCCTGTGTCATGTTGGTGACGATTTCGTTTTCGAGCATGATTACACTCTTCGGATCAGTTTTGATATTAAAAATCTGATCGATGGTAGCTAAAGTTTTGTAATTGGGAACAAAATTGTTAAAGACCTTGGTGTCAATTTCTTTATTGACGTCATGAATCATTGCACTCTGAGCAGCGAAGAGTCCTGCAGGGTTTACAAGCATCTTTTGCATTTTGGCTTCGCGCAGGATCTTCTCGGATGTTTCTTTGGTTAGGTTTTGGTTCTCATATAATGAGCGGTAACACTCTAAATCTTTTCTCAGAATGGTCTTGGCTCCAAAATGTTTCTTAATCACATTAACAACGCTCTGCTTTCGCTCGGCGTCTCCTTTGATTATCGACAATGTAGCTTCTTTGATTAAGGCTTCATAAACAAAAGCGGTGTTTCTTTTTTTATTATGTTTTGTCTTCATCTTTCTTCTGCTCCGTTAATAATTTTTTATTTTCTAAATCTTGGATCAATACCCTAAGAGAATCATTGATGTTAAACAACTTATCTTCTTCGGTTTGTTCTCTCAAGTTATAAATAGACTGTTCTTGCTCGTAAATCCCTGCTGCTGCGCTGGGGATCTTGTTGATCTCCGCGCCGGGGAAAACGTTTCGCAGTGTGGCGCTGGCTTTTTCTCTAGAATATTTAGCGGCATTTGAGCGTTTTCGGGCTCCAGCCTTTCGCTGATCGATAGTGGTGGGGTGATATACTTTCCCCTTTGCGCCCGGAGTAAGACGGGGCTCATTTCGCGATCCCGGGGGAACTGCGAGAAGTGGAGACTCTTCTCCTCCGCCCTCGGCGCCTCCACCAGCATCACCTGCCGGCATCTCTTCCGGACCGCCCAGATCACCGCCCAGATCGTCTCCGCCTCCAAGATCATCTCCCCCGAGGTCACCGCCACCGAGGTCACCACCAAGTCCTCCGCCGAGTCCTCCGCCGAGTCCTCCGCCGCCTGCTGCGGCTTCGCCGCCTTCGGCAACAGCTTGGAGTGCTGCATCGTGCTTACGGTCGTAATACATTTCTTTCTGGTTTCGCGCGAATTCTTCGTGAGACAAGCCAAAGATGTTATCAGCAACCCAACGACGAGAGAAGTAACCCTCGGTGGCTGCGCCGGCAATATCAAACTTAGCTTTCCAGTGTTCCACTTCTTGAAGCTCTGCAATCTTGGACGGATTGTTGAGTGCCAATTTGAAGCTTAACAGGTCGTCGCCGCGGAATCCTAAAGTATAAAGATGAATAATAGATATCTTTTCTAGTTCAGCGATAATAACGCGCTGAAGCCTCTGGACTGTGCGTGCAAATCGAATGTCTTTCTGTGCGAGTGTGGTCTTATCTTCTGCTGCTCCTTCGCCCATGGCAAGATATGCTTGGGGAATCTTTAACGCAGAGAACAGTTTATCGCGCAGATACTTAATATCGTCAATCTGTGTAATATTCTGTGCGCCGGCTAAACTTTGAATGTCAGTGACAGAGCCAGCGCGCACTGGAATAAAGTAATCTTCTTCGATGCTCATCGGATTATAACGAAGGTCCACTCTACCTGTGCTAGGATCTACTACCGAATGGCGCTTGAGTTGTGTTACAATCTTTTGCATATACTGCTCGACATCTTGTGGGGGGATCGAGCCTACGTCGATCTTGAACACTCGGCGCTCGGAAGACCGAACAACACGATACGCCATCATCGCATCTTCCATAAGCGTCAGTTGGCGCCAGATGCGGCGGGCAGGCTCAAGGATAGAGGTGCCGTACGGGATGTACTTGTCGTTTCCGAGAATACGGAAATGGCAAACCTGCCAATTTTCAAACGTCATTCCGGCAGAGTTCCACTGATATTGCACATAGTTGGGGTTCGTGGAGTCTTCTCCTTCCAAGCGTTCGATTTCTGGGGAAGGGAGTGCAATAACTGATTTGATGCCGTACTTCTCATCAATGTCGAGATAGAGAAAGAAGTCTCCATACTTACACATTGTCCGTGCCCAGCCAAAAAGATTGTATTGAAGGCTAAGAATGTTGTCAAAAAGAATTGCTAAGACTGCTTTGATTTCTTCATTCGGACACTTGATACTAAGCATCGGTCGCAAGTCTGAGTAGGTGGTCATCTCATCGGCATAGATATCCATGGAGGACGCGATTTCTGGCATATACTCCATCTGATCAAAATCGATGTATCTCTCGGAGCGGCGCTGATTTGCAATTGCATTGGTGGCAATTGTATCAAGAGGATTGTATAAGGCTTTCTTAAACTGTTGACCGGATGCAGACTTGAACCGTGCAGCATATTTGTCCATATGCTGCCGCCGGATCTTGCGACCGGATTGAGACCGATAATTAACGATTGGTCCCGAGAACAATCTCGTCAGCGCTTTAAAGAGATTTGAGTCTTCGTTCGCTGGGTTTTTGCCTCTTGATTTATTTCTATTGTTGTTTGCCATTTATCGCCTCACTTAATAATCCATTTATACTGATCGTATAATTCTTTTGCTTCACCCATTTTATCAAAAATATTATCTTTTTTGTAGCCTTGTTGTCCGTTAATTTGAGTGTTCATAGAAGTCTTCGAAGTAACAATGGCATTCACAAAAGCTTTTTGATAGTTTAGGTCTCGTGCGTTTGATTGCAATGCTGTGTCCCTCACCCAGCAAGCAATCGCTAGCGCCATGATGAGATCATCATGATATCCTTTCATTGCCTGTGGTTTACCGTTCTTCCAAATAAAAGTTTTCATCTCATTAATTGTGCGAGATGAATATATCTTAATTAGTTTGTTTCTGATAAACTCCTCTAATTTCGCAACGATGAGCGGGCGCGTCTTCATTGAGGTTGTGAACCCGGCAACGGCAGAGTTTCTAACTTCTGCTTGATGTTGCTCTATATACTCATGTGTAGACTTAATAGAGTAGTACAAATTTGGATAACCGTGTTCAACGAGTTTATCGAGAACCGTGTAACCGATGTTATTGTTCTCTACTACAAGCATCGCATTTCCAAATTCTCTCCCTACTTGATTCAAGAAGTTTGCATACATATCGGGCGTTGGCTTCCCTTGATACTCGCCCACGATTTCCAGCGTCTCTAATTTAATCATGTGTAATGTTGAATAGTCAGCGCCATCGCCTCGCGAAACATCTGCCACCGCAAGATAGTTACATGTGGGATCGAATTCTTCCCAAATCCAGAAATTGCGATCAAAGCCGGTTCTGTGCTTTGGCTCTTTAACATTTTCTAATAGCCACTTCATACAGTCAGGGTCTATGACAGTCTCGCCAGAAGTATTGAAATTGCACTCAAGCTCTTGTGCAATCTGGCGTTTTGACATGTTCTTGGTTTCTTTCTTATACCAAGCTTCATCACGCTCGGGGTGAACGTCCCACTGGAGTGTTGTAAGGTTAAAGTTATTGCTGCCGCCTTCAGCATCCATACATGTTTTATGGAACCAGTTACCGACCCCGTTGGGCGTTGAAAGTGCTATGCATCGCCCACCAGTTGATAGTGTAGGATACAGACCGGTCCACAGTTCTTCAAGTCCTTCAATGTGTGCAGCCTCATCAAGAACCAGCAAAGACAGTGCCTCAGAACGACCGGCATCACCAGAGGTAGACGCTGCTTTGATAGATGACCCATTAGAAAGCTCAAAGGAAGTCCGGTTATCCACGTCAATTGTGGCGATCTTAAGCCAATCTGGCAAGTTGCGCATAACGCCCTTGACCTTCTTTACTAAGTTGCCCGCTGTTGCAAATTTGGTCGCCATAACAAGAATTGATTTGTCACGGTGAAACAACATCAACCAAACAATATAGCCAGCAGTGATTGTTGAAATCCCTAACTGGCGCGCCTTTAAAATAACATTAAAGCGATAATCATTAAAATCTTTAAGAAGGTCGTCTTGGAAATCATAAGTATCAAATAAAATAAGCCCATACATGGGATGGGAAATTCTTGCGTAAGTCTTTAAAAAATAAGCGGGTTCCTTCCCGCATTTAAGTATTTCTTTAACTTGTTGTTTTTTGTCTAATTGGAACGTCATACATCTTTCAATGCTGCTATAACTTCTTCGCGATTTGCAAGATCCCCTTCTCCGTCCAGAACAATCATTTCTTCCATTCCATCTACATGCATCATGTCGACAAGCTCAGCATCGGACATATCTTCGATTCCGTGGGGATCGAGGACATCATATGTCTCGTCTTCACCGCCCATATCATGATAATGACCCTCGCGCAAAACACTTGAGATCTCTTCTTTGATGATCTGCTTAAGGTATAATTTGGAGAATTTCATTGTCTATTCTTTCTTTCTTTTATCGTTGTCGGGGCGCTTGCCGCCTTCGCCATTCCAGCCACCAAGATCCAAAAACTTTTTCCAGCTAGCCTCTACGGGATTGGTGGAGCCGCTGTTGTCGACGTTCATTTGCTCGGATAGACCACCAACGCGAAAGTGGAGCTTAGCCACAACCCATGAACGAACACGGGAAGAGTTCTCAACGCGCACATCAGCTTCGCCCTCTTTGGTCAGCTTGACTGATTCGCCAGTGATTCTCTTATACTCTTTCTTGAGCCATCCAGAAATATCAACAAGTCTTTGCTCAATCTCTTCTTCAAATCCGCCGGCATAAACCTCTCTGAGTTGAATATCGGACTGATATGTGAGACACATCATGTCTCCGTAAAACTTCACGTTGAAGCCGTCCATGACCCTCTGATCGATAAGGGCGTTGCCCTCTTCTCTGCGCAGGGCGCCTACGGTTACTGGCGACTGATCTTCTCCAAGCGCACCGTCATATGCGTTTGCTGCGGCTTGTGATAAGCCTTGAACTATTTCGTAAACTGTTGCCATTATTGGGGTTCTCCTTGTGGTGCTGCGGCGGCAGCTCTTTGGTCTTTCTGAACAGCGGTCTTCACTTGTGTTAGTAGCGATGGATCGATGTCAAGCGTCTGCATCAAGCCTTTTAAAAATTCTACTTGGGCGCTGCGGCTAACCTTCGATAGGCGCACACCCACCTGCTCGATAAACTTCTGCACTGCTTGGTTCTTGACGGTCGTCTTTGCAGAGCCGCCGAGGTCCGAGACGGCAGTTCCGATGTCGGACTCAGCAATTGCTTCTCTAATAATTTGTTTAAGTTGTGATTTATTGATTCTCATTTGGTCTCCAGCCTTTTTTCCATCTTTCTTCTCTATCTTCTACATATTCAATGTAACAATTATTGCAACAATCAAATTTTACAAGACAGACATCATCCATTGCACTCTTTGGAAAATTTCCGCAGACAGGACAAGTTTTTAAAGATTCTCTATTAAGTAGTTTTTTTGTAACCTTTATCCCATTAACGTCGACTTTTTCTTCCCACTCTTTATTCTTAGAAGCGTGGCGATAGAGTTCTTTCATTTGCTGAAGATATTCTTTTTCTTTGGTCTCGTCCCAATCGGACCGAGGATTTTTAATGGCTTCTTCACCATATTTCGCAGCGATTGCGCGCTCAATGGCAGCTACCTCATTTAAATCTTTCTCACTCATTAAACACCTTATATGCACCGTAGCTTAGTGCTATTCCAGATGCTACCCCAATTGTCACCCAAAGTGCAGGATTTTTTTTACTTTGTTTTTTAAGAGCATTTGCTAGCGCACCACTCTCGCGTTCTAGCGAATCAATTCGTAAAACATATTCTTGCAAAAGGGCTTCGTGGCGAATCTGTAAGTTTTGTAATTGTAGATCATAGTCTGCTGCTTGTATATCCAGTTGATATTTCATCCTTATCTCGCAATCGTTATTTAAGGCAAACCGATCCGCAAGGATGTGAGCGGTTGCTTTTGGGTCGAACAGGACACCCTCGTATGGCGCGCATTGATTTTTCCCCAAAAAGGTAAACCTTCCGTTGTCGGCGCCGAGTGCCGGATTACTCAGCAGTGCGCTCAAAGCCATAAGTATTAACAATCTCATTGGCTAAATCCTCCGGGTTCGATGAATAGCTTTTCTCTAAACGATCTCTTTTCTGTTTTTTTAATCTTTCGACTTCTTCTTGAGATTCTAAATAGCCTCTTTCGATTTCTTCAAGAGTTGTACGGTAGCTCCTCAATGCCGCGTCTCGCTTCTTAAGTTCTTCCTCGTGAATCTTTTGTAAACCCTCTACTTGTTCTTGGAGGCTTTGTTGCGAAATCTCATACGCTTTATTAAGCGCACGATAATCAAGCTGTGTCTTAATTACAACTGCAAGGAGGGAGCCAACGACCAGCAGTTCTCGCCAGTACTTTAAACCAAATTTAATTACTGCCGACCAATTCACGCGACACCCTTAAGTTTAGCGATACCATCGATGACAGTTTGACCCCCAATGTAAATTGCTGAAATAATTACCCAGTCGCCCGACTGTAAGTCTGAAAATGCGAGGAGTCCTGTTGCGGTTAGCCATACAAGAAACTTCCGAGAAATCATTTTCTCGACTAATCTGTCTAGTTTGCCTTGTACATATTCCATCATCTTGTCTCCAATTATTAGCTTAAACTAAGCCTTCCTCTTCCGGTCATGCGTCTTCTTCCACTTTGGATGTACACATCTCTTCTGCCTCTGCTGCGGATAAGCTGTCTGCTCTTTCATCGGCGGGCTTGTCTTTTTGTGCGCAAGCCCAGCGGCGTTGCTTCTCGGAAGACACCTCTTCTAAGCCGTAATCTTGTTCAATATTTTCGCTAGCTGCGTCCATGAGTTGTGCCACCATATCGGCTAGTTGTTGTAATTCCTCTGGGTCTCCGGTGTCTAAGGCAGCTATTAATTTCATCAACTCTGTTCTTGTTGGTTCTGAGCGCTGGGCGATCCCTGCGCGAGAGAGAGTGCGAGCTACTGGAGCCATTCTGCCCGTACCTAGCGCCTCTGCGATCTCTTGTTCGATGATCTCGGCTAATTCCGCCGGCGGTTGAATCTTCTTCTTGCGGGCGGCTCTGCCAAACGCTGCCTGTCCATACCCAAGAGAGAGAGGATCTTCGCCGGTAACAGAAGCGGCTAAGTAATCAACACTAACATCTAAGTTATCAATCTTGTCTGCTAATTTATTGATCGCGCTTAAAAGGGCGGAATCGGTACTCATTTCTTCTTTGATTACTTTTATCAAGCTCTCTTCGAAGCCGATGCGCTCTGGTGCTCTATTGGATACTTCTTCAGGTTCCCTATCAAAGCCAATTTGTTGGGTCGCTTCCGGCTCTTCACTTGTTTCGGGTGGCGGACTGCCTCCCTCCATCTCCTTGAAGACAGTGGTGAAAACAACACCCACCAACTCCGGATCCATGCCGTCGACGAGACTGCTGATTCCGCCGATTAAATTCTCAATCGGAAGCGAGTCGATATTCTCTCGTATAATTTCTTTGAGTTGTGATTTTGTGATTTTCATGTTGTTAACCCATACCTTGCTTTTCAAATTTTGCAATCCAACGAAGGGCGTGACGTAGCTTATCTGATGGTTTGTTGCCGGGGAGGTCCGAATCCAGCAAGAAACTATGCAATTCGTAATAGGCATCGTAAGAAGCTTCTTGTTCTTCATCGGAGAGTGGTTCAATATCAATGGAGCCGCCAGTAAATCTTTCTTCTTCGGGCGGTGTGTGGACCGGGCGTTCCCATGCAGGAAGGCGCGCCTCCTCAATCTCTTCTTTAATAATATCAGTCTTCTCGTCCATAAAGTAACGAGGATCAATGAACTTCTTGTTTTTTCTAAATGCCATTATATTATTCCTTTTATATTTATTATCGGCTTGCTAAATCTTGTTCAGCACTATCCATTTCATCCTTGTGGCGCTCAAGCCAACGCTCAGCTTCTTCATCAGAAAGATCATGAGTTAAACTCTTTAGCGCTTCCTTAGCACTTAGTCCTGTTTTCATCATCTTTTTAACGACGTGAGAGGCTGAATGTGGTTCAGCTGCTTCATTCATTTCTTGTCGGCTTGCTAACTCTTTGTACATCTCTTCTGTGTCGTTATACATTGACAATTTGCCGTCTTGGTGCTTTACTATAATAGAAGGCTTTCCATCGCTAGCAATCTCAACGAAGGCTTCGACATTAAACTTGTCAGCCAAGTCTTGTACCTCTTCGTCCCTAATTTCTTCGGGGCTCATGTAATCTTCGCCAGTATCAATATCGGCAACAGCACGACCGGGTTCGTATGCTGCTTCGTTTGTGTACTTTCGCCAATTTTCAAATAGTTTGTTCATGTTGCTAATCCATTCATACTTAGTATCGCAATCAATCCGGGCACATTCTTGCGCACGTAAACGCCAGAGAAAAGTGTCTCGCACCGACCGCCGACATAAGCGATTGCAGACTCAATGTTTTTACTGACCTTTGGGTCAGCCACCATCTCTTCCGAGACCACCAACACTAACGAACCGGCGCCTGCCTTCCCCTTGGGGGGCGGACACGCAGAACGATTCATACAGTTATGAAGGATCACCGATCCAAGCTTTGCTGTATTTGGATCTTTTATCATTGTTGAGCCCATAAAGGCTCTGCCATTATTGCTCAAGCAAGTTTCCAAATCTTTAGAATCGAAAGATTGGATCGGTGAATCCTCGGTGGAGAGTTTTAAAACTTGAGCAAGTGACTTAGCAAATGTTGTGTTAGCGACAGGATACATGCCAAGCATGCCGATTCTGCCGCGGAGTAATCGTGTGGCACGTTCGTTGTCGAGAACGATGTGCGGATGGCGGGCAACGTCATTCACGAGCGTAAGCGCGTTGCGAGCGATAGTCGGGTTCAGTGCCTCTTGCGCGGTTGGCCAAGAAACAATATAGACCACTTTTCCAGAAGCCTGAACTGATTGCATATATCTTTCGAAGACTGGCTGCAGCGCGGTTACCGAACTGCCGGTTCCGCCGCCTCCACCAGCCATAACGAAAAGCCAATCGACTTTTCCAAGCTTAATACGAAGTGCATCTTCAACGATGGCGCCATTTTGGGAAAGAATCTCTTTGCCGTAAACGACGTTCTTTCCGATGCCGTCGCTATCGGGGATAAGAACGACGTGATCTTCTTCGACGTTCTTCGGAATGTCTTTCCCTGTGGAGTTTACCATCAGTGTTTTGTTGAATCCAAGTTCAATGAAGGCGTTCGCCATTTTGTTGCCTCCGCCGCCAACGCCAACAAAGCCCACATTAATCGAAGAAGGGGCAGTGTTTTCTGGGAGGAGATCTTCATCAGAATATTCCATCTGGAGACCGAAGTCCTCAACCATGCCGAAATCCTCTGCTGCGACTTCTTCGTGATAGTGGTCTTTCTCCTGATTAAAGGAGGGTGGTGGCTCTGCGGGAGGCAGAAAATCAAATTCGTTTTTGTCATCTTTATTTTCGTTATCAGACATTGTTTATTCCTTATTTTACTGGTTTTCGTCTTCGGGATTGGGACCCTTTTGCTGGCGACCAAGTGCGTTCCCTACCGTAACCAAAAGAGGGATGACTGCATCGGCTGGCGCCTTAACAATATGAACGCCGGTATGCTGAAGTGCACCACCGGTACCGATAAGGGCGCCTGACCAACGATGGTGACCGTCGAGAATCTTTCCATCACTAGTGACAAAGGCTCCGCCCATATCTTTGAGTTGTTTTGCTGGATTGTTGTATGCAAATAATAGTGACTTAGCTGCCAAAATATTACTTTGCGTTGGAATCATTTTTGAGTTTGTGGCGCCGGCGTCTTTTTCAACGGCTACAGCGTCACCCGGCGCGCCGTCGAGCATCCCTTTGGTTAAGAACGCCAATGCGGCGCCCTTAATATTTTTAAGATTGATTTGTTCTTTTTCTCCAACAGCGGGGGCGCCGGGCATTGGACCTTTTCCAAATCGTGGAAACTTGTCTTCACTGACGTTTTGTTGGGGGGTCTGTTGGGTTGCTTGCTGTACTTGTTCTACAGATGGGATCTTCCCTGCTTCGTACATCTGTTTAATCGGCTCGGGTAGTGCCTCCCACCACTCTTTAAAGCTTTCGATTTGGTTCGCAAATTTCGAACTTAGATCAACTCCCAAGGCGCCATCTTGATCGCTTAGTGCATCTACTACTGCATCGGCGTCTCCGCCCTCCAGAGCAGGCATATTAAATTTAGCTGTTTTTGCTGTAGAGATCAGTTTTTGAACTTGTTGAACTCTCGCTATGAAGGCTTCTTGTCCAATCTGCCCAAACCTTTGTTTAACTTGTTCTGGGGTGCCCAAGACGCCGCTTGCCCAGCCAGTGGCATTTTTCATCGCATTATAGAGCGGACTCTCCTGTCCGGACACAAGCTGCCTCCAGAGTTCATCAGCCTTGACGGCTCCAATATTAGTATCGGGAGTTATTTGGGCAAATCCTTGTTGTGCGGCTTCTTCTTGTTCATTAACAAATTTACGCCAGTTTTCCATTAAAAGTTTCACTGTTTTTTATCTCCTTGAATCTCTTGTAGCACTTCTCTAATAATGTCCTTAATCTTCTCTATGGATTCGCCGTAAGCAAGGTTAGATGAACCAACAGCGCTGGATGCGCGATGGGCAGGGGATTTATCACGTCGATACGACGACGACGATGACGACGATCTTCCAGAGCCGCGCTTCTTCCTGGCTTGCTCAATATCCCATTGAGCCTGTCGATGTTGTTCGGAGTCAGCTACATGCTTGGTTCTCCATTTTAAGAAGTCCTGGTAAGCCTCATATGAACTCGTATCGTCGAAGTTCTGTCCTCGGGCATCTTCCCACTTGAATTGACCGGCGGCGCCTCCACTACGAAATTCTTCATAGTCTTCGCGCTCATCTTCTGGGACATTTGCCATTGGATCGGCTGCTGGGGCTGCTTTCTTGCCGCCAAGACCGAGGGCGCCCTTGATAGAGTCCACAAAACCCTCATCGACGGTGTTTTCTATTTCTTCTCTGATTACGCTTCGAAGCTGCGATTTGGTAATTTTCATGCTGTTGACTCCTTATTGGTTTACTCTTGCATATCCATTTTTCTTTTCAATTACAATTTGCATGTCAACACAGTCTTTGAGCGAATCAAGGTGCGAGATCAACAAAACGTTCTTAAAATACACTTTAATTAGTTCTAAGATCCTAATAAAACCTTCCATATTTTCTTCATCTAATGCTGTGCCGGGCTCGTCGAGGATGAATAAGTCGCTTTTGGGCAGTGAAGAGACACTCAGAAGAGCCAAACGAATTGCCATCGCCGCCATGGTTTTCTCTGCGCCAGACGCCATTTCAATAGGGCGCTCGTCGTATAGAGGGTGCTTGATAAAGATGTCAAACTTATTACCAGAACTCTCAAAGAAAATTTCAAAATCTACAATATTTGCCAACACCTTCGCTATCTCTTGATTGATAACAGGAATCTTCTTTTTAATCACATCGTATGCAATTCCGTTTGGGTGCATGCACTGCATAAACAGATCGTAGGCTGCATATGAGTTCTGTAGTTCTTTGTATTCAGTTTGTTGCTCTCGCAAGTTTTCAATCTTTTGTTCGCAAGAACCAACGAGTTTAACGATATCTAAAGTCTCTTGTTCGCAAGTCGTTATCTCATTCTGCTTACTGTTCATGTCTTTTTGGTGCTTATCTTTTTCCTTTATAAGTTTCTCAAGATTCTCAATTGCTTCTTTATTTTCTTCGTATTCCTTAATTTGATTAGTAATATCTTTCAAAGATAATTCTATCTTAGATTTTGTAGCCTTGTTGCGCTCTCGCTTAAGCTTCAACTCAGAAATCTCTTTTTCAAAATTTAAAGACTTTATTTGTAAAGCGTTGTGTTCTTCAATCTCCAACTCGATTTCTTCGGGATTTAATGCGCTGCGGGCTTCTATGGACTTATCGCGCTCGTTAGCTGCAATATCCCTTGTGGCAACTGAGACGTGTGCATCTCTAATAAACTTGCACGTTGGGAACGAATCACCGCACGGGATTCCCTCTAGCAGCTTCTGTTTCTTAACGATACTCTCTAGTTCTTGATTTAACGAGGCAATCGTTTCATCTAATTTCTCAATCGACAACTTATTCTCAAGGTTCTTCTGGTGATCTATCGCGCCGAGTAGCTTCTCGGTTGCCGCGATTTCCTCGCTCTTGAGAGATATGAACTGCGATTGTTCTTTGATTGTTTCGCCCAAAGCAACAATAGAATTAACTTTCTTTTTGTGCTCTTTGCGCAAGTTAGTAATGTCCACCACTTCCGAGGGAGTCGCTTTGATTTGTTCTTCCAATAAGCGCACAACATCCGTCAATGTATTAAGCTTAATACGCAAGGATTCACAGAGGCTCTTGTTCTTCTCTGATTTGTTCTGATACTTATTCAACTCCTTCGTGGCGGCGGTGATGTCTGCCCCATAGTCTCGGTCTTCGTGCTTCTTAATCAAGACTTTGGCTTCTACCGAGTCTTCCTTGGACATCCTAAACTTCTTTTCAAAAATCTCCAGGTCCAAGAACTTAGCAATGATCTCTTTACGTCGAGTAGAGCCCTCATCAATAAATGCTAACGCACCATGCTGCGAGGCTAGCGAAGATACCATGAAATCATCGATAGAACCAAAATGCTTTCTGATAATTGCATCTGTCTGATTTCGCGTTGTTCCGTTCAGAGATGTTGTTTCTTCGGTGATGCGATCATATACTTCAAAATTCAAATCGGTTTTGGCTTCTAGGGTTTCCTCGCCCTTAAGCCTCTTAACGTACTTCTCTGATTTCCTTTCAACCGTATAGACCTTATTGTTTGACTCGATAGTGAGCTTGCCTGCGCATGAATCTCTGTTCTGATTAATGACGTTTAAGTTTTTGCGTTCGTTCTTGGACGTCGTATTAAACAAAGTATATAATGCAGCATCAATCACAGAACTCTTTCCGGAAAAGTTCTTTCCAAAGATGCCGATGATACCACCCATATTTTCAAAATTAATTGAATTGTCTGTTCCATAATTAAACAGATTGTCAAACTCAAAGGTCTTAAGTTTCCAGTTTACATTGCGCGAGACTTCCTCTGTCTCCTCAATAATTTTGTTGTAAGCCCGATTGAGTTCATAAACTTTTTCGAGCGTCTCAGAGGGCACCTGATAGTCCTTAAGGTACTCATCGATAAGTTCTTCCTGAATCTTTGGATCTCGCAAGTTCTCGGTCTTGAGTCCGTCTGTAATATCTTCAACATTTCCGCGTTCACCGGTGGCTCTGTTCAAAAACGAGATGCTCTCCGGTTTGAATCGGTGTTTGGCGATATCCATTGCGCGCTTCATCACATTGAGCGGAAGATTGTTGTTGCTCACCAAGCGCAGACGAGCGCCGGTTGGCACATCAATCTTGCGTGGCATGCGCCCCTTCATCGTTAAAGGAATTGTAAAGAATGGCTTTGGATTCTTAAGCACAATGGGCTCGATTTCCCAATCATCCTTTGACTGGATATCCCAGATGAGAATCCCCTTATCATTTGTTTCGCCATGATTCTGCTGTACAGTTGAGCCGGCATACCAAACGCGACCTACTTCATCTAAATATTGACGACGGTGAATATCGCCGAGCATGGCGAAATCAAAGTCTTCAAAGATAGTTAGAGTATCTTCGCCATTTCTCATTGTCCAGTTCATGTCAGTCTTACAGTTGCTGATTGAGCCGTGATACAGGGCGATGTTGATTTTATCAGTATCGCTTGGCTTTGTCCAATTATCTCGATCAAAGACTGAAAGCACATTCAAACAGAACTTATCGTCTATGTGGGTTTCGCCAGATTCTTTGAGCAGATGCAGAGCTGGCAAGTTTAACGCATCTACAATCGGCGTCAATGCGTCTTGGCGACTACTATTCTTTAGATTGCCATCGTGGTTGCCCAATATAATATATGTGGGTGCAATCTCCGCTAAACTGCGGAAGAAATCAGAACACATTTCCACAAACTCTGGTGAGATCTGTGTCTTTGTGTGTGCGATATCTCCGCAATGAACGATGTAATCGACTTCCTGCTCTCGCAGTGTCTGGTATAATTGTTCGAATACAATTCTATATTCGTAGTGATACTTCAAATTTTTGATATGAGTGTCACTGATGTGTGCAAACTTCAAACTTCCCTCCGAGCACAAATGTGCCTCTACTATACAAGTATATCTTGTTCAGTAGAGGCTGTCAAGTATTTTTTTGTGCCATTACTCAGAGGGCATATCGCCCATAAAATAATCACTTAACAGTTCCATGCTGTATATTACCTGATCTAACTCTTGAGAAAGCTCTGACGCTACTGGATCGCCTTGTTGTTGAAGGTAAAGCTTTGCGTCGTTAATTCTCGCCAGCATATGATTGTGGTTAAGTTTGCGTTGTGATCGTTGTGTAAGAGGAGGCTCGCCAGTATCGTCGCGAGAAGGCTCGTCAGACTGCTCATAATCATCGTGAGTGATCATGGAGTCATCGAAAGGCTTTTTCACGACGCCTTCATTGGCGACCTCTTCCGCGATAATCTTACGCAATTGTTCTTTTGTAATCTTCATTTCTTTTTGTCCTTTGCCATCTTGCGGAATGTTTTGGCTAGATTATATCTCTTCGTTCCCGGCTTGCAAGTAGGTCCGCCAAACTTATCGCCGGTGCAGACACCTTCTGTGCCGCTCTTTTCAATATCTTTTTCTGCATCTTGGATCCAATCATCCTTTTCTTCTGAGGGGGCTTCTTGCATCTTTTTCTCCTCCAGTGCGGCTTCGACTTCCTCTTTAACGATCTTCAGCATGTGTTCTCTATATGTTGATTTAAGTCCGCGCATATTACTAAGGAATCCCGATTTGATCTCTTTTTTAAGCCTATCTCTAATCCCGGGTGGTACCGGGCGATCTAAACCATATTCAATCGCGAATCGCAATTTTAATGCTTGTTCTCTGAGCACTTTTCGGGGTTCGTCGTAGTTGTCGAAGCCATCTATATACATGTCAACTGGCATCCTCTCGTACGGTCCTCCGCGAGTGGCGCCGGATACAAGCTCATCTCCTAGTGAGCCAACCTTCTTAATTATACGCTCGACTGCATCGTTTGTATGCCTTAAGACTTCAGAATGCCCAGATCCTCGACCTTCAGTCACTGGCTCTGATTCGGCACCTTTTACATGCTTGGCGTATTCTCTAGTAATATCAGCCAACTCCTTAAGGGCACCTTGTTCTCGGATGGGTAACCCATAAACAGTTGTGTTCTGAAAGTGTTCTGACTTCTTCTGCACCATAAGGTTTGACAACTCAAACATTTGTTGTAGGGTTCGGGCTATTTCATTTAGCTCGTCTCTAGCGTCTCTGTGTTTGACTTTCTGAGTGTCGTCGTCTCTGCGCGCATCCATGCCGGCAAGCCGGGCTTCAAGATCCTCTATCGAACTTAGCTCTTCTTTGATGATTTGTTTAAGCTGCGTTTTTGTGATCTTCATCTTCCTTTCCACCACTTTGTCTTTTTCTTCTCCGGAGAACATTTGCTTCCCGAGGGGCACCATTTGTATATGTTGGACAAATAATTACTAAGCTCTTCTTCGATAATATCTTTAAGTCGGGATTTGGTGATTTTCACTTGTTTATTCCTTAGCTACTGTTCGACGATCTGGCTAACTAATATTCCGATTGCCATTAACGCCACGCCTCCGGTTAATCCCAGCGCAAATACTGCCGGCGTGGCGACTGCTGCAGCGCCGATCATCATGATTCCGCCGGCGCCGAGTCCGGTAGCTAGGGCTGCATCCGATAATGGATTACCCCCAAGCACCCCGTCGCCTTCTTGCATTGCGTCTGCCTCCGCTGCACCTTCCTGCGCAGCGGCTTGGACTTCGGGATCCTTCGCTGCCTGTTGTACAGCAGCCATGACTGCCGGACTTTGGGCGAGGACTTGAGCAAGCTCTTGTGCTTGTGTCATGTCAGGTTCGCGAGTTTGTAATCGTGGGGTTCGACGTGCGGAGGGCGACGGTGCGCCGGCGCCTACGCCAGCAATCTCCTTCATGCGCGTGACTTCTTTTTCTTCCTTGATTACTTCTGCCTTCTCATCCATAAAGTATCGTGGGTCGATTCTCCTGACGTTTTTTCTTGGTTTTCCCCATCTGGACATGCTGTTCTCCTTATAGTGCTGATAGCAAATTCAACAGTAAATAGTTGTCATTATCTATAAATACAGCGTTCTTTTTTCTTTCTTCGAAAACTTCTTTCGACATGGACCCTACGTCTTCGTAGTCCGAAACATCGATCTTATACATTTCGATATCATATTTAAGAAGTGTTTTGATGATTTTGTTTTCTTTGTCTCGCGCATCGGGGTCGAGGGCGATGTAGATTGGGGTATCGTTTGTGACGATTTTTCGGACCAGTTCGGAACCAGTTCGTAACGTGCTACCCAAGATAGGTACAGCGTTTCCGGCGATAATAGCATCAAAAATTCCTTCGACTAAAACTAAGTCTTTGTTCCAATCGATATATAGTTCATTAAATACAATATTCTTTGAAGCCTTCGGGTTCTTATACTTGTATGAGTCGCCGTTATAGGCTCTCGCAACAAAGTAACTTACGTCTCCTTCGCTGTCAAAAGAAGGAATAACAATCCTATTACGATATTCTCCGCTAAAACAATATCCAATTTTCCATTTAAGAATATCCGTCTTGGTAAGTCCGCGCTTTTGTAAATATCTAAGCGCATACATGCCTGTGGCGGGGATATTGTCCGAACAGAGGCTTACGAATTCTTCCGGGAGTTCCGGTTTTTCCGCGTCTTCTCGACGCTCTGGTTCCATAAAGAGATCAGCAAATCTCTCAAGATCTGACCTGTTCGTAATTTCGTCCCATTTCTGTAGTTGTGTATACGAACCAAAACGCCTAACAACACGCCTAAGATTGCGACCGCGATAATCACAAACCCAGCACTTATAAAAACCTTTATCGAGATTAACAGAGAACTTACGCTTGTGGTGATTGCAGACCGGGCACGCGAAAAGTAGTTCGCTGCCTTTGTCTGCGTAGTTTCCAATTGCTGCATGTAGGATCTTCTTCGCTTCTTTCTTATTCATATGCCCTCATATACAATCTAACATATGGTGGCTTGGCTGTCAAGCAAAAAAACCCCGCCGAAGCGAGGTTTTATTTGCCGATCAGAATTAATCAAGCTCCAAGTGCTTGGATAATCTGAGCCTTTGTGGACTTGGTGTTGACTGGCAACCCACGGGACTTTGCAACCTCTAGAAGCTCTGCTTTTTTCATTGAAGCAGACCAGTTAGCGGTGGTAGTCTCGGACTCGGCAGACATCAACTCAATCTCAAAGGTGAGTTCTTCGCCAGCGAGGGGATGGTTCATGTCCAGAATCACATTGTCTTCTTGAAGTTCGTGAATCTTAGCAAGGAAAGGACCTGCAGGACCATTTCCTTGAATAGTTTCGCCAACTAAAAACTCGAAATCTGGACCAAATGCCGTCTTCGGTACTGGCTGGAAGGCGTTCGGATTACGTAGACCGTACGCCTCGTCCGGTGCGAGAGTAAACGTCTTTGTCTCCCCCACACTCATTCCAACAACTGCGTTGTTAAATCCGAGAATCATGCGACCAGAACCGATTTCAAAATCGAGTGTCTCGCCGCGTACCCGCGAATTATCAAATTCGGTACCATCAGTGAGGGTACCCCTGTAGTGGACTTTTACGTTATGTCCATTTGTTACTTTCATTTTATCTCCTAGGTATGATGAAAGATCATCTTATGTATATTAACATCGTTTAAATAGCTCGTCAAGCTTTTTCTTGATTATTTTGTTCTACCCTATAGCCAGCTTTGGCAACTATGATAGCATCAGCCCTATCATAGGACTCTGGCTTCGGGTTTCCGTGCTTGGTATACTCAATACTAAATGCTGGCTCATTCTCCAATAAGTGCTGCAGCACAACTTGTTTTGCCTTTTGTCCTCTCGGGACTTTAATGCCAGCTTGCTTGCGTGCGGATGAGGCGCCAATGAACTTTGGTTTGATCTCAAACAATTCATAAATTAACCACGATACGATTCCATTAAAGCGAGTGAGAGTTGATAGGGTTTTGGCGGACGATTTTCCGCCCATGAACATATGAAGAGACTGCTCAATATAAATGTGTTCAATGGGATATTCTGAGGATCCCACAAAGGCTTCATTATCGCACTGGTACATCTCGAACAAGTCTAAAAGCTTTTCTTTCAACACAATAGTCTTTTCAAATATATCCTTATACTTCCTCAAATCAACTGAATCATAATAAAGAATCTGGTCGTCAGCAACAATAGCAAAGCCAGTGATGCTGGTTGAAATGTCAACCCCTAAAATCATTTTATACCTTGTAGTTTTTCCAGCTATATGACTGTCGAGTGTCTAAATAAGTTTGCGTATACATGTGTTCGTAAGCTTCTTGTTCAAATCTAATCTGAAAATATGCTTTGTTTTTGTCTCTGTATTTCACAAAGCCTCTTAGGTGGTCCCAGCCATACAATATATAAAAGAATACCACAAGTAATTCTTTTTGTTGAGCGATATGTATACTTTCGTGATTTAAAACGTCTTCGGACATTTCTTCTCGCGCAATTATAAAGGGATATAGGGTAATGGCGCAGATATCGATTACCCACGATATCGCTTTGAGAAACCTTGGTGCTAAAATTACAATGGGCTTCATTTATACATCCATCTTCAATTTGAATGTATAGCTTTGATCTTCTTTTTTTAAAATTGGATTTGAAAGTGTTGCCAATCCAATTAAATTCTTGCTTTTGTCATATACTCCGATGCGCGAAATGTATACCTGCCTTTCGAACGAAGACGTATAATCAAAATTATTGGTCGTGCCGAAGCTTGAGCTAACGGTGTTCTTCATCAGCAGATTTGGATTTTCTTGATATACATGAGATGACGTGTAGTTAACTTTCTCTTGTCCAAATTTTAGAAAAGTTGGATTATTGGAATAGTTTGCCTCGCCGCGGCGCGCATGCGCAAAAAGTGTCATCACCTGAGTTTCGGTATTGCCCTTAAAGGACATGTCGAAGGAGACATTGGCAAATGTTGAGTCTATGCCACCAGAACCTTTCACGGTCCCGTCATTTGCTCCAACGCCCCAATAGATCCATTTGGGTTTGACCGCGGAGGCATCAATTAGCCTTGCAGTTTGATCGCTCATATCCCACGAGCCAGTTAAAATAACGATTCCTTCGTCATACATAACAACCCCAGCACAACTTCCACTGTATCCGAGTACGCCCGTTCCATCGTCAGTATCTGATTGTTGAATAAGCTCTCCGTTGCGACGATCATCTCTTAACTCGGCAACTAACGAGCCTGTCCAGTAGAATTTCAAGGAGACGGTGCCGGGTTCAATTTTCGTTCCATAGAAAATAGATGGAATGTGAATCATATTAAGGGTTTGAGTGTCTTTGTCCCAAGTGGGTCCCTTCACAATATATTGCTGGCTTCTGGCGCCGTAAAAGTTTAAGCGATTCCGTAACGCGACGTAGTGCTTATTGTAGACCCCTGCTGAAGAGGAGGGGGTTTCGATATACTCGCGTGTAATGGACGAGGACAGAGGATATTGGAACGATTGGACTGCGCCGTAGGAATATTCAGTATTATATGAAACTGGCGCTACTGTTTTGAAGGACGAGCGGGCGCTGTCTTTTGAAATATATGCGTATATCGTGCCGTTGTTTGGCAAGAATGTGACGGGCTCGGTGGTGTCGTCATAGGCTTGCTTCAATGCATTATAGCTTGCGGATGAATGAAGCCCCATAACGCCGCCGGGGTAGCCGAACGCTACCGGACCCTCGATCACTGCAGCGGTCTTTCCGCCGCCGGCGATGTTTCGGTTCGCCCAGTTCGATCTTCCCACGTTACCTGAATGGGGGCGATCTATGTTGTATTCATATAGACTAACGAAGCCGCGAGGGACATTCTTTACTGTGCGTGCTTGCGAGCCCGTGTTCCGGTTGCCGGAGGATCCCGTCACTAACGACTCGTTATTATAGTATACGTAAGTGTCGAAAATGAAAAACTTATTATGCGGCTGCGCCTTCATCGTGTTAAGAAAGAAGTCGTTTTCTCCTATCTTGCGGAACGCCATTTTTAGTAATCCAATCTAACTCTTAGCGTGATCTCGTTCGTAGGATCTTTTCGAAGCGGCTCTGAAAGCTTAGCGACCGCCAAGAGTTCGTTGCTAGCATTATACAGACCCACGGTTGTAATGTAGCTAATTGGTGGATCTGACGCCTTTTCTTTCACTCTGATTTTACTTGCGCTAGTATATGTGGGGTTCGAGCTATAGTTATACTTGTTGTGCGGAACGCGGCAGAAGTAAATCTTAGAGTTGATCTCGGTTGTATTGTTAAACGAGATGTTTTGGATTCTCTCACGCACAATGTCGCACGAACCTGTAATGGTTCCCGTAACCATTGTTTGAATGGCTGTGTAGGTGGCGCCGCCCATCGATTCAGAGACTATGGCTGTCGGAATTTGATTCGGTTGCCGGGGGGCGCCGGTGGATCCTGTTCCAAATACCGAGCTAGTTAATACAATAACTCCTGCCTGATACCATATGTTGCCTACCGCTATTCCTGTTGTACTGTATTGAGAACCAGACACATATAGGACGCCGTAGTCACCGCCGGGGAGTCCGGACTTGTAGCCTCCGCTATCGCCGGACGAGGCGGAAGCATCGATAAGCGTGATAGAATATGCAGACATGATGGGATAATTCGCGCCGGCATTCCTGTGAGATCCTGTGCCGAGCGTCATGCTGAAGGTGCCTTTCTTAATTTGCTCTTTCATAAGAAGGCGCGATAGCGTAACGAAATAGCACGATGTCATCTGCGCAGAATTGTCGCTGATATTCAAGTCGCTCTCAAAAATCTCAACAGTGTTGTTGCTGCCCGTATATCCCAAAAGTACTTGAGAGAATTGGTTATACATGTTGATCTTTTTGGCGACCTGTACGCCACTATAGCGCGCTGACGCAGAGAGAGTTTGCGCTGAGCCTGTCACAGCGGCTCCCTCATCAAAGCCGCAAGTAACATCAAAGAGATGGTTAGCCGAGGAGCTTAGATAAGGATAGTCGTAAGTCGACTGGAACATCCCGTGAGAATAGTTTTTGATGTTAAGATCACTGTAGGTGCCCGAAACAATTGTGCCCGTCAGCGGTATTACTTCGTGTAATAGCGTCCGGGTTGTCGTGACATCTGTGTTTGTGTCGATATTTTCATAATTCTGTACAGGCATTTATAAACTCCTAATTTTAACTAACGTTCCTGATAATTCTAGCCGGCAATTGGATCACGGCAGATGTGTTGTTGCCGACAACGTAAACAACCGTATCTATATAATCGTAGGTGTCGGAGCCTCCGAATGGCGTGGCACTGATTACTCCATAATCATTATAAAGAGAGGATCTCGTGTCCGTGGATCCCAATTCGCTCACGGTGTTGAAGACCACGCCACCGATGGTCCCTTTGGGTCCGTTGAGGGCACTCCACTGAGAAGCCCCTGATGATGTGTCTGTTATCGCGTCGGTTATGCCGGGGACAGTAAAGTTGTTGTAATTGGCTAGACCCGTCGCGGCGACACCGCTGATGCTGCCAGCGCCTACGGATAGGTTTGCCACGAGATTATCCTCAAAATCGTTTGTAAAAGTGCTATTGGCGGCGAGTCCGGCGACTGACGCGATAAAGCGACCGTCTACTTGAACCGTAAAACTGCTATCTACCATGTCGGTTGACACCAAAAACTTGCTGCGATTTGCCGCAGTAGATGCCAGCTTCGAGTTATTGATACCAGATTCGAACAAAATAATTCTACCGTCTCTCTGCGGCGTACCGGTGGCTTTTGAAATATACTTAGTATTGCCAATGCTGGTGGCGAGAGCTAGCTTGTTTGCTGTTGCTTGGTTGGTGGCAACATAATAAACACTTCCGGTCTTGAATACTGCCAGATCTGGAAGCAGTTCATTCATGTCAATTGCTGGCATATAAAGTAGCTGGGTATTTGTGATAGACAGTAGACCATAGTTGATGTTAGAGTTCATCTGGGTAGTCGCCTCTAATACGGGCGTCTGAAGTATCTCTAAGTCATAGTATGCCGAGCCTGATGGGTGATTCTTGTTATAGGTTGTATAGTTGATTTCATCATCGCCTAGGGCAAATTTCGAAATGCCAAAGTTGCCGTTTGCCATTCGTTTGCGACCGGTCTCAGTTAATACTGCATCAAGTATGATGTCGCCGGAGTTATCCAAAAAAGCCATTTATTATTTCCTCTCTTTCATAAATAGTTGGTATTTTGTTTGTTCTACTTATATAAGTACATTTCTTTGCTCTACGTACCGGCATATCTAGTGATCCTTATCGGTATTTGAAGCCGGGCGTTACTCGACAGCCCTTCAATGTATATAGTAGTATCAATATAATCGTACAAATTGCCGTCGCTAAAAAGATCGGAGCTTCTTGTACCAAAAATATAATAGGAGTCGTCAGCGGTTGTTGTCGAGTCTCCACATAGTTCATTGAAAATGTTAAAATTAAGTGCTATTACTGTGCCGCGGGGACCTATGAGGGCTGAATTGGCATTCCTCACACTTGTGCCGGTACCGCTATTGCCGCCAAATATTTCAGTGTCTACTGCAGGAATCCTGTAACTCTCATAGTAATCTACGACTGGTGCTAATGATACTTTGATGTTCCTTTGTAGGGGTTCGAAGTTCATGTATAGATTATTGGAAGCGTCGGTCTTAAAATATGAACCTTGGGGTTGACTTAGGACGTTCTCAACAAATCTTGAATCGACAGAAATAATGAAGTATGAATCATATAGGTTCATCTGCGTCACATATCTTTCTTTTGCCAATTTGTCGTCTGGGATCGATGTTGTCCCCAAAATGTTTATTCCTGACTCAATTAAAAGCTTGGTTTTCAACTCAGAATTGCTTTCTAAAATATATTTATCCGAAGCCAGCGCTGTACTCAACTTGAGTTTTTCTGTGGTTTCATCATTCACTGACAGATAGTATCTCCCCACTTTGTGATCCGGGTAGGGGGTTGCTGATTCTGCTACTCTGTCATGATTTACAACAACCTCGGGCACGAAATAAATATCCAAACGTCCGTAATCTATAAGTCCGTGCAAAATTGCCGCGTTTTGTCCTGCAAACGCTTCCAAAACTGGAGTATTTTCGATGTTCGTCTGAGCGCTAAAGCTGTCTCCGGGCGCCCACAAGCCATAATCAATTTCGTCGTCTCCCATGGCGAATTTAGCAACTTTAAAGTCCCCTTGGACCATTCTTTTTCTGCCGATGTCGGTCAACACTGCGTCCAATATGATGGTGTATGATGTGTCCTGAAAAGCCATTAGTAGCTGCTCTCTCTTATTCTATATGTAATATTAAGATCTATTTTCTTGCCAGTTTTTTTAGAGGTTAGGCGCACTTTGAAGGGTGTGTCCCAGATCGTATCATCAACACCTGTTCCAATCTTTACGTTCTCCAATTGAGTTGATGCTTCTTGCTCATAGTCAACTTCGGAATCGTCCATAAATATGTGTCGGGCGTTCGGAATAATTCTCATTAATTTTTTAAATGGTTCGGAAACTACCGCGTCATCAGACTGAGTGAGTTCTGTCTCATATAATACATTAAATTTGGAATATTTGTAGCCCCCATCATTAACTAATTCTGCTACATGTATCGGCGATATAAGACCGCTGATTCCGTGTTCGTTTAGAAACCTAAATAAATAATAGTATTTCTTGTTGGCTCGTATTTTTTCTTCGTAGAAGCAATTGGTTTTTGTGCTTCCGTACATTGTTACCGATAGATCTTTGGTTGCAACGAGTTTTCCAGCAAAGTCCGAAATAGATGCGGGCTTCTTGTCGATCCTATAAACCTCTAAAGACGACGCTCTTGAAACTGAGCGGAATTGAGCATTTTCGGAATCCAGCAGGTTATACGAACGTAGATAATCTTGCTTATATTGCTCCTCTTGTGTTGGATCTATGGACGTCGGAAAAAGAGATGGCGTGAACGACTCAAGGTTAGCATAAAATCCTATTATTTGAGAATCGTCCATCCTTTGGTAGGGTGTAATATCCGGCGCGGATGGCATGTGATCCAAAATTGTAATTGTCTTGCTCGCCACTTCCACTTCCATTATTTTCCACGAAGGCTCAAGACTTAGATAGAAATCTGCCATATACCTGTTTTCGCTTAGCACTTGTGCATTGGTACTAAATGCATTTGCGACAATAAGCGGGTTCTCATCAGCCGCCACATACAGTTGCGGGGATGCAGCACCATTTGACAAGTTAAAAAACTCTAGACAATGGTCGGCTCCTGTTGCAACTTGCACGAAGCTGTTGAAATAGTCTTCGCCATGTGCATGAGAAACAGCATCACGCGTCGCATCATTCTCGCCGAGGGCTTCCAACTCTAACCCAAGGGCTGACGCCACTTTTGATAATGTGTGATCTGCGTCGCCTATCAAACGAGTCCCCAATAGATTAGTATATCGATAGTTATAGCCCTTCACAAGCACATAAGCATATGTGGTATATGTATACGTCTCGCCGTAACGAACTTGTGTGTCATAGTACGATACCCTGTTGGGGTGGGGGTTAGACAGAAAAACATTTTGAACGAAGGCTCCCCTAGTGGCGTTAGTTTTCGCTATTCTATATGCGAGAGTGTCCGCGGACACGGAGGCTTCTGCCATGGCTAAAAAGTCGACATAATTTATCGTGGATCCGCCGACACACGCTAATGGTTCCGAGTTCATTTCAGCGACTGCTGCGCTTAACACAGCAAACGCTGTTGTGCTTTTGGCGAAGCGGTAGGCGCCGTTAAAATTTCTTAGCATTAAAGTCTCTGGTGTCAAAGGCTCAAACAAATATTGATCGCTCAAAGCGCTAAAAGATGCCATATTGGCGCAATTAAGCAGGAATTCTAAGTAATCAACACTACGATATGATACATTTCGTGTCTGCCCAAAGGGAATGATGGATCCGTCTACCAGCGCATCGTTCTCGATAAGTGCTGTGGTTGGGTAGTCTTCGACCGAGGTGGATTGGATAGCGGTCGATTCAAAGTGCGCACGGAGATTCGACAAAAACATATCCTCAAATCCTAAACCTGCAAAGGTGCTTCGCATGGTATTATCCCCGATAGCAGGAATATCCATCGAAACATAGAAGGGTGCCCTGTTCACTGCGTTATCCTCCATGACTGTCTGGTTATACTGTCCTTGTGCTTCCTCATTAAATAAAAAGTTCGAGAATCGACCGGTGATATAATCGAAAGTGGCGCCTGATAGCTCGCTGTTCGGGAGAGTGCCTGTCAAATAATCTCGCGCATTTCTAGTGGCGTCACGATAAAGGAAGGTGCCCCTGGGGAGATCAACCCCCGCTATTGACCTTGCGCTCATCACATAAGGTGGTGGGTAAGTCCCGAAGTAATCCTCAAGTATATCATGTGGATCAACAGAGAGGCTGTTGCCGGCGGTGACAAAATCTGTAAGTTCTTCGTCAAAGTTATCAGTTTCATATTTTTGCCTATACATTTCTAAAATATAGAAATTGGGGATCAGTAAATCACTGTCTAAACCTTGTACATAAGTTTCATATTGTGGATAGTAGTCTTGATAGTTACATTTTATGTCGTAATAATCATAGTCTGCATAGTTTTCCGGCGTTATGTTTTTTGCGTCGAGCTTCGAATATGGCACTTCCATCGTAAAATTGTGCGCGTCGAAGGTGCCGTTGGATAAGATTCCATCATATGAAGATGTGCCATAAGTGCCTCCTGCCAAAATTGCAGCCCAGTGTACGTCATCCTTAACTATATCAGGGTTGCCAATTACGCGGACTGGAATCCTGTAGTTCGGCGCAATAGAATCAGCAGAAGCCGTGGTCCACGGCGCCTCGGGATGCATATCAAACTCACTTGAGTGTGCCGGCGTGACTGTCGTACCTGTGTCTGTGGAAGGTGTTTCGCTGTATATCAACGACGATCCATAGTCGGCTTCGTCTTCTGAAGACATTACGTGCCAATAACCACCGATCATATTCCTAGTCTTATCTTGCGAGCCAGAGACAAGATTGGTGTCAATGGTCGTTATTTTAATGTATTCACTCACGCAGAACTCCCATAATCGGCGCCCATTCTTTCAAGTGACAGAGTTACATTCTGATCTCCTTCAGAAACTGCGAAAGCAGCCAAATTTGACGTTCTTAACATTAAAGATTTCGCTTTAGAAAAGTGGAGATCTCGACTGGGGAAAGTTTGGAGAACTTCTATCGCTAAAGAGCGCATTTTCTCGGATATTACTTCTTCAAAGGTGGAGCCCGGGACGCCACCAAATCTGTCTATCAAACCTTGCACTTCTTCGGGAGTATACTCCACCCTCCACTCATCAGCAGCCTCATAATAAGAAGGTGTCGGCGTTAGAAAAGTTGCCCCGCCGGATGAATCTTCGGCAGCAAAGTTTTGAACTGCGGCGACATTCCTAAACATTTCGTATTGGTACGCTTCGGTAAACGTTTGGGCGCCCATTATCTCATAATTGCAAATCCCAATAGCTTCGTTGCCCAAACCCTGCAGGATTGTATCAAATTGATTTTCACCAGTCAGAGCTTCAGTAAATAGATCATCGGTTGCGTCCTGATTATACCAAACAGGCTCTACAGAATTCGGCTTAATAAGCCCATCACTATCGAGACTATTCGCAGTAACTGTAAATAAAAGGCAAAATTCGCTCTCTGGCACTACGGTCTTGCGGGATTGGTATCTCAGTTCAGTGCTGGGGTCGACAGCGACGTCGCGGAGAATGCCCTCCGAACTCCTTGGGGTGTAGCCGTCGCCACCACCGACTTCAGCTTCGTATTCACTAGTCACTTCTTATGCCCCTCCGTATCTTGTAAAGTTTCTCAATGTGGGCTGACGTGGATCTTCGGTTATCTTATTCATGTCATAAGCTATAGATATTAAATTCGGCACAGTTTCGGCTGACGCGATTGCTTCCATTTGAGTTTGTTTTCTTATGGGGGGCGCGTCATCGAGCACATATATAGGATCGTTTAAATTGGGAAACATCGGTCCTAATGTTATTTTTCTTTTTTGAATATTTGTATATTGTGACGGATTCAAAATATTTGGATTGTCTAACGTTTCCGTGTCCAGTTGAGATGCGATCAGCGAGAAATCTATTTTGTTTCGATTTGTGTGAGTTGTGAGTGAAATGCCGGCTATCTGTAGAACTCCGGATGCTAAATTTTGAACGCTGACGTTCGGATTGCTGTTGTTTTTTAGTCCCGCCCGTTGCATTCGTTTGTTAATTTTTCTAATCGTCAATTGGTCAAAGTCGTGGGCTGGCGAATAGACTTGACCGTCGATCACCTGAAGATTGTTAGCGTTCTTTATGCGCCGACGACTGCTTTTGCTTTGTAGGAGTCCGGAGCTTAAAGTTGTGGAGAGTCCCATTTAAAAAATTCCTTTTCAACAATAAATAGAAAGCTGTACAATTTATAAAACTTATTATTAGGTGCCATATGGTGCAGTAAATTTATAACCGGCGAAGGTCCGCCAATCTGGTTCCGCCTCGATATTTTCCCACAAGCTCTGGTCCGCATCATAGAATGAGGATTTGGTCTTGCCAAAAAGTCCGCGGCGTGACGCACCCTCGAAGGCATTGGTTCGCTTACAGCCGGCGCGTAAGACATAGTAATTATAACGACTGTCCGTTAGTTGTGCTTGATCGTCGATCTTCTGACCACTATTTTCTTCAGAACCCTCTATGTCGGCTCCACCGGTGCCGGGCTCTCCCGTAGGCACAGTGATTGTGGCAGTCGTGTAGATCAGTGGCGCGAGATCGCCGCCGTATGCGGTTCCGCCTTCAGTCGCGCGCGCATACCACATAATGGTATATGTAATGCCGGGATAAAGCCACACTGTGCGGTATTTTTCTGTGCTTGGTCTACATTTGTTACCATCGTAATCCCAATTACTATTATACAGGTAAATCCCGGTTGCGTCGGCTTTGTCGCGACCGTAAGGGGAGCATATTTGCTCCAGCGTGGCAGCGGTTGAGGCGGTGGCGTTTTCGCCATTGGGAAGCTCTTGAAGTCCGCCAACAGGCGTAATCCTAATGTATCCATCAGAATCGTGATCGGTGCTGTGCTTGGGGATCTGTTTAAATCCAAATGCCATCTTGACCATCTTTAGACCGCCGCGGGTGAACGGCGTCACGGCGCCGCCTTGGTCATCTTCTCCGAAGATATCGTCAGGGTCGACGTCGCCCACGACCAGCTCGGTAGGCATGGTGCTAATTTGGGCACCAACCGGCATGTCGGTCTTCAATTCCGGGAGCGGAAAATATGTTTTTCCGGCGCCGCCGAAGATTGTGCGCGAGTTGCGCAACCCCTCAGCATGTGCTGGTAGTCCCTCTGGATTGGAGGGTTCATAGTTTATGTTGTATAGCTCTTCTATCTTCTCTCTAAACGTTTTTACGTCCTCCAATCTTCCTGTAGTTGGATTTATGCCTTCACTTTCGCGAATAGCAGCATCGATTATCTTATCGAAGCTTCCGCCAAATGCATCCGTTAGTAGATCAACATGAAAATAATATATAACTGGCGCCATAATCCATGGGGCTTGTTCAGGTTCCTCTGAGTTTTGTTGTTCCATGGCTGTCTGAAAAAATGTGTTGAAGTTGCCATCAACGTTGTTGTAGCTGCAAAATTCATATGCAGCATCATAATACTCAATGAACGTGTCTCTCATTGACATATATTGAGAAATAAGCAAGTCATAGACGTCTTTCGTTTTATCTTCCACGACAACCGAGAACATCAAATAATCGTTGAAGGTTGGTTCATAGTCGTAATCAGTGCGCTGGTTTTTTGATAACTCTTGGAACTCAAATGCCATGAGGCGGTACGGCTCTCCGTCGATTGTTAGCTTATCGAAAAAATCAAAATTCCTTATGAAATCGTGAGTCGTGTGTGTGGTGCCGGCGGTTACCCCAAATATCTCGACATCATCTTCTACGCCGTCGATATTTTCCCGTAAGAAATGAGGCAGCGCGCTGATGTTGCGGTCTTCCGTATATTGTATTGACCCCCAAGTGCCCCCTCCATACTCGTTTTTGTACTCTGAGTTTGTATAATTTCTATAATATTTCACGGTGGGGTACAGGTTGACATCGGCGTCGGTCTCGCCGGAAAATGCTTCGGCGCTAAAGTCAAACGCGTCAGTGTCATATATTGTTAAACACTGGATAACTGCTACCGTGGGGGGCATCTCGGTGACTTCCGAAAAGTTTGTGTTGTTGCCCCATGGGTTGGATGGGTCGGGACCCACCGAGGGGGTGCCCGCATCCGGGGAGGGGCAGTCCGACTCATGTCGCGTAAGTTTACCGCCCCAGCCGAGGAAGTATGTATTTATATTATCTAAAATACGCTTGCGCGCATGTAATGTGTGCATCAAATTGAAACAAGAATTTAGCACCCCTCGTCCGAAATAGGCATCTATCTTTTTAACCCCATTGTGAAAAATGCGGGCGATGTTTGATGTTTTCCTGAGCGCTCTTTCATAATCAAAAAACCAGTATCCGTTTATGTAAATATTCTGCTTGTTCTCGCCGGTGGCATGGGCATATCGACCTATGTGCAGTCCGTATTTGTTAATTTGCATAAGATCCGTATTAATAAAGTTGTGCTCTAATTCTGGCGCGCCGATCTCTATGTCCTCGTCTGCCGGTGGTTGCCACGTGAGCGGCTCAGTTGAGCGATAGTCCATTACTACCGCACTTTTAATCAGCTTTTTCATCAGCACGGTGCCTCTTTTAACTGCGTTGTCTGCGTTATAAAGCATCACTTTGAAACTTTGATATATCTTGCCGGGGGCGGTAGCTGTACTCGTGTCCGGAAACGTTTTTCGGAAGACATCCAGTCGAGGCAAAAGCTCGGGACTATCTCCATATTTTTCCAAAATATAGTTTAGGCTATCATATATGTCTTGTATTTGACTATCTGACGATAGCCCTGTCCCCACAAACGCCTTAAACTTGCTCCTAATTTCTTCCAGCGTCACATCAACTGGGGCGTAATAAACGCTGTCAATCGCCTGAATTGGTGTTTCATCATATTCTGACTGGTTCGGCAACACATAAATTGATATAGGGTCCGAGTCCACGACACCAAAATTTGTTACTTTCTCGTACGTTGCGTCGGACACTTTAGCATCATATAGCTTGCCTATGCCTTTGTTGGAGCGAGCAGCAGCCAAGAAGTCATAATTGGTGGAGGTAATGTCCAGATCGTGATGAGCAGTAAACGCCACCATACTAAGCTTGGGTATTCGATGGAACTGTAGGATAAACTGCTGCATCGACGCGCCGGCAGTGGCAAGATCTAGACCGACCACGTATTTATAAATGGGATTACCATTGGCGTTATATATGGTTTCCGGAATAGAAGTAAAGCTGTCAAACGCAAATCTGTAAAAATTCTGCCTGTATGTTCCAAACGAGGGGTACAGTAGGGGCGTCCCCATCAGAGTAGTGGTCGACGTCACCTCAGTGGGAATATCAAGTCCGCCATCAAGAGCGCAACATTCGTCGGGATCTGACGAATCGCCGCCCGAGTAGATGGGCTCTCCATCCCATTCGCCATCAATTTTGTCGATTCCGTCGATGGTAAAAACATCAGCGGCGTTGTACGGAGAATCACGGTCGAATTCTTCCTTGGCTGCAGCCAAAGCACACATGGATGGCTCGCCGGCGTATCTCACGAGGTCTAAAATCGTTTTTTCGCCGCTTAACAATTTCTCAAGACGGCGGGTGCCTTCTACTCCTATTTCATCAATCGGATAGTATTCAGCTATTGCCGGGTTTGTCGAAGATGCCCAATATGGCGAGGTTTCACCGTCAAGCACAAACATCACGTAATAGTTTAAGTCATTAAGATAGTCAGTGGCGTACGCTGCGAATGCGTCTTCTTGATCTTCAACAGCATCAACATACATGGCTAGCTTAACCCTGATGTGAGTATCGTAAAGGTAGATCTTCTCAAAATACAGGGTTGGCAACATCTTGCCAAACTTGTTAATTGTGTTTCCAGAGAATTTTACAGACATATTTCGGGCTCCGTCACTGGTCCATAGATATCGTTAAAGACCGGGTCATCGGCTTCAGGCGTGCACTCAAAGTCAAGATCGATATAATAAGAGTCCTTGTTGTATATCTCGGCGCCTTTGCATGCAACCTCTTCGTTGATCTCATAATCTTTATAGATATCAAAGTAGTAAGCGACACTGCTTGTTAGTTCGCTCATATCCACAACTGCTGATCCCATATATGATTCGCCTCCCAAGAGACCGCCGGCAATTCTTTCGGTGTCCTTCTCAAAATATTTGCGTCGGAACGCGTCGGTGGGCACTTCGCTGTTGGCTGGGTTAGGGGGATCAGCTTCGGTGATATTGGTTGCTGGGATCTCGCCTTCCAAAATTTTAAATACCTCGATATCAAAATTTTCTGTGAGCAGTACAGTGTTTAGTTCTTCGGCATATAACATGAGATCTTCGCTAACTAATTTAATTACATTCCCATCAGAGAATTCATAAGTAGAAGCCAAGGTATTTCTATAGTCTTCTTCTTCTATGCTGCCGATCATATCATATGGTTCAACTTTTTTAAAGTAGTTTAACTCAATGTTTATTTGAGGAATGTTAATGTTATTTAAAGTGTCTGTTTGGGAGGAAGACTTTATCGTTCCGTCTAAAGTCACTATCTTCCATGCCGGGGCTTTTTGAGTGTTGCCCTCTAATCTGGCGTCCCCCAACATGCCCTCGAACCGATAAGAATCCATTCTCGGAATTTGCATTGTTGGGGTGATATCAATTTCAAAGTAGGAACGCGAATCCGAGCCATCGGCTTGGAGTTCAGCCCATGTTCCGTCCATGGTGAAGGTGTTGCCCCCTTTATCGATGTCTTCAAAAACTACTTGCGTTCCCAAGTACTGCGTATCATTTTTAATTCTCGAATGAATTTTGTTTTGAGGTTCTGTGTTAAACTTAAAAGCGGTTACAGTTGCCGAACCGTCAGAGAATGCCGTACCTGTGACAGTTTTTCCAACGCCAGCAGAGCCGGTCGCGGTCATTGTCAAAATAACGTGTTGTTCGTCTTGCTCTGCTGTGATTGAGATGTAGCCGCCTGCATATGCAAAATTGGTCGCAATTGCTACTTGTGCAGCATATTGTGTGGCGTTTGAGAGACCATTGATTCGTATGATAGATGCATCCACAGTCGGCGGAGAGAGACCATCGTTGAATGTCATCGTATGCGTTCTCCCGGTCGCATCCTCTAGAATTAAAGTTTCGTGGGTAACGTCCGCCGGTGTCGTTTCAACATGTGTATAGACGGCTGTTGGTTGTCCACTCGTCGCGTAAACACTGTCGTAAATCACGTTATCGTCATAAAACCCATAATACTCCGGTTTAAACGAGCCCACCGAGAACAGGTAGTGTCCGTACGGAGTAAGCCTGAAATCATATGTTCTCTCTTTCTTGTTGATAAATTTAGCCATTAGTAACCTCCTTTAAACTTCATTGAGCGCCGGCTGGCGACACGTGTCGGAGCAATAGGTTGAATTGAAGTCGCTCTAGACACTGACGTAATTTGCGGAGAAGCTGCCCCCAGCACCCCTCTCAAGACAGGCGATGGAGTGCTAGTGGATCCTCGATAGCCGGGTGCAGTGACGAGATCATTGACCATGCTCCCAAAATCTTGGGGAGCAGTAGAGGCAAGTACTCCCGAGGTGCCGATGGTATCACGTGAGATCGTGCGTGGTTCAGAATAAAGGATCTGCGCATCAATCTTAATTAATTCGATAAGTGAGACATAATCATATGGCCAGTTATATTTAACGACGCTTCCGCTCTTAGTTTTAATCTGTCCTTTGTTTCCTGTTGGGACCGTTGTTCCGCCGACTCCTAATATTTGAGCTTCACCAACTTGCGGCAAAGTCAAGTCATAGTAATCTGCTTGAGCCTTTTGTTTGACCTTAAACACCATCCAACGAAGGTTCTGGTTTTCTGCCAACTCTGTTTCGCTTAAGAGTTCTGTGTTGATGAGTTCGTGAGCTACAGACTGCGATTGAAAGGAGATCTTTTGGGAATCTCGCGGCGCTAGGTTCTGCCACATATAGTTGAGATCGTCTTTGTCAAAAGTGTATTCAAATTCGAAGATATACATGGCAATCGCTGGTAGTGATTCGTTGTTCAGAAAGTCCATCTCAGGCGGCAGTACATAGCGCTTCATCTTTTGCAATTGCTTCCTAATCGATTCTCCAGCAGTTATCAAGGAATCTCCCTCGGCAGATCCGATCCTATCGTCTTTCGCTGCCCTCAGTCTCTCGGGACTTATCTCAATGAATTTTTTACGATTTGCTGTTGCTGCGGTTGTGGCGCCGATATCTTGCGCGTCTACCGTCTCTGTGATATAAGGCACCGCCACAATAGCTTCTCTTATCGTTCTGCTTTTTGCTAGCTGCCCTAATCTCTTGCGAGGCTTACCTTTGTCAAATCCGACAAGACTTGTCAATGATTTGATCTTTGTGTAATCATTCATCATGCCGGCTTCGCCGGGGATGCCGTGACCGATCGATGTCAGTTGAGGGGTGTACTTGTTATAAACGCTCCCCGTATTAAGCATTGTCCAATGGTATTTGAGCCAAGCTTCTGGGATATCTCCGATTTGCATGAAAATGCCTTTATCGGGATCCGGCTCGATTATACCAAACTGATGCCACATTCCGCGGGGAACTGAGGCTGATAGGTTGGGGGGTGAACTTAAGTACCCGGGTTCTCCTGCGCCGTCTTCCCACCGCTTGATACCGTCGTCGTCCCTTAAGGAACCAGATTTGATCGGGTGTGGTCCCGTATCGGTGAAATTTAACATCGGAGTTTCGTATTTGGGCTTGATGACCCAGCGCTGCCCAACGGAATCATTTCGCGTGGTGGTCAGGTTTCCGAAAGCGTCAGTTTCTTGGAACGGTACTTCTTCAATTCCAAACAGATTGAAGCTAGCGCTTAACTGCATTGCGTTTTGATTAATCGCGATACCAGCAGAGGGGTACTTAGAGCCGGCTTCTACAGCCAAGTTACCCGAAACACTTGGACTTCTAAACGAACTGCTAATAAGTAGTGTTTGCGTTTTGCTAGTTTGGTTCAAAAACTCTGCGGGTCCGGCGTCACAACGCCAGTATTGAGTAATTGTTTCTGCCATTATTTGTTGAATATCGTAAGACTTGGTGTGATTTGGTCGGAAGATCAAATCTGCCCAAGCTTCGCCGTGGTAATAAGGTGGAGTAAACGACCAGTTAAATCCATTAAATGAATCAAGCGGATAATGATATGTATTTTTATTATACACAGTGTCGGACCCACTCGCTTGAGACCACGGCATTCGTCCGGATAATTCCGGTCCAAAGGCAGTCGGTCGGCTGTACATCGTGAACGATTCGCGATATCCGGGCATATGATATGGATCTTGTGGCAGAGGGTATTCTGCTGATGCGCCGGCAACGCTGCCGCCTGTTATGAATGAGCGAACTCCTTGTAGGTGGTTGAACGCTCTCGCTCCTAGGACCCCATATCCGTAGGCGTAAGTACTTGATGCGCCGGCGGAATTAGTGACATGAATGCCTCCCTTTTCATTTAGATAGGATCTAGATCCTGTCATTGAGCGATTAATTTTAACACGTGCCATGTATGTGGAGCCGGAAACAAACCGCAAGTTTTCGCGCAAAACGCCGGACTTCAATGAAGTATAATCGGCATCTTGCAAGAAGAACGCTGCTGTTTCCCCAAAGAAGTTGCTAGCCATTAAAGTATATGCGTCATCTTCCTCGTCTCCAGCAAAAGAGCAGGTAACATTCCATAGAGATGCTGATGGGTGTGCTTCTTGATCTGGTACTGATAATCCGTTAAGATACTTAGCTGGCGTTAACATGGTCTCGAATGGCAGGCGCTTATCCCAAAAAACTTTTTTGCTGTGGGAACTGTCGGCAGCTGATATATCACTATTTGTGTATTGGTTCGGATTAAATGTCAAAGCATAGTTATCTTGAGCACCATACTGGTGTAGGTCCAGAGCATTAAATGTGGTGCTGCTAATCGACCCTGATCCAAGTGCACCATAATATTGGCGCATCATTCTGTTGCCATTCAGTACGAGTGGATAATCCACCGCTAAGCCGGATTTTATAGAATTATACAATATGCCGGGAGAACAGATCGCGCTCAAAAGTGGGCGCGCCGAGACTGGGCGAGTATGGCTGCCGGCTTTTCTGTAAAATATCTCGTCGCGGTTGCCTCCGCCCGGGAAGATATCATCAGAATCGGGTTCCCGACCGGTGATGGAAAATAGCGACTTTTGATAAGACTTTCTAAACTGAGATACCAAGTCAATCGTCCGTTCTGCTGGATAAAATCCCTTATACGGGTTAAATCTTAAGGCGGCAGAACAAACCATTTTAATCTGTGTTGCGCCGAGCAATGTTTCGCGCTTAATTTTTAAGAAGTCTTGTAAAAATTCTGTATTTGAGTAGTCTATGAAGAAATTCTGAGTGTTCAAGCTATTATACGAAGCTGAAACATCTACATCGACGTTGAAGGTCGCGAACCCGTCATCGGGAACCTTGTTGGTGCCCACGATCTCATATGTTCCCTTGTACGGTAAATCGCCGTCTGGAGATGTATCAACCGTTGTCTGACGTGTTTCGAGCGGATCTTTTTGCAGGTATTCATTCACATGCTCGCTAATTCTGTATTCAGGTACAATCCCATAATCTTTCGCCAATAATTTAAGCTCGTAACGATAATCTTCGTAAGTATCAAATTTCCATGGCGCGGATTGAGATAGATTAAATCCCCACGAAGTGTCAGAACCTTTGATACCCAGTTTAGCGTTCTCTGCGGAACCACCGTAGTCAGCAGTCACAACGCCAGCTTGGGTGCCTGCCTCCCATAAGGCTTCTCCGCCGCCGATTGGCCAGATTTGTGCAGCGTTTGACCATGCATGACCGGCGCGTGAGCTTGTTTCCGGGATCTTCATTCCGCTTGGTCCCACCACCGACGCCGAAATCGACAAGAGGTGCTTTCGCGAATACAAAGCTCCGCAACCTACAACTGCGAGCATCCAATGGTCATATGATCTCGGACGCGATGACCTTGTCCATGGATTTTGTCCGGACCATGGATAGAAGGTCTTGAAAGAGGCTGTAAAGTAATTAGTGTATGCATTTTGTAGCTCGCCGGCAGATCCAGTGCCTCCCCGATACAAATAGGGCAGCGTGACCGATGAGTACTTCCAAAACATCGGGCGTGTTCTTGTCATAAAGTCGTCGGGGGCGTCTAATGGCCAAGAGCTTTGTTTTACGATAATTCCCAGACTATTGTACGAAATATCGTTGTTTCCAAATTCAACGGCGGCAGGCGACGTGGTCTGGTATGTGTATGCTCCCTTCGAATTTCTAGCTTCGCGGTTGCTTGTCCAGAACCTGTTGTCGTATTTTATTCGCTCGTTTGATCCAGATGTAAATTCGTTTCGTGATGATGGGAAAAGCTTTTGAGTGTAGAGGACCCAGTTCAACTGTGTGGGGGATGCCGGCTGCTTCACTGATTTGATAAGCTGTTCAAACGGGGTATCGTATAAATCATATTGGATATCTAATTGATTTTCCATAGCTACTGAAGGGTAATAAACCGATTCATTGTTGTGAGTGACGTCCAAGCCGAAGCTCATACCGTTCGCTGTTAAGTTTACTGTCACTGGGCGCCCTTCCATCGATACCGGCGGAACGTTATAACGTGCGATTGCGTTGCGGGCGCCGGTGAGGCTCATCATAGAAACAACGTTATTCTTTCGTTCCCAGCGCGTGATGGGGTTGTCTCCAGTTCTAACTTGTCGCCATATGGGATATCCATAAATGCCCTGTCGGTTTAGTGTGAGGGCGTTTAGAATGCTGGCAGATGACTCTGCGTTTTGTACTTGGTTAATTATATCATAATTGATATAGTCTTCTGCCGGCAGTCCAATCCGCGGGTTTGAGCCTGTTCGTCCCATAGTGTTGATCGATGTATTCAGTTGATCTACGATGATCGTATTCATTCCCACAAAGTCGACTGGAATAAACTTATTGACATTTATTCCCGCAGCGACGCTAGCCGACGTCCCACCAAATCGGCTTCGGTTTGAGCCGGCGGAGGTTTGATAGTATCTACCGAAGTCACTTTGACTCACAAAATTATATGCGTTCTTTGTGCCGCCGGTGCTGGAGGATATCCTGAATGTTGCTGGTGCGTATCCAAACACACCGTTAGTGCTGGCTAATGAACGGGTTACCCATGTGTACTGTTTCGATGACCGGGGGATCGGATGCTTAACGTAGAAATTGTCATAGATGGTCCTGTCGGTGCAGGTGGTGGTTGTGGTGGCTCCGGTTATCACCGAGGCGCAGCCTGCCAATACTGACGCATGACCAGCGCCGCCTGTTAATTCAAATGCGGGGTTAGTGCCACCGTTAACTGCCAACGGCAAATATGTTTTGGTACCCGTGAAACCGACGACGCGGTTGCCTATACCATATGTACCGGCATTAGCTGTTCGGATGTCGGTCTTCTCGTTGGTGCTGCCGGTACCGAATCTGATCCAATCCCACAGCTTCGAAACATCTGAAGTATATGCAGTTGATTGGGTAATATCACAGGGTGTTCCACTATTATATATGCTGCGGACTTCAAGCGGGGTGAGCGGGCGAGTCCAATAAGTATATTCGTCAATGGCGCCTGACATGGGGCGAAGACCGGTGAAGTCTCCGCCAATCGAAAATGCGCCGTTATAGGTTACGACAATGTTGTTGGGAGGAGTAGAAAACCCAAATGCTCCAGATTTGGTTGCATCCCATGTGCTATAATAGTTTTTAGTTGTGTTGCTATCTACCCGCGAGGCTTCTGTATCGACTCCATTATAGTAAATCTTCATGTATTTGTCAGCAACTGAAGCCAGAGAGCCATTGGAGACGGCGCTGGCATCCCACACAACCGAAAAGTGGTTCCATCCCGAAGACCAATTATCAGTGGAAGTGAACTCCCATAAATTATAGTCGCCCGCTCCGCCGCCGGTTCTCCATCCGCCGGCGGTATTTTGAAGACGTAAGTATACTTGAAATTTGTACTCGCCTGAACCGTGTGTTTTCTGAATTTCGAAAAAGGTTTTGTCAGTATGGCGTAAACCAAGAGCTGTGACGCTCTGGGTCACGGCGGATCCCTGATCTCCAAAGTTGATCCAGCCGGTCCATGAGAGACCGCTTGATGTAACAGCGCCGATTAAAGGCATGATGGTATTGGTCGCATCGTTGTTGTCTGCGCCAGTCAAAATGAGCGTCGATAAATAATTGGCAGCGCCGAAATCATAACCGGAACTGTTTGTAAGCGCTTTATTGTATCCATAAGTAATTGTATCAAGACACTTAGGGCGCCCCACATTATTACGGTGGACTTTGTGGAAGCCGGGCAATTGATTGTAGGTACCTCCGGGTGCGGCATTACCATAAGGAACAGCTGTACTTGTCACAAACAATGAGTCGCGACCAAATCGCGCCGTGTGTCGCGAAAGCTGTGAGCGCAATCCATAGTCGAATCCGTGAATATCCGATACGCGGATGCCCTCAGTTTCCGAAATTGTGCCGCTGGGTCCTTGTGAGGGCTTGATAACCGTTAAATTCTTAAAGTTAAGAGCATTGTAGACTGAATACTCGGAGGATCTGAAATCTTGGTGTCCTCTCGACTGTACTTCTGGTCCGCCATGGTTTGAGAATCTCCCCACAATAACTGACTTGTTAATCGCGCTTGTCAAATAAGATGTGGAGTAATCGCCAACAAAGGTAAAGTGACTGTCTTGAATTGCGGCAGGGACGGTTCCCGGGCGTAAGAGTCGCGGCATGTCCAAGATGGTATTGGTTGATGTGGCGCCTGTTGTATGTGTTTGGAACACGTTTGCGGGAAATGTCGGCTGGTTCTCTATGAAGCCGCGGGGGTTGTTAAAGGTCCCGACGGTGTTCACAAAATCATATGTGTGTCTGTAATTTCCTAGGATGGTTGAGCCGGTCGTGAGTTTGATATTCTTGATGTTGACCGGGCGCTTTGCCACAACATCACGATAATAAACCGCCTTCAAAGCTGCAGTCATCGGATACGCTGGGTAATTCCCGGGAACGTCGGGATATCCGTTCCACTCTGGCCATGGGTAATCGGCGCCGACCATTCCGATGGCGCCTGTGAATGTGGCATCGCAAGTTCCGAGCAAGATCTTCCATGCTTCGGGGCGCGTTCTCCATGTATCTAATGGGTGCGTAGAACTACTATAGTTTACACGAACGTGTCTCGACTGGTGTCCGCCAACCACATGCTCAGTAAATGGTCCCTGCAACGGCTTTTCCATATCTGGTCCATAAACGTCGTTATGGAGGTTAGTTATTTCAAAGCTTGCTGTTAATCTGTCATAAACTTCTTTCTGGTATCCGGTCTTGACCGACGAACTGATGAGATTGAAGGGGAACACCAATGATGATTTGAGATGTTCATCGCTTTCTCCGACTTTGGCGCGACCATGATTTACAGTAATGTACCTCTTTATCTTTTCTATCGGCAGTTTTGGATCGTTATCGTATGGGAGCGCAACCAAATCCTTCATAAAGGCTATTAAAACATTTTGAGGGACAAATCGCCCGCCGGACTGGTCTACTGGACCCGCTGGATGTAGGGCAGCGTATGTAAAGTGTATATTTTTGTTAGCATCAAAATTTACTCCTCCCTTGATACTTCCGCGGGTGTCGTATTTTTTGTCTGCTGTGACTTTGAATAACTTCGAAAGGGTGTTGATCTTAAACGCGTTGCCGGTGTATGTGTTGTTCGTTTTGTGGTCGTAGAAAGTCGGTGCAGATCGACTCATGTGAGGTGCAGAGACAATAACTTTTCTAAACGTTTCGCGTTGGGCATCAATGATTGCTGCCGCTGCGGCGCCTACAAAGCGTGCGGCAGAGATCTCATCGGCGGAGCGAATTGCGCGAGTCTTCCAGAAAGGAACGTGGCGAGTTGTGTCGCGAGGTGATCGAGGAACAGTCGTGCGCTCTAATTTTGCGTCCCACGCGGATTCCGCTTCGCCCCCCACAACTCCCACAAGATCGGGCACTTGAGCATCGAGAGTGGGATATTTGGTTTCGTATTTCGAGCGATCTAGCACGGTTGGTTCGATTGTGTTTAGCACTCCTTCTACTAAGTTGGAAGATGCTGGAACAAGCTGAGATACAATCTCTGTGATGGCATCATCAAACCACTTATAGTAGCCTACAAATTTCTCAACATCGGTGACGGCTGTTACTCTTCTATAAAATGCCTCTCTTAATTTCTCCAGATTTTTGTATCGATCTCGATATCGATTGATGGGAGCGCCGATTAAGTTATTAAAGTCGATTACGCCGGCAAAAAAGTCAAGCATCTCGTCAGAAACTGCTTGCTGTTGGCTCTTCTCCAAAGTATAGATGAAGTCGGGTACTGTTTCAACCACGCCGAACACCTCGTCATCCTTGTCTAAAATTTGGATCATGTCAGACGAAACAGCTTGCTCCGGATCAATGAACTTGAACACGTTTGTAAGTTGCTTTTGGACAACTGCTTTCTCTAAAGGCGGGAATCCCCAGCCATAACCACCGTGTTGATAGCCCACCACCTCTCCGAGCCAGCCGTAGTTGTCTCTCAATAGCGCAGAGCCAGAGCTATAGTCTGTCACATTAAAGTATCCGCCGGCGTTGGAGCTAGTTAAGTTGTCAAATCTCCAATTTAATGCGATAGTGTTGGCGTTTGTTAAGTCTAAGCCGGCATTGTTTGTATCTCGTGGCGCGATCTCCCGATAAGATCCGGAAATTCCTGCGTTTTCTAAGTCGTAAACATGCTGATCTAGGGAAAGGTTGTCTAATACTTTAGTCCAGTACTTTATGCTGCTGAATCTCACGTCAGACGGGTTTAAAACTGTTCCCGTAAGGTTTGTTCTGCGTGCGCCGGCATAAACTCTCTTCGCGCTATGCAGGAAATTTGTGCCGCTTAAGTATGAGTTAGCTGCGCTATAGCCGGCTGGGTAATGAGTTGGGGCGCCCATCACACCGGTAACTTCGAATGAATTTCGAACTGTGCCAAGGATAGTGTTGACGCCTCGGAATATAACATCATATGGATAGTTTGTAGTTGATCCAGTCACCATTCCATCGAGCGGATAGCCTCTCGGCTTAATTCTTACGGATAAGTTCCATTGCGAATCATCATAGGCGCCGGGGAAAGTCGAACTGCTCAACGTTGGTATCGGATGAGGGGAGATTGAAGAAGTTAATAAGAATCTTACATTCTTAGAATATTCTGCGTCGCGGACTGCAAAGATTTGGAAGTTTGTCTCGTCGGAGGCTCTCAGTGTGGTTGCTGAACCACTCTCGTTTGTGATACTACCCGTTGTAACTTGGTATAATCCAAACAGCGATGAGGAGATCCACGTTCTATTAAACTTGTCGTTAGTGGAAAAGAATTTTGGCAGCGTCAGCGATGCCTCGATAGTGGCGCCGTAGCGTGCTTCTGCGTTATAGGCGCCGGCGGTGCCGCGTGATGCACTTATATATCCAAGAGCCTGACCGCCTCTAGAAACCGGCGTGGCTGTTCCTGTTAGCGCCTGATAAACAACCGCATGAATATTGCCCGACTGGTTAAAGTCTAGCGATGAACGATCCAACATTGATTGTTGCAGATTGTTCTTTAGTTGATATGTGTTGTCCCGATTATAAACTTTTAGTTTAAGGAGCGAGTCATCGAGGTTGAAACATCTCATGACATTTCGAATTGATTTTTCGGTGCCCTTAGATTTGTATATGTTTGTTAAGTTATTATAAAGATTGAGGTAAATGAGATTCTTGGCGTCGACCAGCTTGCTTTCAAAAAGTTCTTTCTCTGTTCGACTCTCAAATTTCTCTAAAATCGTAGAATCCACAAATATTTCTGGCGAATATAAGCCAAGCGACTGTGGCAAATGGTGCGCAAAGGGGTAGGGTCGATGAGACGCTGTTGTATAAGTTGTCTGACGCAGCGCTGGCATCTGACTGGTCAGCAAATACATTTTGTCGAAGTAAGCACCCATGATGTGCGAAATAATCTTTAAGTTATCATTGCCTTCATTTTCGTGCTCTTCAATAACCCACGCCGGCGCATAATTAATAAACGAAGAATTGTTATTTGAATCATAGAACGAACCCGATTCCAACAAATTAGTTTGTAATGTTGATACATCTGTATGCTGCGAGCGCATAATCGGATCTGGATCTTCCCGAGAAGCGGCTGACGCAGATACAATCGCAGAACCGGTGTTTCGAGAGGTACTTGTGTATCCAGTCCAAGCGCCGTTAGTTACGCGCCCAGCATAGTCCAAAACAATGCTATCCGTGGCGGCTACAGTGGTTATGCCCTCGTTAAATTTATAATAGACACCCAAGGTCGTGTTAGAAATATCTGTGTTTACGCCGCCGCCTACGGGCACGAAGAAGCTCTCTCCAATTTGCTGCGCATTTCGTGCAACTTTCCAATAACGGAATTCGTCAAGAGACGCTGATAGCCTGCCATCGCCATTGCGCGCAGAGCTTGCAGAGACTCGGTTGGTCATCGGATTAGTTATAAGTGCGCCGATGCGACCGATCATACTTCCGGTGATCTCTCCCAAGCTTCCGTTTGTTGTACCGGGAGTTGAGAAGGAAGATGTGACGTCGTTAATATAGCCATTAACATACAGTTGGGTCTTGAGCATCGAGCCAGAATTTTGGAAGACGAAAGCATAGTGTCCCCAAGACGTTAGAGAACTAGGCGTAAGACCGCTTCCTATCGACTGAGTAACAAAGGAAGCTGATACAGTGCCGGATTGCGCTGTTAATAGGAATGGCGTTGCCGAGCCCGAAGAACCTTGAATCGTAATCGTCAATCGCCCGTAGTCTGTGTTTCCAACGCTTGCGCTGTTCCAAAGATCGAAAACAACTTCTTGCTGGGTTGCAGTAACATCGAAAGCCTCTTTCTTCAGCCAAAATTCAACGGTTACGCCGGTATCAAAATTAGCCTTTAAGTTCGATTGTCGAGTGCCTTTACCATAATCAGTTGGCAGGTTCTCCGTAGTATAAATGTCCGTGTCATATATGTTACTGTAGTTAAACTTGTTCGAGTAAGCGTTTGGCGATTTCGACACCAATGTGCTGCCGGCAGAGCCTGTTCCGGGTCCACCCTTGAACGTGATGTATTCGTATGAGCTTGGAGTACCGTAGCCATCCGAAGTCATGTCGCCAACACGGGTATAGCCGGCGGGACTTAAAACCGCATAACCAGTAGACTTCGGATAAAGATTGTCGAAAACATATTTCTCGACCCCCATCAATCCATTGTAAAACTCGTTCTTTTCAGCTTTTGAGCCATCGTAAGGATAGAAATCCAAGATCCTGTTCATCGCGCCGCTATAATAAAGATAAGCCGAGCCATACTTAGCGAAGTTTTCTGGTTCCGCAAAGTCCACTTGCGGTACAAACGTATTTTGTTTCAATTCAATAGCTTCCGCATTTCGCGCTGACTCTATTGGTTCGAAAGTTTCTTTCTGGTTTTTATAATCGGCTGACTGTAGGTCTCCTACGGTCTCGCCAAAGAGTTTCTTAATACTCATAGTCTTCTACTCGGAACTTAAATGTGTCGTCTTGTTCATTCCACGTGCTGAGTTCGCTGTTATAGAACGCAAACTTGACCGCGTATTCATATCCGGGTTCCAGTAGTTTCATGTTCAAGTCAAAGTAATTTCCAGACACATCGTAGGATAGCCCAGTTGCATAATTTGATCCAGTGTTGTGTCTGATCGCTGGGTATCCGTCCAGCACTCGATATACCCGATAAGATGCGCTTTGAATAGCAGTCGTTGCCACGTTAGTATTGGCTTGTGTGTAAACTGTTGGGCTCCAGTTCTTATCTCTTACATAAAGGTACATGCGTGCGGTCTCATCAGCCCTATATTCGTTCTGAAGATTGGTGATGTTGAGGTAGTGAATCGGTGTTCGACGCGTCATTTCGCCATCTTGAAGTATCGGCTGGATTGAACCGGTAAAGTATTCGGTGGTGCCGTCGTGCCAAACATCGAACAAGTGTGTGATTGATGAAGAGGCGATCCCTATGTCGCAGGAGTAGATGCCGGTCGAGACATATGCGCCGGTTATGTTCTTGACGCCGGCGCCGATAGGAGTGCTGGCGGCAATGGACGACAACTTGGAGCCGGTTGGGGCAGAATTGTCTGAGGAGCCTGAGTAAAGGCTCACATAAGGATTGCCAGTTCCGATGTTCGGAATGTTTACCAAGCGACCGCGGACGTAATTGTAAAGAAAAATGGTGTTTAAGTTGTCGGCGGCAGGCGCTAACGATGAACTATAATGAAAGTCTCCGCGTTGGTCCTGCTTGGTGTCGTCCCATCTCGCTTCAATGCGTGGGCGCTTAAACCAATACTGTGATCCTCGCGCAAAGAAGCGCTTTGTATAATAAGATTTGGTGGCGCCATCGGTATTGTTAAGGACGCTGCCGCTGTTCTCACCATCGGAACCCGAGAAATACGCTTCATATGAGCGGGATAGGTGTACGCCCACTCCGTAGTTTTCATAGGTGCCGGCAATCCAACTTTCGACCAAGCCGGTAATATCTACTTCTAGATCTTCTAATCCGGTTTCAAACGACTGCTCAAAGAACGGATAAGAGCCGCCTGTCAAATAGCTTCCACCAACACTTTGCCAGCGAGAAGCATTGCCGCCGGCTTGAGGAACAGAGACGGTCAAATAACTCAAAGTCCCGTAAACACTAGTATCCGTTGAGGAGCCAGAATTGCTAGCTGTAACATAGACTGTGGCGCCATCGATATTAGCTGAGAAGCCACTCTGAGCAGAAGCTGTGGTTTGAAATGCGCCGGCGATGGCGGCTGCTGATCCTAAGCCGTTGATGTCGACTCGGATCTCCGTTCCGTCTGCGTCTGGGAGTGAGTCGGCGCCGGTATTTTTAAACCAAAAATTGTACCGAGTAGACGTGTTATAAAGCTTTACATAGTTTGCGCCGGCGCCGGCGGCGTATTTTGTCGGATCACCAGAGCCAAACACAAACTTGGTGATCTCGGGGACGTCCTTACTAATTCTGTCAATCCAGTTGGCGCCGGTGTTGCCCTTCGTGTAATCTTTGTAGCCTTCTAAATCTAATCCGACGCCCTCTTCCCATGACTGTGAAACAGCATGAACTACAAGCTTATAATCGCGCGGTGTTGTCTTGGAAATCTGAGCATTATATAAACTAAGATAGAACCTTACACTGCCACTGGCAGGCACCAATCCACTTGTTCTGTCGGCTGAAATTCCTGCAGTAGGAAATTTGATTAGCAATCGCGATAATTCTTGAGATCCTTGTGCGGCAGAGCTACTGGGTGTCTGCCTTCCGTAAACGGAGAAAACCTCCATAACATCTGCCATCCCCATATTGGAACCAGTTCCACGAGTCGATAAATTGGGCTGATAGGCGTTAACAATGGTGGTATCAGCAGATGCTGTATATTTTCTAATCATGTGTTTTCTACCTGACCTTTCCTCTGATATCTACAGAAGGGTACTTAATCTGAAATATGGCGTTTGCCGGTGCAACTAGCGATGAACCATCTGGCGATAGGTTCTTTTGAACATTAAATGCAACTGAAGAATAACTTCCTCCGAGTTTATTGTGTAGTTTTACCGTAACAACGTCTAAGACACCCTCAACTTGGCTGAGTGTACTATAAATACTGCTAATTGACATAGACTCGGCAATGAAGAACGACTCTTCGTATTTTGCTGTCAAGGCTAAGATACCGGCGTTTAACGTATCGGTGCGGTTTGCGCCGGGTGCAGTTTTGATAACGAAATCAATTCCTATATCGATAATATGTGGATCGAGAATGTCCACAGTGTCATTAATCATTCTATACTGTTCAAGCCAAGTTTTTAAATTATTTTTTATGGTTGCGTTAGTTTTTGTAAGCATTCCAAAGCTATCCTCCGAAATAACATACATATTTAAATTTCTTTTAAGGGAATCTTGGTCTTTCTGAATGCAAACTCTCTTGAGAGAACCGTACTTCCCCGGCATGCGGTAGGCTAAATTTTCATAATCGCTTTGAGTGACTGCTCGATTTTGAGTCGGAAACGTATCAAAGATTCTTCGCTTGATTTCCGATGTTGACGGTTCGGCGACGCTGCCGACTATGGGCGTCTCGTTAGAGACTTCCGCGGAGTCGATGACCGCTTGAACATTGAGCCCGCTTAAGCTGCTCCGATCTTCAAAGTCAAATAACACGGTGCTTACGCTATTTAGTGACCCCACTGCAACATTTGAGTTGGTCGGATTTGTAGTGCGATAGGTAATGGTTAAAGTTGTGTTTGCTGGGCAAATTCCATAATTCTTGTTTTTAGACAATCTCGTTGGATCGAATGTGGTATCCGTAACATAGCTTTTTCCAAATACGTCAATTGCCACTTGTTGTGGGTTGGCGACGACATTCGATTCTGCCTCATTGCCGCTCCCAAACTGCAGGTATGTGTCTGCTATGTCCCGTTCTACGGTGAATTTTCTAGATACCAGCATTGGCTTTAAAATGGATGGGACGTTGTCGCTCTTGTAGTTCTGGTTAGCAAGCTCTTTGAATACCATATCTTGAGCAAGATACTCTACTTCAAAATATTGATTTCCTTCGGAATCGAACACTGAGATGATCTCTGAAATATCTGGGGATGCCACTCGGATACGCTTAAACCTCTCAAAAGCTCCCACCACAACTTGTTCCTGTGAGAATCGACCGGAGACTACGTTTCCGTAAGCTTTGATGGCATAGTAAGTGGGGGCGCCGGAGATGCTATCCACCTGCGATACAACCACTTGGTTAACTGGTTCGGAAAACGATATATTCTCTGTTAAAACAAAGGACAGCCCGTTATCAGACGTAAACGAACTCCCGCGCAGCATGGTGGGAATATAGCGAGTGTCGGGTCCCATTCCAGTTGTGGTAGCCGGTACCTGAATGTATACAGCTGCTGTGCCATGGGTCGAGGGTCGACCGGGATTTTTATATCCGAGAACGCGACCATGGCGCACAACATTATTAAGCTGGTATGCTGTGTCTAGAAACGACTCGTTTACGTTGTAATCTAGATATAATGATAGTTGATCACCGACATACGCAACCGCATCAAGCATCAGGGCTCCAAATGAAGCTTCGCTAAAATCTTGAAAATTTTCTGGGTAGTATCTTTCTGCCAGTTGCAGCAGGTCTTGCCGGATGCCCTGATACTCTCTGTGAGTATAGTTAATCGGTAAAATTTTCTTCTGTTCGTCAGCCATCAAAAAAACCTCACTATTAAATAGTAAACTCTAATAAATCCTCTATTCCTATATTGGGTATTGCATATCGAATATGAACAGACAGCTTATTTAAGTCTGGCTCCATACCAAAATCAATTGCCTGAATAGAAACAGACGGCATATAGAGAGAGGTTTGTTGTAAGATCTTGCTCCTAATTTTTTCATGCGCATCCTCGCTATAGTTTAAAAACAAATACGTTCTAAGTCCTACTCCGTAATTTGGAGTCATCACGCGCTCTCCAGGATCTGTGAGTATCAACATCTTAAAATTTTGCTTAATTGTTGTTGCCAGAGTTTTAAGCATAGTAAACCCGTCGGCTGAGTCTTTTGTCAGCGGCAGGCTAACTCCTATTGAAGCCATGTTTTAGTCCCTCTTATCATAAATACTCACTTTTTGCATAATTTACCGTCGGCATTGAAAGGATTAGTCCGGCGGCGCCATTTAGCCCATCCACTGAAAAGGTTCATGCCGGCGGGCGGTAACATAGCGGTTTTGAGATTATTGATCCAAACTCTAGTAAAATCAAGACCCTCGCCATCTCCTTCAGAGTTGAAATCTCTAATATTATAAAATGCTTTAAAAACTTTCTTAATGCGGGATTTAGATTTTCTTAACAAAACCTTATCCCAATCGTCCCACTCTCGGATCCCCCATGTCCAATTTGAAGGTTTTCGGTCATTTCCGAATTCCCAACCTTCATTATAAGAAAGCCCGGCGGGCTCTCCTGTCATGGCGTTTGGCACAGCGTTAAACATCATGCCGGGTTTGCCGGAGTCTTCTTTATTCGCGCCCTTCGCGGTGGTTAATTCTCCGATAGAGGGCAGCAGACCCATATCGTTATAAATCGCGAGAAGCGACGTAAATTTACTAGTGCTGATTACGTATCGCGACAGTGCTAAGAACGCAGGATCCTCTTTGAGCATTTTTATTAAGCAATAGAGGATATTGCTGTCGCCAGTGAACTTTTTAAACGATTTGACAGGAAGATCCAAAGCGTCCATTTTAACTGTTGTCATGCCATATGTTTTGCCTTCGATCACTAATCCAAGTTGTAGTCCATATCGCACTCCCATGTGCCCCTCTATTCCTACTACTTTTTCATATTTCTCGTTAGTGGTGGGATCAGTTACCGTTGAAGTAACTGTCTTAAGTGTGCCGGGATAGATATCGTGCAAATTGGCTTCAGGATCGTTGGAAGTAATTTTATTGTAGGCGGTTTCTACCATGTACCTTTCACCATTGATCTCAATGAACTTTTCAAGCTTAAAGGGGGCGCCGGCGGTTGTGGTTCCCGAGGCGCGATAATCGGCAACGTCCCCAATCGGTATGATAATATTGTCCGCGTATACTGTCAATTCTCCGTGAGGAGTGTCCGAGTGGGCTTCGCCCTGCATGTAGATTACATTGCCCATTTCATCTTCGGATACATGATAGTATCCAACATAGTCATGTCCCTCGGGTTGCGTGGAGAGTTCTCCGCCATCGGTATAATATGGACCGGGGAACTTGGAGCCGTCTTCGTTTGGATCCGGATTCTCTGGTGTCGGGAGTTTTTGGATTTCTGGAATGATTTCCTTATCTATATCAAGTCCCTCACCCCCGGTGCAGAAACGTTGCATAAAGTAATAGTCCATATCTTTATACTTTGGCACCATTCCGACAGCTTTCAAATTATCAACAAACTTTTTGCCCATTACATTCAACTCAGTCATCACGAGTTCTTTCAATACAATTTTGGCATCCTCTTCCGTGGCTTGGATTGCTTCAAAATTCTTTTCGGTTCTCCAACTATCGAGAGTGTCCCATGGCCATGCTTGGGCTTCTCCGGCATCGCGAGCAGCGTCCAAATCATCTGACCATGGATAAGTGTAACGCTCTTTCATGTCATTGATTCGGTTCAATGCATCGATAACATGCGCAGGTGGGTCCTCAATCGTTGGAGGATCCGCATCGATTCTGCGGCTATACATCTGCACGGATTGCTCTAGAAACGCATACCAAAATTCGTCGTCCTTAAAGGAGTTCCAGAATTCCCAGCCGGCACTCTGGGCATCTCTAAGTGACGCTTCCATAGACTCTACTACATATGCTGCATAAATCGAACCAAACGTGCTAGGGAAGGTTGGGTAAAACGTCGTGGTCGTTGCTAAACTCTTAAGCAAGTGAGTGCTGGCAAATATCCGGCAGGTGGCTAAAATAATTCCCTCGATGCCTGCCCGGTTCGGGCGCATCAAAATTCTATTGTAAGGAAGCTCCATCACACAATCAGGGTCGTTCTTGATTCTTTCGTCTTCTGGCATTAAGGAGTATGCTTTGGTTATTTCCTCCTCGATATCGGCGAAGTCTATGAGATCGGTTAGCTGTGGCTTACACGGACTTAACTCCGGGAACAATACTTCCACCATTCCGAGCCAGCCGTCGCTCTTTAGCGGTTTAATATAAAAGGGAGGATTGGCGTATGAGCCGCCGTAGGTGGCTGGATCTAGGTAAAAGACACGGTTCTCGCGGGTGCTAGTGCCACGAAGCTCCTTGTGCTCCATCCTGCTGTATCCTAAGATGCTATCGTCGCTTGTGATCTTTTTCAGTTTTCCATCAGCGTTTGGAAGATACCCGTCGCCATAGGGAGTGCCACCCACAGCCGCGCTCCCATCTTTGAGGTATGCTTGCCCTCTCTTAAGAACATATTCGGTATCCTCTACGGTCAAATCGTCATATTTGGCGCCATAACTCCAAGAGGGAAGGTTGCCCACCACATCTCCAGTTAATTTGGCTACTATCTCTGTAATAAACGAATCGTAAAACGTTTTCACGTCTGCAATATCCGGTTGATCAGCCGGATTGTCCGAGCACATCTCTTGCAAAAGGAGCACTTGGGGTATATACCTTTGTTTCGTACTGAATGCTGACGCAAACTTTGGATACTCTGACAGATCTAGGTCTTGGAGAGTTGATTCGTGCGAGACAAATTCATATACTCGATCTTTAATGAGAATGTCTTCTATGGTCCCTCCCTCGGTGATCAGATCCACGAGAATTTGGGCGCGGGCTTCTTCTTCCTCTTCAATCTCCTCCTCGGTCTTTCCATGTTTGTTGATCGGAGCGGACAGCGGGTTTGTTACACTTACGATACTCATTCTTACGTTGTCAGATTCTATATTGTGGATGACGCCATTGGTTTCCTCTAGATCTGACAAGTACATGTTTACATTAAACCCGTACGAGAAATACGTTTGGTTTTTCTCGGCAGATGCGGCGCCCATGTTATTATCTCTAAACTGTAGTTGGATGTCGGTATGATCTTTTCTGCCAGCGCGTGTTATTTTAAGCTGTTCGTTTTGATATTGAACTCCGAACTTTACATTGTATCCATAATCAGGCATTGAGATGAGGTTAATATCCGGGCGGCTTCCCCACATACCATCGAATCCTAAGTCTTCGAAGCTCCTGTAGAATACTTCGGCATCCTGCCAGTCGTTGTTGGAATCAAAGTTCGTATTCATCTCGCTCATCGATTTGCGGAGCCAGCCGGCGACCAAGCCGGGGTACTGACCTTCTTGTTTTTTCTTCGCCGGTGGGTCTGGGAAGAGGGAAGCCCACCAGTCTCCGTTGTCCTCGGCACCCTGAGCCACAACAAAGTCGACGCGGTCGCGGTCTCTATATGTTAAGCGATGATGAGCAGTTAAGGGCATACCGTTCGTATCTGACAAAATCATATTAATGAATCCCCAGTCATCGTCGCCGGCAAACAGCCCTCCATTTCCAAGCATATCTTGTGAGAAATCAACTTTTACTTGCTTCAAGGTGGCATCGAAAAGAGCGCCGGCGCCCTTAACAGTTTCCTCTGCTTCAAACGGAATCAATCCATCATCGCAACCGGGAGAAGATACCAGAGGGGGCATTTGGTCGGCGATAGCTTCTCCAATACCCTTCTGCAAAACATTGGCAAGGTCTTCAAGGTCTTCTAATTTTTCGTTTTGCATGTTGTCGAACATTTCCCGACATTGTGTTGGGGTTGCACGACCCTCTAATAAGGTACAGCGCAATTCTTGGAAATTATCTAAATCTTCTTCAGAAGCACACAATGACGGGTTTGCTGGCAATGCTCCTGTCTCTGGCATTGCTTCTAGCATATCTTCCATGGCGGCTTTGACGCTTGCCGGCATTAAGTTGCCCATGGCACCGAAAAAGTCCGCAAAAGCTCTTTTGTTGCGCAGACCATTACGAAACTGAGGGTATTCATATTCGACCAGTCCGTCGGCGACTTCCAAGAACTCGTCCGAGGCATTCCCTGTGAGGGCATCATTCAGTTCTTGCGTGGTGACCGCCGACGATAGGTCACCGGCGAAATTCATAACTGCATTTTTGTCAGCCAACGCTGCGCCGCCGACACCCAATTTGGCAAACATGTCTGCTACGGTGTCTTCAACTTGCTGCTGGGATGCATCTTCTCCGCAGAGTGCGTCGCGGATAACGTCCGCGAGTTGTGTTCTGCCGGTCATCATGCCGGGCAACGCGGTTGCTACGTCGCCTACGACTTCTAAGGCTTTACAGATCGCATCTCCTAACATTTGACATAGCTTGACAATGATTTTGATCATTATGCTCATTACAATTTGTTGAATAACCATTTTGAAAATTTCAAATATTTTCTTCTTCAGGTCTGCCCAGTCTGGGATCCAACCAAAGGGGTTGTTAAATCCCGGAACGACGATTCCATTAATATCGCGGCAGAATGGCAACTCGATGCTTTTGATGAAATCCATAACGCTTGGCTCAAGCATCGGTGGACCCGGGCAATCAATCAAGGCAATGATGTTGGCGATCATTTGAGCGCCGGGGTATTTATTTAGCATATCCACGAGACCAAGTAGGTCATCCATATACTCATCCAACAACGCAGCTACATATGCCTGCATAACAACGTTTGTTTGGGCGCCGCGGGCGTCGTCAGCTTGCTGATATTGTTGCGCCAGTGTTCGACGGGATGATGAAGCGGGGCGCTCTTGTGCTTTTTTCTCAGCATCAATGGCTTCTTTGTCTTTCCATGGTACTATAAACTTTACTTCTCCAAAGAAAGGGGTGTTCTCTGGGGCAGTGGTGCTGTCTTTGTTCTCAATGCGCTTACTCGCGTCTTCACCGCCGGAGCCTGCTTTAAAGAAGTCACCTGATTCAAGCTTCTTCTTCACCATTTCGTGCAGTTTGGCTTGTTTGTCAGGAGGTAAACCAACGAACAAATCTCCAAAGTTGGTTATGTTCATTGATTCCAGCGCTGCCTTTGCTACACTAGCTAATGCTTGTTCCAGAGTCAAGCCCTTAAACAAACATTTGATTGCATCCAACATCATGTCAAACAAGCCGCACGACATGACTATATCGAGCCCGCCTTCGGACATCGAATAAAATTCGTCTAACACTTTAGAATCTGAACTTCCAAACATTTTGACAAAAAAGCTAGATGAGGAAACTTTGGCGGTACCCATTGATTGGCAGAATCTCGCAAAAACTTGATCGTCTTTATTGAGCTTTTTGTAGGCTTGCTCTTGTGCCATCGCCCACATGCTTTTTTTATTTTTTTTGTCTTGCGGCTTTGTCGGATCATATAATATGCCGAGGTGATTTTTTGCGTCGAGGGCTTCGTTTAGATCCTTTTTGCACATGTTTTTATTGAAGGCATAGGCTAAAGCATCTCCAATACTAAACACATCATCTAAAATGTCTTGACCAAGCTGTTTAAATTCGTTGTCTAGAGCCTCGACCACACAACTGGCGGTTGTAAGAGAGGGATCGTCTACCTCTTCGCGAGGATAGTTAAACTTGGCAATTACCTTTGGATACGTATATTTCTCAATAATCTCGGTCCACGGCGTTTCTACGCGGGATGTGATCGATGCTTCCAGTTCTTCGAGACGTGAGAAGTATGCACAGGCTGTGGGATCTTTCCAGTGCTCATTGTTTGAGAGTGTCGCCAGTGGTCCATCCATGTCTTCAGGGTCCATCTTCCATGTAATGGGCGCTTCGGGGCAACCCTGTGCGTATGCGCGCAATTTTACAAGCTTATATTCTTCACTAAATGTAAATTCTAATTTGTCTACCCGGGTCTTAAAAAACGAAATATCACCAACGCCAAAAATATTATAGTCTTTTTGATTCAACCATTCATCCAAAGAATTGAGTAAGCCCCACATAGTACTGCCGCGATCCCCCAATCCATCTCCATAGCTATCAAAGTGACCGGTCGTAAAAACTTTTCCTGTGAGTGGAGCCTGATCAAACACAAAGGTGCCCGATTCGACGGCACTAAAAACTCTATAGTAGCGACCGTATAGGTGCATGGCGCGCCGGAAAACATTTAGCTTGGGTGCAATTTCATGTGCAACATAGGTGACCGTCCTAGGACCGGCTTCTTCTTCTTCGTCCTCATCATCATTTATCGAGTCCTCCAGTGGAGCAAAATGCTCGTAAGGGATCGTATACAACAGTTTTACACGCGATGCCGCGTTTGGCGCGAGGTCATATTTTGTATATTGAATTACCTCAGACAAGAGTTCTTGAGTGTATTCGTCATTCTTCTTGTTAAAGTTGTTTAGTAGTGACTTGATCGCCGATAACTCATATTCTTGAAACATCGACTTTACATAATCAGCGTCCGTCGCAGAATCGCTTATAAGAGAAGCGTAATGCGTAGGAACTGTTACTTGAAACGTGCAGTATTTATCGTTAAACCACGGCTCATCGCGCTTTCTTTTCTTCCAGTTTGGAAGAACAGCGTTAGGGTTTGGTTTACAGTCGGGACAATTTTTTACCTCCTTGAACTCGTCGTCTTCGGGACAAGCGTCATGAATGAGATTGTTGTTCCTATCCTGCCATTTTAAAAATTCAGATTTTGCCATTTTGTTTTCTTTTTATGTGGAATATACGTTTCTACTCAGGACGTACTTGTATCCAAAAGGATACGTATAATTAAGTTCCCAAATGATTTTGTTAATGCGCGTGTGCCATAGAGAACTCTGAACAAACAGAAGATATTTCAACCCAGCATCTAGTGCTGCTGGTTGGTAGTGGGAGTGCCATATATTCGCCCCAAATAAACTGTTGGTCTTAAGTTGGATGTCTGCCATTTGATTCACAGTGCCTATAAGTTGTTCAACAATTTCACCCAAACCTCGGAGGGCGTCTCTGGTATTTTCGCCGCGGGCTACTCCTTGCAAATTTTTAATATTTTGTTTGGGAAGCCACTTGGTGGCTTTTATGACTTGTTCTCCATCATGGTTTCCTGCGAGGAGTTCAATCTTGGGTGCCGGCTTTTTATTAGTGCCGCCAAGCGTGTTTTTCTCTCCGCTGGGTCCAGCTTTAAAGGCAAATGAGCGACCGGTCACAATCTTCACGCCCTCTTTGCCGATGACACGAATCCCATCAGCTTTCATGGCGATTGCGGAGCGCTCTTTCATAAGACCTTGTTTCCCGCCGGCGATGCCAAAGTTAAGGTCAACGTCCGTAAGTTGACTAATATATATGCGGGCGGCGTCGTTTGTGAGATTCGGCTCAACGACGGAGCCCGGGGTGGGACCCTTTCCACCGCGTGCAGCCGAGCTTCGACCTGCTACAATGTCGATGGTGTCGCAAGTATTGGAACCTTTTGCGCCCCAGCCACTGGCTTCAGAGGCGGGTCTGTCTCGTCCAAAAACAATTGCCGTATTGCCGCCGGGACCAACTTGCATTTCATCTGGTGCTGCATTAAAGTTAATCGTAGGCTTAAGAACAGGTGTGTGGCTAATGCCTGCGCCTTGCGGGATGAAAGAAGCTTTTGCATCTCCCGTTAAAGCACTCACAGTTTTTTGATCTGCCATGTTTAGCAGATTTTCAAGCGTGCGCGCTGCAGCCTCTTTTCGTTGTCCGGCTAATAGCTTCGGATCATAAATGGGTTTTTTACTTGACATGTTTTATATTCTACCTCGAATAAATAGTTTTTTGTACAAAAATTGGTTTACTTTCACAACTTTGGAGGAATGCTGGCTGCATATCCTAATGCGTGATCAGTGCGTGACTTACGAGAGCCCGCGGGGCAGCCGGGGTTTTCAACTTTTAGCAAGAACCAATCCGTATATTTGGCGATGGCAGCGGTGCCGGTGTCGGTGAAAGAGCCTCCATACTTCTGCAGGCGCCACGCCATGAACTTTATTTGATTGTCACCGCTAGTAAGTATTTTATACGCTTTGTCCGATGCTTGTTCCGGCATTGTAGTGATGCCGTGGTAGGCTAACATCTGTCTGCCCATCGCGCCGGCGCGGCATGTATTCATTTGGAAGAAGCCATGGGCTGCGTAGAGGGTTGTGCGTTCACCCTTCTTGCCGCCGGAATAGCCCCATCCTTTCATCATACGGGCGGGCTCTTTGCACTCTGGATCCCCAGATATCGTGGGCTTGAAGTTGCTCTCGTGTGCAACATTTCCCATCATACCGTATATAAATTCATCACTAAATTTGCTCGTAGGAAGGGCGGCGCGCATTTTCTTGAAAAAACTAACATGGGCAGCGGTACTGTGATTGGCTGTTGGGCTGGCGGCGACCGCTGACGTGTACGGCGGTCCGGGCTTGTGGCAGTCTCCCTTTTTCTTGCTCCTTTTGGCGACTTCGGATGAAATATCATACACCTCTCCTAATTGTGTATGATCAAACCCTTTGAACAAAGCCTCTAAGCTTGATTGGCAACTTTCGTCGGAGTCAGCCAGTTCAACCGACTCTAGGGTTTCAAAATATGCATTTTGCAAATTATATTTGAAATCTCCGGTGGATAAAGTCACCCTTACTTTATCTCCTATTCCCGGGACCTTCCCGTTATAATCTGATCTTGAGAAAAAGCGGGTGTGCCACGATACTATTTTTGCTGCGCAGCCCGGCTGTACGCCGCCTTTTGTTTTAATGGTCCAATCCTGACATGGATCTGGAAGGGTTGAATGGGGTGATGGGGCATCCATCTCGTCCTGCAATATTCTTCCCATAAAGACAATTCGGGTTGCTGCGGTGGCGTCGACTTCCCATATTGCAGAATCGGCATCCGAAGCAGCCATTACTGTTTTAAAATCGTCTGCACTCATTGGAATAGGGCGAGTTAGAACCCTCACGATGAACGTCGTGCGGGCGCCATAAGCATCATATGCTAGAGTTTGGCGCGTGGCATGCGCCTTAAACTGACTGGCGCCAGCCGGAGTGGACACATTCGATTTGTCATGTTTTCTTTTGCTCATAATTACTCCGCGTTTCCTACCTTCTTCCAGCCCTCAGAATCACTTCCAGACCAACAACCCTCTTGATACTTCGCAGTTCCTTTAAAATACGTAGTTCCCGGGTATTTTTTGCATTTGTTTGGCGGGTCTTTCGGGTTAACTCCCGATGGTTTCCAGCCTGCGGGTATTAGTGGACCGCCGAAAGTACCGTGTTTCACGCCTGCCTTTTTGCATGCGGCGCACTTCTCATACATATCTCCATTACAAAATGTCGTCATAGGACACAGTGCATCGAAATATGCGGCGAAACCTAGATTTGCGCTTCTGCAAATATAGCCTTTCCAACTGTTGAAAGATGTTGCATACTTCCAAAGGGCATAACAGCCAGTTATCTTCTTTCCGCCTTCTTTGGACTTTATCCACGCGCCAACTATCATACCAGTACGGTCGGCTCCGTGTGTACAATGAACCAATGTGTTTCCTTGTTTAAGCACTTTATTTGCATGATCTACAGACTTCTTGTAGCCGTACCCCATCTGCCCGCCTTTATGCGCGCTGGTGCGCTGATATTCCATACCTAATCTTTTTGCATATTCTTTCTCGACGTCGCCGCCCACACAAACTCCCTTGGTGCCTGATATGGTTTTTGTGTGTGGATCGTAACCAATCTCGTCATTACCGTTATATTTTAAAATGCGCTTGATTTTATTGGTTTTCTTCATCCACAGTAAGTTCCCGAGCGTAGGTTGTGGACTTCTCCAGTTACTACCTACGCTATCTGGGATCTTGCAGGCGCACATCGAGCATCCCTTTGTGGTGCTCTTACAGGTCTTCATGGCTTTTGAGCGAATTGAACTCCAATCTATTTGACTAATTGGGGTTTCAGCTTTGCATTTATCATCGCTTTTACCGGTTTCTGGGTTAAGATCCTCCGGAGGAATAATCGTGCCCAAGTTTTTGTGATCGAACCCCTTGAACAAGGCGTCGAGGTGAGAGCAGTTAGCGGCGGGCGGTACAGCGTCACCTGCCGCCTCCAGTGTGTCAAAATACGCATATTGTAGGTTATACTTAAAAGTGCCCGGGGAAATTTTAACCTTTACAAGGTCGCCGATCTCAGGTACCTTTCCTTCGTAATCTGATCTTGAAAAAAACTTAGTATGCCAAGATACTATTTTTGCTGCACAGCCGGGGTTTGTTCCTACCGCACTGCTGCATGGATCCGGAATCGTCGCGTGTGGTGATGGGGCGTCGTCGGGCTCAATTCGCCCCACAAAAACAATTTTAGCGGCGGAGGAACCCTCCAGAAGTACGGCGTCGTCGCCGCTAGCGCCCATTACTGCTTTAAAATCATCAGCACTTAGGGGAACAGGTCGCGTGAGCACGCGGACAATAAACACTTCTCTCTCGCCATAGATATCATATCGATCTGCTTGGCGCAGAAGCTCATTATCCACTTGGCTAGCCTCGTGGGGGGTCGAAAATTCAGACCTTTCCCATGCACGAGGAACCTTAGTCGACATTTGGCGAGGCGTCCCCTTGAATTAAATCAAACAGACTGTTCTTGTCTTCGTCAGTCAAGATAGGAGAAGTGGCAGAACCTTTCTGTCTAAGACCTATTAATTTTACAAGTTGTTCGTTGGAGCGCTGGAGTGACTGGACGTGTTGAGCAGCGACGGGACTAAGATATCTGTTCTTCTCGGCATCAATTGAAATTTGAGTTGCGATCTCGTTCAAAAATTCTCTCGCTACTTTGCGATCATTGCGAATGTTTGTTAATGCTTCGTCAATCAATAAATCTAAGTCCTTGTTGCTCATAATGTTCCTGATTCCCAATCTCCTCTAAAGTATTCATATTTCTTTCGAAATTTCTTTAGCGAGTTTACAATTTGTTTAGTGTTTAGCCCTGTGATCTCTCGCAGGTATAAATAAATAGCTTTTTTGTTGAAAATTTCGATGTCTTCTTTTGACTCAAAGAGAATTAAAATGGCCTGATAAACTTTAAGGTCGTTTTCTTTCATTTGCGCAACATCCCACGATTTAAGCTCCGTGTAGAATGATGTCCAGAATTCATTCTCCTCGCGCATGGTTACATATGATTCACTGGTAGATAAATATTCTTCTTCATAAGCTTTAGAGATGTTGTCATAATCTACTTCGCGCTTATTGCGCTTTTGTTGGCGCTTAACCTTGTGGATAAACCAATTTTTTGTAATAACACTAAAATATGAAAAAGCTTTCGAGCCCTTGCTTTGATCATATTTGTCTAAAATCGTCATCAGCCAAATTTTGCATTCATCTCTTAGAGAATCGCAATTGGGCAAATTGGTAAACTTATAAGTAAAGACAATCTTGTCTACCATCTGATCAAAGGCAGGCTGGATCCATTTGATGTATAGTTCTGTTCGCTCTCGTGAACATTTAGTTTGAGCATATCTTATTATTGCGTCTTCATGCTCTTGAGTGAAGTAGTGGTTTTTGTTACTTCCTCTCTTTTTCCGGCGCCTACGGGGTTTCGGGGTTGGTGTCGTCATCTAATTCCTCTTCATCAGCGTCAGCGTCTTCAGACTCAGGTCTGTCAGCTTCTGTTAGTGTGTAAATGTACTCAAAGGTTTCCATTTGCTCATTGAAAGAGGTTGCGTGTTCCAAGAGGGACTGTATAACATCGTCGCCATAAAACATCTCTAAGCTGTAAATGTCGTCTAAGTGACGAGTAAAGGAGTTGATCATCTCTGAGAGATCTCCCAACTCTTCTGATACAGAAAGAAGTCTGACAATCGCTGCTCTGGCGTACACCATCAAGCCAATGTTTAGAACAATTGACACGAATAGGGACGCTGATAAAATTATTTCAAGACGGCTCATGGGTCTCCTTCAGAGCCTTCTGTTGCTCTTCTTTTAAGATATCTCTGTTTTCTTCGATGTATTTCTTGGTGAGTTCTCCCACTGCTGACTTGTCTCGAAGAGTTTTGTTGGCTTTTTTAATAGCAAATGAATTCGTAAATAGCTTTTGCATGCAGTCAATAGACTGACAGGCAGAGCACTCGCTATGTACTTCTTTTATTCCGTGAAGAACAGTTTCTGTTTCTCCACAGTTTTCGCACTCGTATAAGTAGCGCGGCATTTATGTGACTATCTTTTCAAGATCGTCGCTGGTAACAGTGCTGTCGTCGCTAAACCGTACTGTGGGCGGGTTAGTCACAACTAAGCCTTCGTTTCCTTCCTCCAATTCAAATCCCTTAAGAATCGGAACGATGTCCAATTCATTAAGCAAGGATTCTTGGAGCGCCATCATTACAGCGCCCAAGGCTTGGTTGGATAGTTTATATTTTGTAGTGTTGTTCATTGTTTTTCCTTTTTATTTTTCTGAAATAGCTCTTCCGAACATGGAGAGCCAGTCCTTTTCTTCTCTAATTTGTAAATTCTTGTTCCACGCGCTTTCTAATACGCTTGGGGTGATACCGTTTTTCTTTGCAAAGTATATTAAACAGTTTAAATCTTTAGGAAAGCACGTACCACCGAAACCTAGTATACCATCAGGTCCCGGAACTTTTAAGTGACTATTTCCAATTCTTTGATCTAAGAGGGCTAAATCCCTAACTTTATTGTAATCTGTGTCAATTATGTCGCAAATTTGTTTTATCTCGTTAGCAAAAGACACCTTGCATGCGAGAAAAGTATTTATAAAGTATTTAACCATTTCGGCAGTCTTCCAATCCGTCTGTTCATACTGCTTATCGGGAAATGCCTTTTGCATCATTTCGACACAAGCGTCGGTGTGCTCTGTCTCTCCACCAAAAATAACCCGATTACATGTCTTAAAGTCTTCAACAGAGTTCCTTTCGGTTAAAAATTCAGGACTGAATACAATCTTTAGCTCCGGGTTGGCTTTTGTGAGGTTTTCGCAGGTGCCGGGAGGTATTGTGGACTTGATTATGACGATATTATCGTTATACCAATAAGAAATTTGCGCCACTACATTATAAATAATCGACAAATCGCACTGACCAGTACTTTTCATGGGGGTTGGGAGCGCCACATAAATAATATCAGAGTTGTGACAGACATCTCGTACACTGCCGCAAGTCGCTAAGTCATCGTTTTTGTCATATACGGCGATTGGATACACATCTTTCATGTTTTCGTAGATTGCGTTTCCAACGAATCCTCGTCCTATTAGTCCTAATTTCATGATATTACCTTATACATGTATGTTTATTATACCACTCTTTTCGAAAAGTGAAAAGATTTTCTTTTCGTTATCGAAATCATGACCCGCTGTCATGTTATAATTGTTAATTTCGTCGAAATAGTGCTTCTTTACGTGCGGATCGTAAAACGAAAACCCGTAACAATCAATCTGAGTGTAAAAGCGGAGCGCCATCAGTAGCCCTATAAAGCCGTTTGTAGCCTCTTTGCCCCCATTTAGCTTGTTTCCTAGCTTATAAAAGTCTTCATGAATGAAATAAACCTCATTTTTTTGTCTTACTTTGTCTAAAATGTGGGTTTTTCGCCACAATTCCCATGTAGGATCGGTCTTAAAAACGATGATTTCGCCCTCTATTTTGTACAAAAGCTCCCTATCAAGCTGCGGATGTCTCTCTTTTTGCTGCGCAAAGTAGGCACTATTCTCAATATTAAGGATACTGTGGCAGTTCATGAGGCGGAAAGTTGTGCGCGAACCACAATGTTTCTCAAACGATGTGGTTTTGGCGCCATTAAATCTAATCACATCGTCGCTAGCGTCAATAGCTGTACCATATTCATTATCTAATAAATTGCCAGAACTCCCAACGACAGAACACCCGTTGCCGGGTGTGAACTGTTGCTCTTCCATTACAAATGGAGTTTCTTTTATCTTATTCAATAGTTTCATTGTTGTCTGTTGTGGTAATAAATCGCCATCCTATCGCGAGTTTGCGACTTGAGAACGCCACCACCGTGCCATGCGTCGGTGTTTAAGATCAGCAAGTCTCCGACCGATGCGTTAATATAAATTTTGTCATCTTCTGAGTATTTTGATTCGTATATATCTTCGTAATCAATAAATCTATGAGAAAAGCCTTTCTTAAAACTGCTTTTGTGCTCTAACAACGTCTCTCGAACCTCTTTCCCCTCTGGGTGTGAGCCTGGTATAACAAATAATGCTCCATTATCCTCATCGGTCTCCTGTAACATCACGGCGTATTTGAGAGCAGGGTAGGGATCGAAGTGTAGCCATGAGTTGCGGGGCACTTCGTCGGCGTCGACAGCGTGTGACTCGTGAGTGGTGAAAATTTGCATGAGCTTTCTGTTGGGCGGCGGATAGAAATGATTAAGAAACCTGTCTAGGTGCTGATCGGCTGCAATCAAAGAAACCATTCGAGGAAATGTTTTATAGTATTTAGGGTTTATAATCCGCATCGATTTGCCGGTTTCGTGGACATTGTGCTTCCGGATACCGCCATAACCGAATTCGACGTTTGTGAAGTCTGGGATTTTATCATATACTGCAGATAGCTCAACGCGCACACTGTTAACGCTCTCGGCATCAAAATAGCCGAGTACCTTGAGGACGCCATGCTGCTCATAAAGTTCACAAGCGTTTTCAAAATTACCAACAAACTCTTCTTTAGTGATCTGAAACTCCATTAGTCCCCCTTAACGATTCTATAGCTATCTGTATCATAATGTGTTGTGGAAAACTCAAACAATTCCGAGTCTTCAAGAGCCACCATTTGGTGTCTAAGTCCACGATACACATGAAAGTTGTCGCCGGCATTTAAGATTAATTGTTTGGCGTTACCAAGATCATCTTCCTTAGAATAATAAATCATCATCTTTCCTGTCTGCAAATAAAACACTTCGTCTTTGAGCTTGTGGTAGTGCCAAGAACACCGCTTGCCGGCATTGAAGAATAGCAGCTTTCCGCAATACTCTTCATTGTTCACAATCCAGCGTTCCCAACCCCAGCCTTTGTCGACGTGCTTCATAGGAAGTTCGTGTCTATTGCAAGCGCCACAGACGATGTCCTTAGACTCATCTCCCATCTTACTTGGTAACCCAATCTTGGTAACCCAATACGGAGTAGCCAGTTTATCGCGGTGTACTTGCTCGAAATCGTTTAGAATTTTTTCGCCGGTACCCATGGCTGCATCAATAATTCTAATGTCTCTGACGAGCCTTATGAGACCATCAGGCTCAATAGATGCGGCTTGGTCGGACCCATACATGGACCGGTCCAGAGTGATGTGGCGCTCAACAGAAGTGGCGCCCATTGCAACAGCAGCTAACGAGATCTGCAGTCCTTTCTCGTGACCGCTATAGCCAACGTTCTTTGCATAGCGCCGGCGCAGCGTGTGGATCATATTCAAATTAGCGGTGCTATTATCGAGAGGATAAGCCGACACGCAATGCATTAACTCAAAGGGGCAATCGTGCTTCTTGAAAATCTCCACTGCGGCATCAATCTCTTCAAGTGTGCTCATCCCAGTAGAGATAAATGTGTGTTTGCCTTCGCTGGCGATCTCTTCTAACAGCTGTGTCACAGTAAGCATCGGCGACGCGACCTTGTTATATTTAAGATCGTATCGTCTCATAAACTTTTGACTATTGAGATCCCAACACGACACAAACCATTCGATGCCGTTCTTGCGACAATAATCATTAATATAATCAAAGTCTTCCTCAGAAAACTCAATTCCCTCTTTTTGCTGGAGGTACGTTGTACCCCATGGGCTCTCACGGGTCTTGGATAAGGTGTCAGGATCATACACCTCATGAATATCCCGTTTTTGAAATTTAACTGCATCGGCGCCGGCAATCACCGCTGTGTCAATTAGCTTCTTCGCAAGGTCGAGCGAACCATTATGGTTGATGCCCGCCTCAGCAATTATAAATGTGTGTTTCATATTGTCTCCTTGAAATATTTATTAATTTTAACATACATAAGTTGTGTTTTATATAACTCTCTTTATAAACTCTAGATCATCATAAGTGTCTATTTGGTAGCTTTCGCCTAAAGGCATTTCAACCACCCCAATCTTGCCTGAGAACCTGAGTCCGCTATCGATGAGGTGTCTTTTGGTGGTTATATAAAAAGAACCATTTTCAATATACACTTCGGGGGCGTCTTGGCGGCGGGGTCGCTTATGAGGGTCCCACCCGATTGGCTCCGATGGTAGTGATTTGGTCCATCTTGGAATCCAATGTTGAATATATGCACTAAAGACCGAGTCGTATTCAGCCATCATAGATAGTCCCTCGTTGATATATTTCGCTTTTAGGAGCGGCGATGTGGGCTGGATAAAAACTAGTTGTTCAAACTCTACCGAATTAGCGAAGTGAATGAGCGCGGACTCAGATGTACTGACGTCTGCCGACAACTCTGGTGGTCGTCGCAATACTTTAGCGCCGTTTAGGGCGGCGATTTGGGCTATCTCATCATCATCTGTGCTGACCCATGTTTCGTCAACCTCAGATTCAAGCGATGCCTTAATCGTGTAATGCAATAATGGCTTTCCATTGACGTCAACAACATTCTTGCGATAGATGCCCTTGGAGCCGCCGCGAGCTAGTATAACAGACACTACCATACAGTTTTGCCTCCATCAATAATGATATTTTCGCCGGTCATATATGAACTGGCATCTGAGCACATAAACATTATCGCGCCCTTGTATTCATCAATGTGAGACATTCGACCCATGGGGATGATGCTTGAAAGCTTTTTGTTGAACGCTTCTGGATGGTCGTTATATACCCCTGAAGGGCTTAGGGCGTTGACGCGGATGCCGCGGCTAGCGTAATAGGTTGCAAGATACTTCGTCATGCCGATTACTGCCCATTTGGCTGCGGAATATGTAATTGGTTTTACGTTCTGCTGGTCTTCTGCCAAACCCTCTTGGCGATAAAGCCTTTGGTCAGGTGCTATGACGCCCAAGTCGGACGAAATATTCAATATAACTCCGCCGCCATGTGTGAGCATCTTGTTGGCTGCAGCCTGCGAGCACAGAAATGTGCCGTTAATGATGGCGTCGATTCCCTCTTTCCAATATTCTTCTGTCATGACTTCAAAGCGAGATTCGGGTGTGAGTCCGGCATCTTTCTTTACTTTCGGATCTTTCGCGGCGTTATTAATAAGAATATCGATGCGCTGATGCGATTGGATTACTGCGTCAATTGATTCCTTATCTGTCACATCCATATATGTTGGAAGTGCTCTCATGCAGTCATATTTTTGATTTAGTCGTGTGGAGGTTGCTTGGGCTCTCTCATAGTCGCGATCAGAAATAATGACATTTCCGTTTTGTTCCATAATCGCTTCCGCATGTTTGGGACCAAGCAGTCCGGCGGCGCCAGTTATAAGCGCAGTTTTCCCAGTTAAGTCAAATAGATTTTTCATATATCTTCTCTAAAGTCTTTTTGTGTCTTAAAATTGTTTCAAACTCATCGCCGCCTTCGCGGGCAGTTTGAAGGGTATAATTCTCATTATAACCGCTTTTCCTCAAGAAAGCAAATATTTTATTGAAATCCGTGGATCCGGTGCCCGGTGTGACGGTGTTGTTGTCGACATCTCTATCTTTTAGGTGCACATTATTTATTTTATTAAAAAACATCCGCAAATACCGCTCATGATTAACTTGCATCGAAGTCATATTCCCAGTGTCGTATGTTAAATAAAAGTTGTCACGCAGATAAACGATATCTGCTATCACGTGAGCGATGTTTTCTATCTCGAATGAAAAATTAAGTGATGAATATATCTTTCCTATTTCAGTTATCTCGCTACAGAATATATCCCGTTTTTTAGTGTCTGTCAAGTCTGAATCTTCTAGAATTGGAATTGTTACGTTTTTGACGTTATTTTTTAAAGCTGCGTCACAGATTGGAAGAAGACTATCTTTCAGAAATTGAGCGTCTGCTATCCTGTTATCCACAAGGTTGTCGGCGCAAACAGAACTAATTGCATACTTTGTTAAATCAGTATCAAAAAAAGGATTGTTGTAAAAAGATTTGTGTGTCACAATCCACTCTATGTGTGTTAAACCAGCAACGGGCAGAAGAGTAAATTCTCTTTTCCAATCAACTGGGCATTCTTGGAAACCCTCAATAGGTGGAGATAAGCGCCCTTGAATAATACCAATATTCATTTTTGTACTTTCCCGCTCCATCCGTCCCAATCCGGTATAATAGGATAATGCCCGTTTGCTATATCGGTCACTGAAAGACCTTGGGAACGTATAAACTCACCAAGCCCTCCGGTGTGTTCCGGGTCCTCTAATTTATACCCATTCATACACAATTGACCAAGGCGTTCTTGTCCGGTATCTATTTCTTCAAAACCGGTTCTTGTAATATTTCTAAATCCTGCAATGTGGAGCATTTTTCCCAGCATTTGTGCGCTCCAACATGTACAGTGAGTTATCCCTCCTATCACGCGCCCATCCGGGGTAGCAAGATATAGATCACAATCTGTCGAAGTATTGTCGAAATTTCTCATAGGGTGAGATGTCACAAACGCAGCATTAGCGATAGCGTCGATGCCAAATATTGCGTACGTAAACGGAACTGTCCCTATTTTCCAGTCAGCGGGCTTCATCCACGGCTCGCGAGTCTTCTCGTGAAACAATTTATTAACAATGACATCCATATCGGGGCACAAAACTCTAATTTTTCCTCCGGGTTTCGTTTTCTTATAAAGCTTATGTAAAACTTGTGGCGCATATACAAAGGGAATATGTTCTATGACGTGAGACATGTATAGATATTCTACGCTATCATCTTCTACCGGCAACTCATCTAAAATAAGATTGAAACCCTCTCTTAAATCAAGGTTCGTCCAGCCGTCCATTTCGCGTTGTCCACCGATCTCAATTTTCATGTTGCAATCCAGCCGCCGTCAACAGAGATAGTTTCTCCTGTGACATAGCTAGCCGCCTCGGACGCAAGGAAAACTAAAATTCCTTGTAGCTCGCCGGCGTGTCCAGTTCTGCCGAGGACCGTGCTCTTATTGAGCCTTTCTAAGATCTTAGGATCTGGTGCATTCGTAGCACTATCGAGATTGGGGAACGCGCCGGGGGCGATGGCATTGCAGCGCACACCGTGCTCTCCAAGCCACGTTGCGGTGTATTTGGTAAGATGCACCAGCGCCGCTTTTGCCGCGCCGTAGGACGCAGGATTAAACGATGTGGTGCCTTCGTAGAGATGCGGGCTCGGCGATACGATGCCGTACATGGAGCTAATGTTAATGATAGAGCCAGTCTTGCGCTCTTTCATGTGTTCTCCGATAACTTGAGTGGCGAGCATTGGCCACCATACTCCGGATTCTAGTGAACGCATAAACTTTTCTTTAGGGATGGTGTCCAAACGACCATCTTGTCCGAAGCCGGTGTTGGGTCCGAACTCGTAGGCATTATTAACGAGGATATCCACATCGTGCTCTGCCACTATTTCTTCAAGTGTTGTTTGGAACTTTTTGTCATCATAAAAGTCGACGAGTTTGTAACAAGCGCGACCATCGCCATATTCAGTTTCGTATTTTGTGGTCTTGTTTAAGATCTTGTTGCCGCGACCTAGCAGGATAATGTTGCAACCAAAATCCAAGAGCGCCTTGCAAAAGGAGTCTCCGAAATAGCCAGCGGCGCCGGTTATAACAGCGGTCTTGCCTTCTAAAGAAAAAATCATTTTATTTCCAATCGTTAGTGTTTAAAGCTTTATCGTCGATGAACAGGTCATACTGGGGCTTTCCAAGCTTAAGATCGTGGTATTTGACACCCCAGTCATCTAACTGATTTCGTGTGGTATCAGTCCAGTCGATTCCGGTGGTTGTTCCCCGTGCTGTCCAATAAACAATTGTGTGTCCGTCATCATAAAGCTTATTTGCTTTCTTGATGTTTTCCACAATTGGTGTGCTCTCAGCATAATCACGAGATTCCGAAGGCTGTGCGATGGTTTCATCGATGTCAATGTAAATAATCATACCCTACGACTTCTGCCACCAATGCTCGGTGCCAATGTACAGCGCTGTTCCCTTATACGTTTGGTGAATCTTGTCCATTAGATCGTGTTCAATTCGATAGTCGTCGCATGCCTTGCGTGCACCTCTCCAATAACCATAATCATCACAGATAAAATAACCGCCTTGAATAAGCTTTGGGTAAAGTGCCTCAATCACCACTTTCGTAGGCTCATACCAATCTACATCAACTCTTAAAATTGCAATTTCTCCTAATTCTTCACCGCCTGTTAGCATTGTCTCATCTACCCAGCCGGGATACACTTGAAATGTATCTTCTTTTAGTTTCATTAAATCATAACACGTCTCATTGAAGTCGTCAAGATTAAAATTGCGTAGTTGGACGTCCTCTGCCATTGCGGCGGTGCCGTCGATCTTTTCTATCGCTTCTGACATTCCTTCAAATGAGTCAAACACCCAAGCTTTTCTGCCTTTTCCTTCTTTCTCGCACATATAACCAAAGAGGGCGCTGATGCCGCCTTTCCAGCAGCCGGCTTCTACAAAATCACCCTCGATTCCTGCTTCGATAATTTCTTTGGCTTTATCGAACGCATTGCGGGCGCGCCATTCAGGACATTTAGTTCTATTCTGCTGGGGTCCTATGACACTCCAAATGTGGTTAAAGTCTTCTTCTGTGAATATACTCATTTCATTAATTCCTTTATAAATATTGTCATTTGTTCTTTGCTGACGATATCAGCAGTAACCCCATTACCTGATTCTACATTCCACGGGACTTCTAAATAGTGTGCCGGCAATCTAAGGTTTAGCTCGTCAGTGTTGATCAACTCGCCGTCGAACTCGTTTCCATCTTTATTATACATCTCTTCAAACAATTGTTTAAGCTTTGGGATAGTTTTTATTTCACTTAGTTCCGCGGAAAGACTCTCAGTGTCTACTATGAGTTGGCTGCCTGCGTTCTCGGCTGCTTTAATCAAACTAAGATGGATGTTTTCATAATCAGTAAATTGGGCTGAGTTGGTGTCATTTAGGTGATCTCTTCCACCGCCTAATAGTCCTGCATAACAAACAACTGGGAGTCCACAGAGAAGGGCTTCGTGAATTACTCTAGATTCTCCCTCTGCTGAAGAGAGCAAACAGAAGGCTTTCGACGACTTATAAAAGTGAGCAATAGTTGAAGGGGAGATACCCAAAAATCCCAACTCGGGGCTGAGGCGCATTAGCGTAAATGATTCCCTCTCCTTGCGGTTAAACAATTGTTCGTATGCTTTTACAATATCTACAAAATGAGTCTCTCGTTTTTCATTGTGACACCCGGGCACCACCAATAGGACCTTAAGCATGTGCCCCATATCATAAAGCTTTCTAATGGCGATCAGAAACTGATCAAGCCTTTTCACATTCGCATTTCTGGAAATGTTGATAATATCCCAGTATTTAGGGATTGATTTATCTTCAGTAAAGTAGCTCGGTGTAAATGCTCGACTATTGTAGGGAATTCGATACGGTGTAGCTCCGTGGAACGATACCGTACTTTCTGCTCCCATGCAAAAATCTTGATATTCCTGCTTGTGAGCACCGCGTAAATTAGCCGCAGAACCGTAATGAACGCCGATGTAGTATAAATCGCGCAGTTTTTCAGGGATATAATTAAAAATATCCATTTCTTTGTGGGTGATCACAAAGATACCTTTTTGCTTTGTTTCTTTGTTGTACTTTTTAAAGATGTGTGCCATCACCTGCCATCCGTTTTAATAAAGTGTTCGGGCACAGGCTTTGTGAATTCTTTTTCTTCAAGTTTTTTAGCGAGACAGCAAATCATGGAATCGTTGGGGATCATTGGGACGAATGGGGAGCTTTCGGATGTAAAGATTAATTCATTTTCATCGGCAGCTTGCAAGTATGTGTTCCCGGGGCGCATGATTTGCCACCTGTTTCTATTTTTCTTTGTGTGTGTCCCAATCAGCTTTACTTCAAATCCATTAATCGGATAAATCTCTGAGTAAAGTGCTGGACTAAGTGAATAATATCCACGACCGTAGAAGCCGGTCAAATTTCCTGTGTGTAACACATAGCCACCGACCTTAACCATTTTCATAATGTTTTTAAAGACGGTTGCAACGTCAAAGCAACAGTATAGCGTACCAGAATCAATTACCCAATCGTATTTGTTGTGAAACTCTTCCGGTACATCGTTGTTTAAGTCAATCAAATGTGTCGGATCTCCATTAATATCAAATGTTTCAATGGTTTCGAATTTTGCGGCTGTTGCAAAAGCTTCGCGGCTTGGAGGATAGTGGTGTTTGCAGTCTCCCAATATTGCGCATGAATTGCCGGCAGGATCAAAATCACGAATATGATTTATTAACTCAAAGTCTGCTATTTCAATTGACATTGTTTTTCCTAAAAAATACACGCGCCGTTGGCATACGGGCGATTCATGGCGCTATACACATCGATAAAAGGCTTGAGACCCTTCTCATCAAAAATATAAAAGTTTTCAATGTAGCTGTCCCATGCGCTGTATCCCTTCTGGTGTTGTTCAGTATTGATAGACTGATAACAATTCAGCATTTCTTTCTTAGTGGCTTCGTCAACTTTAAGTTGAACAAAGAAGCGCGGCGGTGTTTGAGATAATCTCTCAGTTAGCTTGTGAGCCTCAAGCTCGCATTTTGCTATCGATATTAAATGAAGCCCTTTGTCTCGGCGTGCATCTGGCAGTATGGGGCAAAGCTTCACATACGGGATCGGCATAAACGAAAAGCATGCAAAAGGGACTTGGTGCTGTGCTGTGATCTCTCGCATGGTGTAGAATAATTGCATGTGGTTCATGTGCGTATGCTCGTCGCCATAGTGAGGGTGTGTAATCACCAAATCTATCTCACCAATTTCAAGACCAAGCTCTTTCAGTCCGTCGTTGAAAAATTGAGGAATCTCTTCTAATGCGATACCGCCCTTTTTGGGCAAATCATGTCCCATGATGGCATGTGCTGTTGGTTTTGCGATTTCCATCGCCTTTTTAAATTCATCACAACGATGCTCATCGTCGCGACCTGTGATACACATAACATAGGTTTCGATATTTTCAAATTGTGACAGTCCCGAAAGAGTGCCACCAGCCCACAGGCTTTCGTCGTCTGGGTGAGCTACCACAAATAATACTTTATTCATCAAAATACCTCAAAAAGACATCGACTGAGTTTTTAGACACTTTTCTAATCTCTTCTATCAATTGTAATCCATTTAATTTAAACCAGTCTTCCGAACATGCGCCAATAAGTGCCTTTTGTGTCAACACTTCGCAGTTAAGCATTTTTGCTTCAACGATGATTCTGCAACAGGTTTCTAAGTGTCCTGTCATAAAGACAAGTTTCTCATAAGCTGAGAGCTTCTTTAGAAAGTTGCGGTGGTCGCGGTCAGATATTAGCTCATATGGGATTTCTTTTTTCTCACAAAATTCCACGCATTGGAACTTCTTCTTGATGGGATTAGACGAATCCATAATCGCCGCTAGTCCATTCTTCTCTGGTTGAGTATTCAATTCTACAAGGTAATCAAGGTCTTCGTCTCGCCAAACGCTAGCACCAATTTTGTCTACATTCTCTAAGCCAGTGTTCTTTTTAAAAACGTCTAGAGCCAACTGAGTGAGGCAGATGGTGGCGCGGGCTTTGGCGAAAAACTCTATATTTGCCAATTCACTTTTAGGCGCTGTAAAATTCTTATAGAATATCGGGTTACGCTTCTGCAAATACTTGTGATCATGTTCGTATATCACATACCGATTATTTTCCATCATATGCTGCTTGCTCTGCGGTGATAATGCGACAAAGTTTGCCACTATAAAATTAGCATCTGAGTTCTCACTCAGAAACTCGGGAGTTACGTCGCGGCAATACATCTCTTCAACTGAGATATCTCTTTCCTTAAACTGCTGGAGGAGCGAGAAATCATTGAGTTCTGCTCCTCCGGTAAAGTCTTTATAGAAAAAATCAGCAACCAAATAGAACTTATTAGACATTAACCATTTCTTCTAACTCAGATAGCCATTCTTCGACTTCTTCATCAGGTTGATATACGTTTGATACAAACTGCTCATAAAGTTTTTCTGCAGCAAATCTCTTTTCTAGTTGTTTGGCATATTTGGTACATGCTGCTTTGTGTTTCTTGCTGTCTTCGCCAGTGAAATCATTATAACAAAGCCTCATTTTCTTTTTAGCGGACTTCTCGCGAGCATTCGCCCACATAGACTCGGCGATGATCACCCCGTCCCACACCACTTCTTGAGGTACTGGTTGAACGTCATATCCTACATTATAGAAATGTTCTTTATCGTTTTCGTCGCAAAGGAAATCCATTTGTCCAGACCAACCAACTGTAACCACTGGAAGCCCACTATAGGCTGCTTCGAAGAGCGGAAGACCAAAGCCTTCGCCGTGAGTGAGGAGCACAAATGCGCTCATGTCGGGGTGCTTGTAGAGGGCATGCATCTCTTGATCGGTCATATCTCCGTGTAATAGGTATATCTTACACTTTCGATCAGGAAAGCTATTGCGCATGGTTGCTTGCAAGTCTCGATACAATCGGTTACGATCTATTAAACAATTGCGAGCGATATTTGTTTTAAGGACAAACCCTACATCTTCATCATCATGAAATTCTTCTAAAAACCATTTAAGTGTGTTTTCTAAGTTTTTTCTTGGACCAAATTGGGCGACACACAGAAAATTAAACTTGGTTGTTAACTCTAAATCTAGTTTAGGTAGCTTTTTGTACTTTTTAACCGGATAATTAACAACCTCTATTTCCTTATCGGGGGAGACCTGTAGCATTGCAGGCTGTCCAGTACGAGTGTCCGTGCCGTGGTGTACGGTTTCCTTGAATCCAGTTTTCGAGTGCTCCGAAACCACAATTACTCTATCCATTATGTTGGCTTTATCAGCCCATAAGGGAGCAATCCGATTTGTTTCAATACCGGCAGTGTAACCAATGTTAACAGGTGCTAATTTCTCCCATTCATTGGGGATAGTAACTTGCAGGGACATGTCAAATTGGGCGCCGCTTTGGAGGTGAGCTATCGTTTTATGGACGGTCGTGTCAATCCATTTCCTTTCTTCGCTGGCTTCACTAATCCATGAGGTTTTACCCCAGTTCAAAGGCTCGATAAAAATATCAAACAGATCTTCTCTAGATCTTAAAGACCGTAGAGCAAAGCGAGCTTGCTCGCCGTAGCCAGAACGCGTTAATAGCGGTCCTTTTAGTAAAATTTTCTTCTTCATTATGCCACCTCCAACAGTTGCCATGTTTTATGATTTTTGCGAGTGTCCCATGAGCCGTGCTTCTCAATTACTTCATCAATTGTTTCAATCCAATTTTTTTGGAAGCTTTCAAAACTATAGTTTTCTCTCACGTGCGCCATTCCTTGAATAGACATTTTCTTATATGCTTTTTTGCTAGCATTTAAAGCTTTCTTTAGGGTGTCTGTAAATTCTCCCTGATTCATGCGGTCTTCATAGATATAGGGTACCTGTAGGGAACCAATAATTGCTTTACTTGAGGGCTGGATCCCCCAGCCAAACCAGTCTTTCCCGTTTGTAACCTGTTCTTGCAAGCCGCCTGTCATATTAACAATGATTGGCGTACCGCAGGAAAGAGACTCAAGAGTAGCTAGACCAAACCCCTCCGCATCCGCGATGTTGATGGTATAATCTGCTACATTGTAAAACACTGCTAACTCTTCTGGTGCTACTTTCTGTGTGGACAAAAGCACTTGACCCTCATTAATACCTAAATGATCGATTAGGTGAGGGAGATCTTGCCCATGGGGATCCCTAGCGTCTGTGTGCATGAGCAACGTTGCTTTGTCGTGCCCCACCTCGTCTAAAAATTCCTTGAACCACCAAATAATAGTGCCGCTCTGCTTTCGGCGAGCATTTCGGTTGTTCCAAAAAAACAATGTCTTATCTTGAGTTGTCTTTCCTTCTCCAAGAACTTGTTTGCGAACATCTGCTATTTTTTGCATGCTTTCAGGGTCTTTAAGTTTTTTGAATATGTCTGAATTCACAGCATGGGGAAGATAGCGAGAGGATACTGTCGGCGCAACCTTCTGAACTATATCATGGGTAACCTTTGAGATACAGACTACTTCGTCGGTAGACCTATAGAAATCACCATTGAACATCGGCGCTGGATGATTATCCCAGACATGGTAATAGACCATGGGACATACGGCACGTACTTCGTTTTCCATTTCCCACAGCCAACCATAAAAACGCGGATCGGTCATAAACCACAGAAGATCTGGCTTCTCTTGCTGCAACACTGAGCGGATTGCTTCTTCGGTCCCATAGCCGTCGACGGGATAGATCACCCAGTCGGTGCCATATGGCTCAACAGAAGTGGGCTCATAATTATCGTGTTTCATTGCGCCGCCCAAACAAACAAACTTGTATCTGCCGGTTTTTAGCATTGTCTCAATAAAATACTTGGTTTGAGTGCCGACGCCCGAGGGCGAAAGCGGATGGTCAGAAAGGACCAAAATCTTCTTTTTTGTCATTTATTCCTCACGGACAGTGTTCTGTCCTATAAAATTTACACCCGTATCCCGCTGTGCAGGATAACTTGTTCTTAATATACCGCTTTTTCTTAATATTGTATAGCGCCATATTTAAAGTTTTTAAAGCATTCATTGTTTTTTGTTCTCCAGATGTAACACGGAAGAACTCAACACGATTTTTCTTTGCTGTTCTTTTAAGTAGTGCGAAATGTGTTTCTACATTCTTTGGATCTACACCCATTTTCTGGCAAAAGAAGTGTTTGTACAGCGTAAGCTGATATGTCACCATCTTGTCGCTTTTCTTGCGAGAATCCCAACCCCAAGAGCAGGTTTTCCAATCAAAAATGTGGACCTTCCCATCGGGGGTCGCGACGATTGCATCGATATATCCCTTAAACTTGTATTCTTCTTCGCCTTCAATTGGTTCATAAAGCGGCATCTCCACCGCCAACACTTCATATTCTTCAAAATATTCGTTTAAAGCTTCTTCAATTTCAGGAATAATCTGTTTTCCTTGCGACCGCATTTGTTCGACAAGATTGTTATCAATTTTGACGTCATCGTCTAGTTTTTCTAAACAATCTTCGAATTCTTGAATGAAAAAATCATCGTCCACTTCTTCTTGAAGCAACTTCTTTTCGCATACAGAATGCATGGCGGTTCCAAATGCGGTGTATGCGTTGCCTTTAAATCCATCGATTCCATCGATACGAGTTAGTTTGTGGTAGAATGCGCAATGCACCCAGTCCTTAAGTTCAGAGTAAGAAATATGAGGCATGTGCCCTCCTTAACATAGTTCACTTTATATTATAACCCCTTCAGTACGGGGTGTCAAGTTTTTCTTGCTCATAAAGTTCAAATATTTTTTTATATGCTTCTGGGCTGATCTTCTTCAGATATGCATGCCCGTTAGGTTCAATATAGAAATCTGTGAACGCCGTCGCGAAATACTCTCGTAGCGACGTCGGGGCGTATGCATTGATGAACAACCCAAGGCAGTATTGTCTTAACTTATCATAGCCCACCTTTTTCAATAAGAAATCGTCGAACTTTTTATCGTATTCTACGTCTTTAAAGAAAGATTTTGGCGCTTTAAAGCCTTCAGCCCACAATATGTCGTGAAGGCGGGCGCGTTTTTGTAGAAACTCTGCCTTAATTTTTTGATCTCCATAGATTTCGTACCCATATGGACCCTCCAGCGAGTGAGCCACTTCGTGGATTATATCATCAATCATATCTTCTTCGTCTGTTTGAACATTCGAAATGTATAGGGCGCCGTCTTTGTAAGCAGCGTTAATATTGCGATCTTCGAAATCATCGAAATCACCCACAATCACCATCTCTACTTCAGAAAGCATCGCATGCGGAAGTGTGTTCTCTACTTTATTAACTACTCTTTCGATATTTATTGACGCGTCAATAAGGGGATCTTTAATATAAACATGAAGCCCACTGGATGTGTAAAAATCAGAGTTTGGCTGCTGTAGTTTCTTCTGGTTTTCCTGCAATAGTTTTATATGCATCATCTAATCCTAATTGATATCCTCTGAGAAAATTCTCTTCTGCCACTGCAAACACAAACTCAGGAAATTCTGCTGCCAGAACTTCAGCAATCATACTGACTGTGACTTCTTCTTGTTCCATTTTAGAGCCGGCATAGTTTACCATAAATGTTTTTAATTCCGATTCTTCGTTGGGTCCAAATGTCATTGCCAGCATGGGATTTTCGTGTACTTCCTCTTCTGTAATGACTTTTTCTGTTTCTTGATTCATATCATCTCCTTTAGTTATTTATAACATGATTTAATTATTAATTATAGTACTTTTGATGCAATCGTTGCCAATTCAGAGCGTTCGCCTTTTTTAAAGGTCATGTGCCCAGCAATTGGGAACTCTTTAAATTTTTCGATTGCATGCGCGAGACCATTCGATGTCTCATTGACATATACATTGTCAATCTGTTCGATATCGCCCGTTAAAACAATTTTCGTTCCTTCCCCGATACGAGTAATTATAGTCTTAATTTCGTGTTTTGTTAAATTCTGTGCTTCATCAATCACAATGAAAGCATTTGATATTGAACGACCGCGAATATAAGTGAGAGCCTCGACTTCAATTTTACCTTTTTCAATATACATTTCTAACGAGGACCTGTCCCCCATTAGAAATTTTAGATTATCTTGAATTGGCATAAGCCATGGCATCATTTTCTCTTCCATTGAACCCGGGAGAAAGCCAATATCTTTACCGAGGGGCTGCACTGGGCGCGAGACAATCAAGCGGGAATAATGATTGTTTTCAGCGCGAAGTCCAATTGTCTGTTGCAACCCCGCTGCAATTGCTAACAGGGTTTTACCAGAACCTGCTCGCCCAACCAGTGACACAATCTTAATATCGGGATCCATTAGCATGTCGATTGCAAACGCCTGCTCCTTGTTCCTTGCGTCAATTTTCCAGTCTACTATGTTCTTGTGAAGAATGTTTTTCAAGGGCGTGTGATGGTTCACAAAGCGCGCTAAGGCGGACTTCTTCTCATTGGCATTGGAAATCATTAAGATATATTGATTTGGATGCCATCGAGAACCAATTTCATCTTCGCTTATCGTGATATCTTCGCCGTCATAATAGCGATCAATAATCTCATCATCAAACGTTTCAACGATAAAGCCGTTATATAATTCTTCAGATGAAGTTACGGCGTTCTCAGAAATGTATTCTTCGGCTTGGATGCCAATTGAATCGCAGATCACGCGCATATTGATATCGCGACTTACTACAGTGGTTTTTCGGTTTTCACAATCGGCTTGAATTGCTTTGGCTGTTGCAATGATCGTGTGATCAGGCAGCCGAATATCTAAGTCAGGTGGGAATATAACATCTTTAAGGATAGAATAGGATACTACCTTAAGAATGCCTTTGCCTTTCTCTATCCGAACACCTTTTTCTAAAGAACCCTTAACTCGAAATTCATCTAAGAATCTGATGAATTGTCGGGCGTTTGAGCCTACTGAGTCTTGTCGTTTTTTGTGACTATCGACTTCTTCCAGCACCTTGAGGGGGATAAAGATATCGTGATTGCCAAATTTAAAAATTGCGTTTGCGTCCGTTAAACAAACGCTAGTATCAAGCACATAATTTCGCTTAGCCATGTAAACCCGCTCTTGCTATATTAAATAGAGCATTATGGCAAATGTATCGATACTTCATCGATCCACTGCTCATAAAATCGTTGTTGCGCCTCATATCTCTTTACTGCTTCATATAGAACGATGTTGGCGGTCTGTGCAGTGTTCAAACAAAATCCCACGCCGGGCATTGGTATGTTAATGATATCGCTGCGATTTAAAATTTCTACGGGTACACCTGACTGCTCGTTACCCACCACCAGTGCCACGGTGCTAGAAAAATCGAAACTATAATCAACAATGGATGTTGAAGCTTCGTGTATCTCTGCAGAAACGAGTTTAAGCTCGTGATCTTGTGTATAAGCCAAGAACTCTGACGGTGTAGTATGCTGTATAATTTTGATGTAGTCATAAAGTGTTCCGGATAGGGCGTTTAAGATTTTACGTTCAGGTACTGATCCTATGACGTGGACGGCGCTAGCGCCAAAGCACGCAGCGCTTCGTATAAGAAACCCAAGGTTACCGTCGTGCTGGAAATTAACACACACAAGGCTAATAGGATAAGTCTTCGCTTTGTTTTCTTTGTCATTGTATCTTTCTCTTCTTGTTTTTTCTCGGTCGGGCATTTTTCACCTTCTTTATTATTTCGTCTTCAAAGACGAATGTTTGGATATCGTCTGGAAATTCATACGGTATCGACCAATTCTTTCTTAGCATAGCAGCTTCTTCTGGTTTTGTCAAGCAGGCATCCCACCCCACATAACCTGGCCAGTCCATAGAGTTCCCCTTGCGAGGCTTGACTACATGCTTCTTTATTAATTTTACATGTATGGGGGGCATATCCAAAGTGTGTCTAGATTTAATCAAGACAATATCATTTTTTTTATACATATCTATAAGGGGGGAGCCACCTGTCAGACTTGAACTGACGACCTACGGTTTACAAAACCGTTGCTCTGCCAACTGAGCTAAGGTGGCACAACAGTCACATCTTCATACTCATGAGTAGTGCCGATGTTTTTTCCGATTTCAAATACTGATGTGTTATGCGGAATGATAAACACTTTTAGAAGATACAAGTACATCAGTGCTGCGCAAAGCATTGATAAAATTGCTTGAAAAATCCTATCGCCCATATAATAGATAGGGCGAAGATTTTAAAGTGGAGCGGGAGACGAGATTCGAACTCGCGACAGCCACGTTGGCAACGTGGGGCTCTACCGCTGAGCTACTCCCGCGAAGTGGCTGGGGCGACTGGACTCGAACCAGTAACCTCCCGGGTAACAACCGGGTGTCCTTGCCTGTAGGACCTCACCCCAATAACGACTTTTCTGCATATGACTAGGTAAGTCGCCAACCTTCGCCTGCGTGACCACCGGCGACCGCGTCCTGCTTATAAAGCGAGCAGAACAGCGCTGTCTCACGAGTTCAGAGTTAAAACGCCATCAATTGTTTGTACCGATACTTCCCAGTTGCTGAGATATGGTGACTCGGTAATGATATCACCTGCTGGAATTTGCACTTCTGCACTTAGTGTACAGAATCCACGCTTATGATCATATTTCTCAGTAGAATATTCAATGAATTCTTGATCGTAGAAATTCTCGGCGAGAGTGTCGGCAATATATTCTTCAAACGCAAAACTGCCGCGCTCATAATCATCTAAATATCCATCATCGCGAAGAGATTGCAAAACATTCCCGTTCCAGCGTGTCGACACATTTAAGCCGGGGATGGCAATAAGCTCTGCGAACGTACTTACAACATCGGTTTCCGCTATTGCCGTCTCGATTTCAGTTTCATTGTGCACAAAGACGTCTGTTCCGCTGCGATAACTCAGGGTCACCATAGCATCGTCTTTGAGTTTGAGGCTTTTAAGTTTCTTAGAAAGCGACATCTAGAAGTGTCCTCCATCGATGCGCTCGGTCAGATATGTTACATCCTTGGCAACGTTCGACTTAAAAACATTAAGTTCAGTCTTAGTTACGTGCAACTCGTCTACAAGGCGGTTAATCCTTGACTTTAGTGTACCGACTTCATTCTTCATGGTTTTAACTTGATTAATCAAGTCTTGGGTTTCTTTGCTTGTGGGCATATTTTTCTCCTTTAGAAAATAGTTATTAGCTCCCAGATGGGAAGCAGTTATATTACTTTTGATAATATATCACACAGAAAGTATCCTGTCAAGGACAAAATTACTAATTCCGTATACAATTTATAGTTAAAACTCATACAGTGCTATTGCTCTTCTAGAATTACCTATCGGAGGTCTTCCCTTTAGTTCTCTTGGGAGGCATCTCAAAATCTCTAACTTTTCGGGTTAAGTTCAGCGAACTCTCTAGTTTCTCTTCTCCGCCGATACCCCATAATAATTTTACACCAAGCTCTTCACAAACATCTTGCTCTGGAGTGTTTGATTTTCCACGATCTCCGCCGTTGGCAAAATAGGTAGGTTTAAGGCGCCGGATAGCTTCGCACACCGTCCCATCGGTATCATCAACCGAGTCTACTAATATAACGCCTTTAATCGCATTAAGAATCTCGATTCTACGTTCGAATTCCATGAATATGAATCCCTTCTTTCTATAGAGCCACTCATCCGAATTAGCTATCACAATAACGTCGCCATATTGGGCTGCAGCCCGGATCATGCGGATGTGACCGGCATGTACGGGGTCGAAGCCACCAGAGACTATTACTGTTGGTTTATCGCTACTCATATTATTTCCTTAATTAATTTGGTTTCTGATAATGTATGTTCCCGTGCTTTCATCCCACACGAGCTTTCTTCTCGAAAGCTGATTAATGGCATACTGGCGCGGGGTTATTGTGTCGATCACCGGGATCGGCTGTTTTGCGTCTATTATCGATTGTATTCTATTATTAATTATTTGTGTTCTAAAATTTTCTCTTCGCCTAAATTCTAAAAATTCAGCAATAAAGCATCCGATAACACCCAAGCAGATACCCAATGCTACCGATAGCATAAAAAACATTCATTGTGCCCTCAATTATACTGCTATCCAGTGTCTCCAGTGTCTTCTGGCTCTTCAAAGTACAAGTATCCAACTTCTACTAAATCGCCTCCGGAGGGGATCACAGTGAAATAAATAGTGTTGTCCGAAGAATCGTAATACCAATCGTGATTTAAAGAGCCATTTATAAACACCCTAATCGATGACGCAGGATCTGGCGTGTGCGTAAGCTCAATAGATTCTTTGGGTTCGATGCTGTTAGAGGCGTCGGTTACGCCGGCAGACCAATCTTCATCGCAAATATCTACAATTGTGCCGCCGAAGTAGTTGGTTGCTTCCATGTATCTGTCGCCAACATCGATAATACTAGGGGGCGAATCACACAAAGATTCAGCCGGGTCTTTATTAATAACACTAGCAATATATGTGGAACCGGGACTTCTTAGGTTAGAATACCACCATGTAAAATCGCTGACATATGGGAAGTAATTGTTGCTTTGTTCCTCTTCATCCGAAACAAACACAATTAGTAATGCCGCGGTTCCCGGGCGCATCCATGTATGTGAGTATGGATTATTAACAATATATTCGTACGCAGAATCGAAGCCGTGTTCCCAGCCTCCCCTGCACATCATGTTGTACATGTCCGTGGCGTCGTCAATATCGTCGCCGGGTACCAATGGAAAATTAGCTTCTCCAGCCGCACATGAAGGGTGGTTGGAGATCATATTCAGGCGCCAGCCTGATGCTGGTAATGCATTTAGCATGGCTTCGATCCCAGACAGCAATTGAGGATCGTATCTAAACATCGAACCAGAAGTATCGATAATCCAAAGAATGTCAACGCCGTCCGTTGCTTGTGATTGGGTGAATGAATCAACCCAAATCTCCCCATGTTCTACCGGTACTTCAACTTCTATATAAATAGGAACCTCAACATACTCAGTGGGTCCCGGTACCTCTACTTCTACTTCGACGTACACTGTCTCTCCGTCGGTACCAGTTACAATCGCGTAATCTGGCGACTGGCAGCCCGCGATCATGCTGACTGCGACCAAAAGCAGTTTTTTGATCGATTTGAGTGCCATCCCTATTAGTAGGTAGGGGTGGTAACGGGAAAAAGTTGCGATTCCTTAACTTTTTTTATTTTTCCCTCTCCATCTATAAAGATTCGATAATCATAAATGTCTTTTTTTGAAAGAACCTCTAAAATAACAGCCCTTTTTCTTTCCCCGGATAAAAACTCACTTTTTGAATCCGGGAAAGCACAATAGAGAACCCATTCATCTGTTTTATAAATTGCCATTGGGAGCCGCCGTTATGATATTATATAAAACCGCCGGCGATAAATCACAACGGTCATAAATCTTAATCAGTCTCCAGTCAATTACACAGCTAATTCTGAGGGCATATGCAATCCACTCGCTACAATACCACTTATTTCGGCGTTTTACGTGAAAAGGCAGAAACTGTGATAACAGCATGCCAATCCAATCGTAGTGACAGCCTTCTGTAAAGTCATAGAACTCTTTTATGACATTAACCTGTTGCTCAGTTACCTCAATTTCGACGAATTCCCAATTATCTTGATTTACGTGTTCTTTGTTTCTAGCAGCAACTCTTGAGGTTAAGAACGGGCTAATGCTAATCCACGTTTTTTCATCTGGCAGTATTAGTTCAACGTGGCTAAAAGGACTTTTTGTCCACCAACGAATAACTTTGTTTTTCCAATTTCCTTTGCCTCTAAAAAAAGCAACTTTTATCTTCATCTCAGCTCATAATCCCAACTATTATAGGTTTCCCTGTCAATAGTATGTATATGTTTTATTTCTTTTATTCTCCATCTTCTAGAATTAATTCTCCCACCATAGAAACTAATTCTACAAAACACGAAGGTAATGTTTCTGTGTGGCGATATCTAAACCAGAATACTGTGAGTCTATCATCGCCCGAATCAATCCATTCAAGGTCTTTGTAACCATTTCTCACAACCTCCACAACGACCCCATACATGGGGCGACCGGGCGACACCGTGATCCAATGCCTCTCTCTAACAATGTCCCCAATTTCAAATTGGAAGTATTCAACGTCATAATCCACATATTATATAGGTGGTGGAGACGGCGGGAGTCGAACCCGCGTCCAGAATAACTCTAATTCTAGTCATTCACAAGTTTAGTCATGTTTTGATATTTTGCAAACCAATATCTGCTGCGAAACTGACAAAAGCAGAACGATTTAATCTAATGTCACCCCGAAGGGCATCGTCCTTTACATTAGATGGTTTTTTGATTTTTGCAACTTATCTGTTGTTTTGCTCAAATTGGATAGAAGGTTTTGAGCGACCTCCCGATTAAGCCGCTAAGCGGACAGATTCGAAGTGATTATTGTTATTAGCAATTATATTTTGTATCTGCGTTTTAAGTCTGCTGGTACGTTTGACTACTTGCACTATTCCTCTTTGTTACCCTGTCGAAACCATTTCGTCCCCTTTTTTCTTTCTTATTTTTTTAACAATTAAGCCCATGGGTGTCCCATTGTCGGAATCAAGCCAAATTACAATTTCATTATTAGCTTTAAACGACGGTAGTGTGCTCCGCTCTGTTCTCGCGTAATTAATTTTCTTTTTGGCTGCTTTTAAGGCTGCAGCTTCTGTAGAGTGTTTACTGATGAATTCTCCCATAATATAGTGTCCATCCCACTTATATACTTTCCACATTTCTCGCTGCTCCTTTATAAATACCGGTCGGTGTGGTTTCTTTTGCTCACCACCTGCTATCCCATAGTTTAGTTGGTTTAAACCCTGTGTTTTGGAGGCACATAATTAGGCATGGTGCCACGCGTTTTACCCTAGGACCGACCGGGTTAAGAATTTCAAATATCAATATTGTATTTAGTACATGATTTCTTAAATTCATCATAAGTTAGTCCAAGAAACCTAGCGGCGCTTTTTTTAGAGTTGGTGGTTGAGATAGCAAATTTTAGTAGAGCATCTTTTACAATATACCCTGTTTGGCGCCAAATGTCAAACCCAAAAAGCCTATTATTTATATTATTGCAAGAAAGCTCCAGCTTCACAGCGATTAAGTCTTCTAGGGATAAATTACCAATCCCAACTAAAGTTTCATCTGTGAGCGAGCTTTGATCTTTAAGCTTTGTGATTATACTAGTATTAATAGAAGTTGATTTATTAGTTTTAGCTTTCATAATATAATATTATTAACTATCACATGCCAGCACAACTTTAGTTTAACGCTGGTTTTAGACTTTGTCAAGCACTTTTTTAAATTAAATTTCTAAATCAACTTCTAAAACTGGCTCTTCATCGGCTGGTACAGCGTCTGAGGCGTCTTGTTTGGCGGTATCGTAAGCTTGATTGGTGGGTTCACTAACATCGCCTGATAGCTCTCCTTCAAATTTGTCAAAGTATAGCTTCAAGTTCGCGATCAGGTAGTCATAAAATAATTCTTGGTCTTCAGGATCCGACAGTAACTCGTAGGAGTCAATAACACTGCTTTCAATTTTCTTAAAACTCTGATAAGCCATGTTCCTACCAGTTTCATCACCTTCGATACCAGCACCAAAGCTATCTCTTGGATCCTCTTCTTCTTCCTCTTCTTCAGCTGATTTTTCAGCATCGGTTCGGATGTCAATAAACTTATCATCGTCAGATGGGCTTTCATCACCAATTTCGATCTCGATTTCTTCCTCGACATCAATTTCTTGCAATTCCTCGGCTTCATCGCCGGCTTCGTTGTTTGCCATGGCAGGAGTCAATGTATTAACCACAGCATTAACGATATGCCCGCGGAACGAGTCTCTCTGTTCAGTATTTGTTGTTAAAGACTTGTAATCTGTCTCCAAAACTGGTACAATCTTCTTAAGGAGTTCTTCCAGAACATTAATTCCGGTGGACTTGTTAGGTGTTGGGTCTACATCTGGCGTCTGCGCCTCTTGTAACATCGTTCGGAATTCGTGTTGCATAAGGGCAACAACTAAGTCCTTGAACTTTTTTTGCTCATTAAGCTTTTTATCCTTGACATGACGCACCAAACGTCTTATATTGTGTCTTAGATTCTTCTCATTCTGGTTCATTGTAAAATGCCTCTTTCCATAATTAGTCTCATTACTTCATCAACGGTATCTATGTTAATATTTTCTCTTCTCACCATCTTCTTTTTCTTTACCGGTGCACCTCCGCCTTGTATTGCGCCTGCTCCAGCAGCAGACATTTCAGCCATCGGTGCACCAATGCCGAGAATGGAGAGTAAATCAAACACATTCTCCTCGCCGATGAAATCTTCCAACTCTTCGATAGCATTGGGATCTTCCTCTGCCGCTCCAATAAGTCTCCTCATGTCGGTAGCGCTGTATGGTTCCCCACTGGGACGTGCGACTGGCGCCACGGCGGTTGACCTTGGATCACGCAGCGTTACACCATCTTTAATATATTTTTCGGCTCCCTGCCAACGCTTCCAATCACCGCCTTTGGTGCTAGCACCCAGTATAACTTCTGTGTCGGGCTCTAGAGGACCATCCTTTCCGATATACTCATATGCTGCCGTTAAGGGAGACGCATGGTCGGATATCTGGACGCTTACGTTTGGCAGGTCGCCTACTAACAATTCCCAAATCTTAAGCGAATCTTCCGCTGTGATCTCTTTTCCGTTTGGAAGGGTGCGCCCGGACTTTGTAGGTCGAGAAATTATTACTATGACCTCATCCGCCTCTTCAGCGTATGCGCGTACCATGCCAAGGTGTCCCTTGTGAGGTGGTTTGAATGCACCCGGAACAACAGCAATTGTTTTTGGAAAATCTGAATCCTTTACGGGATCGTCGTCTTCGTCTTCGATTTCTATGTCAAGCCACTGATCCTGATCCATTTGGTGTCTTAATTCATACCATTCGTCCGCTTCTGAATCCCAAGGAGGCAACTCATCACCCTCTGCTTCGTCGAGCGATTGGGCTGCTTGAAAATTTGAACTCATCCCTCCTAGAATAAAGTCTCCTGTAATTTTTACAGGGTTGGGTCCAAAGGTCTTCTCATCTCTGAGAACCACACCTTCGTGATTAATCACATCTCCCATCGGACTGGTGAGGGCGCTTAGGATGCTGTTGCCTAGTATGCGTGTAGCGTGCATTATAATAGCACCATATATAGCTGCCTCAACATCTGCGTCTTCTACTATGTCCACTAAAGGAACTGAGCCGTCTAGAATGGCTTTATAAAGCTCTTTGTGCAACGGGTGTGTTTTCTTCCCATTTTTTAATTTTACCGCTTTGTAGCGGGGGTTGGTTGCTTCCGATAGCCACTCCCCTAGCGATTTTGTGATTTCTCTGTCTTCTGATAACTTTACAGTGAACGGCTCTGACATAGCAGGCGCAAAATCTACATCAACATCATCCAGCCTTTCAGTTGGAACTGACCCATATACTTGAAATCCATATTCGTTAGCTATAGGATTTAGTTTATCAATTAACTCTTGCATGGTTTCAGGATTATAAGACACTTCATGGCTGGGAGCTTTAACGCCCTCCGGTCGCTCGGCGCCGGGTCGCATATTGCCCTTGCTGGGTCCAGATTTAGCTGTCTTTTCATAAAACTGATTTAATCCGTGGATGGCTAGAAAGTTTTCGTCGTATTCAGTGACGTTAGTTGTACCTTCTACATATTCGGTGTTAAGAAACATAGAGGGGTTCTCCCACATTCCTAAATCCATTAGTTCATCCTGAATGGAAGGTAGAGCGGTATTTAGGATTGTGAGCAGTGAACGAATTGCCGGGCGCATGCCGTGACCTTCGGGGAACCTATCATCAACACGGTCCATCGTGATACCTTCAATGTCAATATTTTTGAGGGATCCACGATCAACAGCGAATTCATGACCGCGCTCGGTCTCTACTACTTTAAAGGAAACGTTCACGCCGTCAATCTTGACCGCTCCCGCTCCCTTATCTTCGACAAAAGCCTTAGCTCTTTCAAAAAAATCAATGAGATCATCACCGGTGTTAACCCAGCTTAAATCAAACGGATGATTCATGTGTCCTGCAGCACCACCCATTTTAGCTCTCCTTGTTCTCTTCTAATATCTTAAGCTTATCTTGAAGATCTAAGTTTTCATTTAACATACGCCGCGCATACCGACGCACCTCGCTTAAATGTTGTTTAGCTAATTGTATGCGCCGCTTCTCAGAAACTGTGCGAGGCTTCAAATTAGAGATGATCTCTTGTAATCCTTGAATATAAGTAAAAATAGTTTTTTCATCTAAACTTTCGTTTACAAGAAAATTTCTCCATTCTGAATCTAATGACATATCTGTACCTTCCGTTATTATTGTGAATAACAGGCTTTGAATAAAACGATTTTGAAGCTTCTTAAGCTCAATTTTTACCTTTACCTGTCATTGTAAATCTATCCTTTGCGGTTCTTAATAGCCTCTTTAAGGGCTTTTTGAACAAGAGCACGAATGTGCTTTTGTCTCTCTGAGAGATCTGATTTGTGCTGCTCCATATCGCGCTTGCCGGGAAACGAGTCTTCTTCTAATTCGTCATCATCCTTCTTCTTCTTTGCCTTGTCATCGACAGGGCGCCCAGTACCATGCGGCTTTCGACGGTTGCGAGGATCTGGGGAACCAGCGCCCACACCGCCAACCTCTTCTAGCTCGTCACCCTCTTCGTCGAGGCGCCTACCAGCTGTGTCACGACCACCAGTCCGGTCTTTCAAATCCGATTTGCTCTGCTCATCGATGTGGTCCTCATCATAATCTCTATCATGCTTGAGGGCGTCCAAGTGATGCTCAATAGCTTTAATGTGGTCTTCGTCGTGCATCTCATTATCTTTGTAATGCTCGCCTTCCTCCTCACCAGAGTCTTCAGAAATGTTACCTTCCTTCTCTCGCTTAGAGACATAATCCTCTTCTTTTGCTTCCTTATCGGTAAGCTCGCCGGCGGCTCCGCCAACGTCTTCGTTTAATTTGCTTAGGTCCATTTGAAAGCCCCAAGCTTCTGTAAGGAGAGTTTTGATTTCTCCGTTTTTCCAGTCTTTAGTAGACATCTTTATTTCTCCTTTTTGTAGATGTTCAAAATAAATAGTACTTTTTATGCTGTCTTCCCAATCTCGGAAGCACATATTTCCCATTTCGTATGCTTCACGCTCCATTTCGCGTAAATGTTCGTCGTTTTGTGCGTACCCTTCCCCCATTTCTCCCACTTCATCGAATTGACCACCACAGTTCTGTTTGTGGTGCACCAGTTCGTGTGAAATCGACCGCATGACATCTTTTGGATGTCGTCCGGTAATATAGACGGTGATTGTGCGTTCGCTAGGATCGTAGTACGCAGTTTTGCCAAGCGGGTTTTTTGCGTTTGCCGAATCTCCTTTCAAAAATAATTTAGGAGGATCGTCAAACCCCATTCTTTCCTGTGCAAATGGTAAAAATTGTTTAATCATAGGACTAATAACATCAATCATTGCTTAAGAAAACCTCTTTTTGTTCGTCAGAGTACCAAATATACTCTAAATAGTTCCCAAATGGGTCTTTTACATATACTCCGATAGTTCCATCGCGATGGTGGATTACCTTGCCTTTATCTAAAGGCAAGTCTTCTTTTGATTCCACTAAGACTGCCACGTGTGCCCATGGGTAAAACTTCTTGTCAATTAATGCAAGATTGGTGTTTTTTACCCTTAATCTTATATATTTGGAATCACGAAAAGTTACTTCGGCGCCCGTATGCTCAATATACCATTCTTCTGCTTCTTCAAGGTTATCGACACGAATAGCAATGTGATCAACTATCATCATATGTGTTCTCCTGTGAGCGGGATACCAATCGGAGACTTAGTGAAAAGTGTTCCAATTCGATGTGGTCACCATTCATGGGCATTACCTTAGAAATTGAGACCATTCGGTTTGTGCGTATTTCGTTTTTAATCTCAGTTATAATTCCGTAGTTGTAGTGCCAGCAGTCCTCATCGCTATTCCACGTAGACCATTCAACCAAGTCTCCCACTTCTAACGCCTCAGAAGACAACTCTCCAAAAGAGGGTCTTTCATCCATCGTATGAAACCACCCATGCACATGTGCCTTCAGATAGTTTATCGCGCATCCACTCAAAGGCTTCATCTTCATTGGTATATGGTCCCTCTGATGTGACTTTTTCCGTTTTTGCCTCGTAGGTGTACACTAAGAATAACTCTTCTCCTGCGCGGGTGAGGGTTGACCCATGCGAACGAACAAATGTCCTATTTCGTTTGGCGTGATTCATTGGAACTGTCATAATTAGACAATTCGCAAGTTATCACTGTGTAGCTTTTTGTTTTTCTATCGTAAACCGAGAACTCATTCGAAACTTCCATGGTTTCGCATTTCTTGTCGGTTAAATTTATAACTTCAAATTTATATTTTTTCATGTTTCAAAAATGAATGTTGTTGTCTCTTAATTGGAGCATGCAAACAACAGATAACAAGGTAATGACTGTGAACTCAAATCCCCACGCACCGTAACAAACCCATGCGCTGATTAAAAAAAGTAATGATTTCCAAAACTTATTAAATCTAAATAACATTATTCAAAACCTATTTCCTCTATTTCTTCGGGCTCTATTAAAACTATATCTCCATAAAGAGTATAAATCAAAGTTCTCATTTGTGTATCATAATCTTCTTCGATTACATATGCCGAGATCCCCCGGGCAACCTTAATAAATTTTTTATTGTCTACCGAAAGACAATAGAGAACACCAGACCCTTTTATACGATATTCTGGGAGCAATTCCATTTCAGTATCGGATACTTTTCCAGATATTTGTCGGATTACTCTCTTTATTCTTTCTGTAAGTTCAGTGCTATTCCCCATATTTTAACTAGGATTTAGCAAACACAAAAAAGCTCCTTCGGCGCGCCGGTTGAAAGATTGGAGAGATAAAAGGTACATATTGTTAAGCTCTCCGAACATATCATCTTCTTTTTCCATAAAGAATTCTTTGTTATATGAGGTCCACTTGACGATAAAAGCATCCTGTTCGGAGCGCAAGATCACTCCCACTTTGAGTATCAAATCTTGATTAGGGTTTTTCTTGGCTATTAAATCACCAACTTTAAAATTATACATACGACAATGTAACCGCTTCATGAGCACCTGTCAACTAAAAAATATCAAGACCCCATGCCATCGCGATACCCATTAGTGTTTGGATTACCATAAATATGGTCACTGCCTTGGTTTTAAATTCTTTTAGTTCTTCTATCTCTTCAAACTTAGCTTGCATTTGAGTAGGGGAAGCGACTTCATCCACCTTTTCTTTCCAAGCCTTTAGATCTTGCACGCGATCTTCTCTCGCTTTTAATTCGGTCAATTGCCCCTTTACATCTTGAAGCTCAGACCGAAGACCTTCAATGCCGCCGGCAAGTGTCTCCAGTTGTTGTAATACTAATTTTGAATAGGTCTCCCATCCATTGTTTATGTTAGACATCGTGCGCCTCCTACGCCTTTAATTAGTTTTAAATTAACAACTGATCTGTTCTAATTTATAGCCGTCATCAATTTTAATTACTTTATTGTCGATAAGCACGAAATCTTCTGGTTTAATCTCGGCTAATTGTTCATTATTGCATATCTTGTTTAACACATCATCAATATTCTTTTGCGAATCTTCGTAATATTCAATGCGATTGATGTTGGATTTTCCACTATTCATAATCTTTTGTGAAATCATGTGAGCGATGACGTCTCCCTTGGATTCTCCCTGTGTTGCAATCGGTCGCACTCTTGACGAGTCGATTCCGATCTCATCTAGATAATCTAAGATAGGACCAAGAGATTGTCCCCGTCGAGCAGTCATAATGTACGTCTTTGAATTCTCGGAGAACTCACGAAGCTCATCGGTGACTATCACAATCTCATCGGGGTCCTTCACAATCGAGAAATCACTTAAATCAATTTCATATCCCAATTCCATCAATTTGTCGACTGCATCAAATGCCTCAATGCCCTCTTTTGCCGCTGCGGCATTCATATACTCCTCAAATTCCTGTTGGTTGCCTAGAATCGCTTCGGAACCATCAGGGGCTTTAACGCGTGTTTCTGACCTCGTGTGGGCTATTGTTTCATCGAAGTCGAAGATACGAAGGGTTGTGATGGGCTCATGCTCTTCATTTATGAACTTTCGCCAATTTTCAAGTAGGAGTTTCATCGAGGATCTCCAAACATAATTTTCAATTCACCCGGATTTCCACCGACTGAGCGACGATACCACCCCTTATACTCGGGATACAAACCATCTGGATGATCTCCTAGCCATTCAAATTCTTTAGTGGGACCCAACACCCTCGCGAGCACCTCGGGGTCGCCGACGTACGGCACACCGGCATTAATCATGATGTCAGCTATGCGCTTAGACATTTCGGCGTAATAGCCGGGACTTGATAACAATTCCAGTGTTTTTTCAATATAGTGTCGCTTGCTTTGACGTTGTCCGTCATGTCCTGCGCCAGTCATCTTTATGCCGGCGGGTGTGTTCTTGCCAATTCTTAACGCGTCAGGTTCGGGATCTTCGTCCCAATCGATTGCTATCCAATCATCATGGTCCGCCGGCAAATCTCCGGAGTTATTAAAATCAAAATGTCCCCCTATAGGCGCGTACGCTGTGTTAATAAGATCGTACAACTCGTCTGACAGATCTACGTTTAGAGGATCTTGAGACGATTTAATGTCTTCTGGGCTAACATCCGACCATTGATTCTTGGGAATGTCGAAATCTTCCCACTTTTTCTCGTTTAAAAACTTTCGCCAATTTTCAAGTAGGAGTTTCATATTAGCTAAATAGTCCGAGATCGGTGATCACGAAGTCCTTTGTCCCGGGACGAACCATCACATTTCCCGAGTGAACATCTTTCGGTTGCCATTTCTGATCATCATGGAAATATCTCATCGCAGCCATCAGATTCCGCGCCTCGGGGAATAGCTTTTCTATGCTTTCTGGGGAACGACCTGCGTGTGAAACGGCGCCGTGTCCTTGATGTACGGGAACTATCTGCTTGTCAAAAGCTTCGTCCAATGAAAGTCGAAGTGAATCTCTAAAGGAAACTGGCAAAGATTCATAGAACCCATCTCCTTGATGGAGATATTCCATAGATTCTTGAACAATTAGATCAGCAAGAGCATCAACAGTCTTCCAACCCCAGTCGGTGTCTGTGTCATCCATGATTTTCTTTATAACTTTATTTGGAACATTGTGCAGAATATTCTCCTTCACGTCCTCATCTCCTTGCGCTAAAATAAGATCTCCGTAGAGGGCAGTTAAGATAATGTCGTAAGTAGCTTGGGGGTCTTTTAATATTCTAACATACTTTTCATATCGATCCAAGGAAAAATCCTTTGCATTCAATCGAAATAAGTCAGTTTTCACTCTATCTGGGATATCTTGGAGAACCTCCATAAAGATATAATAGTCTTTATCTCCCTTAACCACTTCATATACATCGGGCAAATACTTGGCATATTTTTCAGGCATCGATGCCTTGTTTTCCATCGCAAATCGATAGTTTCTGGCTTCCTGCTCAGAAGTTGCCGGACCACCGTAGAGGCGATCAGTTACAACCTTCAGCGCATTGCGTTCGCCGGTTTCTTTGTTCTCGACCAAAAATACTTCGCCCATTTGACCTTCGCCAAGTTTTTTAACATAGTGAAAGCCGAGCTTGTTAGCAGTCTCTTTGACCCTCGTCATAAACTCGTCTTTACGAGCTTTTGGGCTCCCAGCATCGAAAGCAGTGGCAGCGTTCTTAAGATCGAATGAAGCCTCTTCCTTGACAAACTTGCGCCAGTTTTCAAATAGGAGTTTCATTTTATCTCATCTACTGATTTGTCCATTTCATCATCAAAGTCGGTGCGCAGCTTGATCATGGAGTTGAATTGTGCTCTTTTCCTATCCAAAATGAGCGTTCCTTGGGGTCGCACAAGTTCGCCGGCAACTTCAACGCCTTCGAAATCGATTTCAGTTCGCTCTTTGTAAATGACTTTCGGCTCTTCTTCCTTGGTATCATCAGCGAGAGCAATACCAGAGAGCAAAAACAAGAATAAATACTTCATTTTAATCGCCTCCGTAAGTGATCCAAAGCTCGATTTCTTCTTCGTATGCCGATAGCTCGTCGCCCTCAAGCTTACTAAGTGCTAGATCCAAATAATTCATATTTATAAGTAGTATAAATTATAGTAACCCGCTCACCCAAATATCAATCGCCTGTTCGCTCCAGCCGCTAATACCATGTTTTAAAACCATATTGCGATCTATCACTACCAATGTTGGCCAGCCGGCGATAGGATAGCCTGTGTTAGCAGACATGTCAATAAGGCTCCTATCTGCGCCCAAAACGGGCACCTTTATGCCATGCGTGGCAACCCACCGCTGAAGATCAGCTAAATCGGGTGGATTCCCGGTTTCGTTTTCAATTAACACTGTGAGCCATACCACATTTTCTTCGCCATGCTTGGCTACAAGTTGATCACCTTCAGTCGCGATATTCACGCAGACCGCACACCACATCGTTGAGAAATCAACGACAATAACTTTACCATAAAAGTCATATAGTTCCACTTCTTTGCCATTTTGGTCCGTAAGAACAAAGTTGCATGGGTTTTCATCAATGTTGTGACCACACTCATCCCAAGTGACCCAGCTTCGGTCTTCTTCTATTGGTGCCGTATCTTGTTCTGTAATTAATACTGGCGTGGGATCACAAGACAAAACCGCCAACGCTAAAAATAAAAATTTGTTCATTCATACTCCTCCGCATATCCTTCAAACAACAATAAGTTATTAATATGAATTTCTCCATACTCTCCTATAAGTAGTGTGCCAAGGCACCTTCCATACTTGCCTACTCCGTGAGATATCAATATAAATTCGCCATTTACGCCCTCTAGAAGCCCCTGTAAGCGCTCTTTGGCGGCGAGACCAAGGGCTTTCTCCTCTAAATTTTTTGTACGACTCTCAGGCGCGTTAATGCCCCACAAACGCACTCTTTTTTTAATCCACGTGTTGAAACCCAAATCTATCATAGCGTCAATTGTGTCTCCATCAATGACACGGATAAGAGTTGCTCTATACTCATATCTCACGGTTTACGCAAGCCTTGAGAGTTTAATCCACTTAGTGACCACGAACCGTTCATAATGTGACCAGTCTTTGAGTTATCTCTCCATCCAAAAGCATGCCCCATCTCGTGCTCCAAAACTCTCGCGGCATTTCCCCAACCACTAACGATTTCTATTTTGGCGCGGATGGCGAGATTGGACTCCGTATAATGCCACGTGCGCGTGGTTCCTAGATGTTTTCCAAACTGAAACCCTTGACTTGGGATATCTATTAAAATTTGATTAAGCGGAGGCATTCCTGTTGCGCATGCGTAGTCGTCGCGCTTGGCTTTGCGGATGTCGCCAAATTTGTAACCGAGTCTCTCCCAGAATTTTGTGGCGCGCCGTACGGTGTCCATCTCAACATCAGATCCGCTGCAGACTACAATATTAGGCGGGATAGCCCACTCTAAAGGTGGACGTACTGCCGCGGCACTCTTGTTGGATACCAATATTACTTCCCGCGATTCAGGAGAAGTGCGTGGTTCTACTCCAGAATATAACAACATCTGAGCTACTAATATAATTCGTGCGCCAAGCACCCACAAAGCCCTCCTTCATGGTTATATTAGTATCTAGTCTCCACCATAGATAGTGTACAGTTCATCATCAGGATTTTCGTCTAAGATAGTTGCAACTAAATGAATTCTCTCTACATCTCCCCCATTCATTGCGGCGTGGTACTGAGTGGTTTTCATATGATATACATCACCCTCCGCCTTCATATGAAAGCATTCATTATTAACCACCATTAGGGCGCCCGGGTTGGTAATAATTGGTATATGAAGCCTGTTCTCGGGATCGCGATGGTAACTTAGGCACGTCCTAGGGCTTAGTTTCAAAATTCTAACTCTTCCAAGCCTAAAGTGTCGCGATAGCACATCATAGACGTTCTTGAAGTAAGAATCCATCAGCAAAGGCTCGAAAACTTTATATGCCCCCTCATCCACAAATTTTTCGACCTGAATCTCCTCATAATCTAGATTTTTAGTCCAGAAAATACCGCGCGGGTCCCCGGGAGAGTCGCCTTTGTGAGTTAAGCTTATACAATTAACTAATTCGCCGCTAAACCCAATTTCGTTAACTGCGCGGTCATATGCCTTCCTTAGTGCCTCAATATCAAAATGGATATTGAGCCTTCTAAAAGTATCATCCATATTAGTTATCCAAATCGTTATCTGTCAGAGCCAAACTCTTCCCAAACACCTCTGACGGATTAACTAGTTTCAACACAGTGCAGTTGTCCTCTTTGTCGTAAAATAGCCCGATAATGTCTTTTTTTGATACACTGAGAAGGTCTTCGTCAGGCATACGCAATTCTCCGCCGCTTCTCTTAACAACGGCAGCTAACATCGTAAAAAGCCAGTCCGAGTCTTCAAGAAGTTTCTTTTTAGCCATAATTTATAAACTGCTTCCAAGTTTTAACAAGATTCTCACTCAAGTTTGCAGTAGCTGCGGACTCTTCTTCCGGCCACACTCCCGAACCCATATTATTTTTGAGTGTAGCCAAGGTCTTATTGAACACTACCGTAAGATTGTCTTCATCGTCCATAGAACCCTCTACAAGCTCTCTAAAAAGTTGAGCCATGATATCAGGTTCGTCCGCATTAATCGAGAAGATAGCGGTAACACGCGCATCTCCGCCGGAGTCTACTGTTTGGGTGCTCATTTGTAGATAATACTCTGTTTCAACTTCTTTTCTTGGTAATTCTAATAAATTTCTGCGTAAAGCAATCTTGTAATCGCGAGAATCCAAAAGCTTAAATAATACACGGATATCCATTCCCCACTCTTCGGGGTCATAATCAAATGAGTATCTTGCGGTGGACTCATATGACTCACTATACTCGCCGTCTGTTTCGAGATCCCATTCATAAGATGCGAGATCGCGATCCTCAATTTCCATAGCTAACTTAAGGTATTCTCCACCTTCCATCCAGCCTTCGCGCTTTAAAAATTCCTCGATGGTCGCCTTGAAACCATCGCGTTTATCATCCATTTTGGTATCAAGTGCAGCACAAAGATCTCGAAGGTTGTCTGGATCATAGACATAGTCACCTGTTCCATACACTTCTGGGTGTTCTAGATTGAGGGCGCACCCGATCCTCACGTTTTTTCTGTCATAGTTGTTGATAAATCCACTACTTGAATCAAAAATATCGCCCCATATATCATTTATACTATCAAAAACATACGTTCCGGTGGGATAAGAGTTGGGTAACTTGGAGAACTCATCTAAATCCCAACTCCACTGCATCGTTGCACGTACACTTATGTAAAACCCACCTTCATAATCTTCCTGTACTTCTGCGTCTACATGCGTATTGGCATAACGGTTATTCCACTCCTCCATGATCTCTTCGACTTCATTTCTCCATCGTCCTGCGAACCCAGAGAGAGCGTTCGCATCTAAATCATCTTCAGTTTCTTGGTTTTGGTGAACGTTGCCGGTAAAATCAAGCTCCGGGCGCCCAATTAGGCGAGAAAGTAACGCTTTTCTTCCCTCGGCGCCGGCGGTATCTTCATACGAACCACCAAATATCCAAAAACGATCTAAATTAATGGCTTCGCCGTCTTCTCCGTCAATTGGCATTTTTTCAATGGCTTTTTCTTGATTTTCCCGAGCCCACTCAGCTACACGTTCATAAAGCCCTGGAATTGCCGCACCATAGATGCGTCTCTCGGGTACTGCTAGCTCTGTTCCGTCATCCCAGCGTTTGGGATAATATGAACCACCCGCAAGGTCTTGATCGGTATAGTAACGCATTTGGCGCAATCTGGTTCGACTTACGGGCGTTAAATAACCAGAAACTGCATTCCTTGCGTCATCATGAAAGAGTTCGCCTTCTTGAATTTCTTGCTCTGCACTGTCGATATTGCTTGTATTTGTATCGTGAAGCAAGTGTTCTGTCTCCACAACGTATGCAATAGCTCCATGACCCATTGCTTCGGCAACAGCACACTTATAATACTCTTGAGAGCCCCCGCCGCGGCTTGGGGGAGAGTGACAAGAGGTAATTTTCTCAAAATCACTCATTCTCATCACATCGATGGGGTGTCGAGTGATAATAATGGAATATTTGTCATTATCAAGCTTGTTTATCTCTTTTTTGATGTATCCGGCGTTCTTTTTCCAATATTCGCCGTATCTTGTGGCTAATTCTTCCAAATCGTAACCAGCGGGTCCAGCAACGCCCGGATTTGGGATATATAAGCCGATTTGAGTATTTATTCGGTTGTAATCTTCATGTTCTTTTTCATCAAGCGCAACTTTAAGCATTTTTCTCTTAATTTTCCATGGTGCATCTATTTTGCCGGCGCCGCCGAGGGTGTACCCTATCTTATCCAT